ACAAGTAATTATAGGCACCAACGGAGAGATCAGTGATGTCATTATTGTCAACGGTGGAGCCGGTTACAGCATCAATGCAGGTGGCGATGGACGTGATGTAGCAACACTCGACATCAACACAAATGGCCCAGGTTCAGGCGCTACTGCAACTGCAATAGTCTCAGGATTTATAGCCAGCGTGACAGTTGGCGAAACCGGCTCAAACGGTGATGCGTATACTAGTCCAACTGCAACAATTGATGATCCGACTGGATCGGGCGCCACACTTAATGTTATCATGGATCCGGTCGCCGGACCTGGAGTAATAGCATCGATAGATGTAATCAATAGCGGGTTGGGATATACCAATCCAACTGTGGTAATATCTGATCCAACTGGAACCACTGCTACTGCAACTGCCGTATTAGACGGCACTGTAACCGAAATAGATATGATTACCGGCGGGGGTTTGTATATTAATCCGTTAGTTGAAATAGAAAGCGGTAACGAAACCAATGCCGCTGTCGATCAATCTGACATAACGTTTGGTGTAATTACTTCGGCAACTGTTACCGTCGACAACTTTAAGTTACTCACAAATGATTTAATAATACTCGATAAGTACCCGGACGCAACTGGATCAGCCTACATAGGCGGCACCGGAGCCACAATAACATCCAACGTAAGTGATGGTGTTATAACTGATGTTAGCTTTGCCTTACCTCAAGATTATGGTCTAGGATACATATCAAACCCAATCATTACTATTAACTCAACGTCTGGTACAAATGGTAGATTGTCGGCATCACCCGACAATAATAACATTGTCAGTGTAACTATCAACAACGGGGGGTCAGGATACCCTGTTGAGCCAAATGGGGCTACGTGGAGTACAGATACCACACAGCCATTTTACTTGTCTATCAGTCAGCCTGACGGACTACGCTCAACCGGCATCTGGTACGATGTAGACGAAGCAGACGCGTTCAGCATTAGGTACAGCATCAAAAACAATACCGATCTTCGAAAAGGAGATTTGAGCATGGCAGTGCTAGGAGCCGATTACATACTCAATGACGAATATGCCGAACTAACAAACGACTCTGATCCACTCAGATTAGTGTTTGTTCCATCGTTAGATACAATAAATAACATTGTCGAAATTAAATATAGTTCGAATACATTACCCAGTGAAGATGTTAATCCCACTTCATTGTCCACAAACACATTAAGATGGAAGAATTTCTAAAGCATGATTCATTGGAACAATTTATCCGCAACAGAAAGATTGGATTTATGGCGCCACGAACGTGAAGACTTAAAAGAAAAGCAATACAATGACAGATTAGAAAGTCTGTCAGCGTTTTTCTCTCACGTGCCGTACGGCAGCAGATCGCTAGACTACTATACACCAAGCAGTTGGCTAACACCGTGGGAGATATTTCACCATGGTGAGTTCTGCCGTAATTCTATAAGCTTGCTAATGTTTCACACATTAAACATGGTAGATCCGGACATAAATATAAAGCTTTGCTTAGTAGATGACAAGGAAGACATTTACCTAGTGTTAGTAGTAGACGATACATTCGTACTTGGGCTAGTTCCAGGACAAGTAGAAAAAATCACAAAAATAAAAAAATCAGTTCAATTCAAGCAAACGTTTGAAAAAGACCAGATTACCACATTCGCATAAACACAAGGAAAGTACATGAAATCAATTATGGTGGCCAAACGTAGCGGCCGACGTGAACCATTCGACCCAGATAAAATACACACCGTTTTATTCTGGGCCGCAGAGGATGTTGCAAACGTATCAGTCTCGCAAATAGAAGCCAAGGCTTCATTACAATTACACGACAGCATCTCAACAGAAGATATCCATGAAATACTAATAGCTTCTGCTAATGAACTTATTTCTGAAGATTCACCTAACTACCAATGGGTAGCGGCACGTCTTAGACTTTTTCAATTGCGTAAACAAGCATTAGGACAGTTTACCCCTATTCCCGTCTTTGACTTGGTAAAGCGCAACGTAGAGCTTGGAAAATACACCAGCGAGTTACTCGATTGGTACAGCAAGGCCGACTGGGCCGAAATGGAAAAGATTGTAGATCACGAACGTGACTTTGATTATGCGTATGCCGGAATGGAACAGCTTGCAAGAAAGTATCTTGTGCAGAATCGTGTTTCGCGCAAAGTTTATGAAACACCGCAGTATCTAAATATTATTATTTCTGCTTGCTTCTTTCACCGTTACCCTGCAGAAACACGCATGAGCTACATACGTGAGTTTTATAATGCGTTAAGCAATCATGTAATATCATTGCCAACACCAATCATGGCAGGCCTGCGAACTCCAGTCAAACAGTTTTCTAGTTGTGTACTAATTGAGTCAGGCGACACGCTCAAGTCGATCAATGCAACATCAAATGCAGTTGTTGAGTATATCAGTCGTAAAGCAGGCATTGGCTTAGAAGGCGGCCACATTCGCGCAGTTGATTCCGAAATACGCGGTGGCGATGCAAGACACACTGGCGTAACTCCGTTTTATCGTTTGTTCCAGTCTGCGGTTAAGTCTTGTTCGCAAGGTGGTGTGCGTGGTGGAGCGGCAACATTGTATGCTCCGATTTGGCATCTCGAAGTTGAAAACATTATTACATTGCGCAGTAATGCACGAACAGAAGAGTCAGCAGTACGACACATGGACTACGGTATCCAATTTTGCGAATTGTTCTACGAGCGTCTAATACAAGATGGCAACATCACATTGTTTAGTCCGCACGAAGTAACAGACATGCACGAAGCGTTCTTTAGTGATCAAGAAAAGTTTCGCGAACTATACGAGAAGTACGAACGCAAATCGGGTATAATGAAAAAGACTGTTCCGGCAATTGAATTGTTTTCGTTATTTCACACACAGCGCAAAGAGACAGGTCGCATTTACAAAATCAATGTTGACAACACCAACAAGTACGGTTCGTTTGACGAGAGTGTTGCTCCGGTAAGAATGTCCAACTTGTGTACTGAAATAACATTGCCTACCAAGCCACTAGAATTTTCAGATGATCCAAATGGTGAAATTGCACTTTGTACACTTGCCGCTATAAACTTCGGTAAAATGAAAGAGCCTACTGACTTTGAAAGACCAGCAGAGCTATTAGTACGTGCGCTAAATGAGTTGCTTGATTATCAAGACTACCCCATGAAAGCCGCTTATAATGCAACCATGGGTCGTAGGCCACTTGGTGTTGGCATTTCTAACCTGGCTTATTGGATTGCCAAGAACGGATATAAGTATTCAGATGATACTTCGTTGGTACACTTTGGTGAAATGATGGAAGGATTCCAGTACTACTTGATGAAAGCCAGTGTTGAAGTAGCAAAAGAAACTGGCCCGTGCCCGATGTTCAACGAAACCAAATACAGCAAAGGAATCATGCCTGTTGATGCATATAAACATGCACTAGATGAAATACTGCCACACAAAGAAATAGTTGACTGGAACTGGTTACGGGCCCAAGTATTAGAGCACGGAATGGCAAACAGCACATTATCAGCGTTAATGCCGGTTGAAACATCTAGTCAGATAATCAATGCAACAAACGGCATAGAGCCTCCAAGAAGCCTAGTTTCGGTAAAAGGTTCTGCCGATGGTAGACTTAAACAGGTGGTGCCAAGCATCTCTCGTTTAAAGAATAAATATGAACTAGCATGGGACATGCCTAACACACGTGGATATTTAAAAGTCGCCGCAGTAGCACAGAAATATGTTGATCAAGCAATATCAACAAACACATGGTATAATCCAGAAAATTACGAAAACAATGAAATCCCAATGCTCGAACTGATCCAAGATGATTTGTTAGCATTCAAATACGGTCTGAAGACACTTTATTATTGCAATACATATGACGGCGCCAGTGATGACTTCTCCGAAGACGATGATTGCGCAGGCGGTGGTTGTAAACTTTAATACCCGCCTCAAAAACACTAAATATAAGTAATAGCCAGTGTGTGATCGCATGCTGGAAAATCATATTAATTTAAAACAAACATGGAGAGTAAATGAAGTTCCAGACTTTCAACACCGCAAAAAATGATGCCACCAAAGAGCAAATGTTCTTTGGTAACTCTGTTAACTCGGCACGTTACGACAAGCAGAAGTACTCATTCTTTGAAAAGCAAATACGCAAACAAAACAGTTTCTTTTGGAACCCCGAAGAAATTGCAATGAACCAAGATGCCGCAAACTACCATAAAGATCTTGGCCCCGCCGCCAAACACATATTTACATCAAACTTGCAATATCAGATATTGCTTGATTCTGTGCAAGGCCGCGCACCAAACATTGCATTGTTACCAGTTGTTTCAATACCCGAATTAGAAACGCTAATTGAAACTTGGTCTTACTTTGAAACAATACACTCGCGTTCGTACTCACACATCATTCGCGGCATATACAATAGCCCAGCCGAAGTGTTCGATACCATGCTTGATGTTCAGCCAATACTTGATCGTGCCCAGGCAGTTACCAAGTACTACGATGACTTTATTGAATACTCGTCTTACTACAACCTATTCGGCTTTGGCGATACTGTAATAAACGGAAGCACTGTTCACATCAGCGAATATGAGTTACACAAGAAATTGTATCTGTTAATGGCAGCAATCAACATACTTGAAGGTGTACGCTTTTATGTTTCGTTTGCTTGTACATGGAACTTTGCCGAGTCAATGAAAGTCATGGAGAAGTCTGCAAAGATTCTTAAACTGATTTGTCGTGATGAAAACGTCCACTTGGCAATTACCACGTTCATAATGAAAAAGTTTGCCGATGGTAGCGAAGGTTCTATGTTGCGTGATATTGCTCAGCAGTGCGAAAGCGAAGTGTATCAGATGTATGCAGACGCAGTACAGCAAGAAAAAGATTGGGCACAGTACTTGTTCAGCGAAGGATCTGTTATAGGCTTAAATGCCCAGATTTTAGGCGATTATGTAGAGTATATTGCTAACAAGCGCATGCGCACTATCGGACTGAAAGGACCGTACACGCAAACAAGTAATCCATTGCCATGGACTGATTCATGGATTGGATCCAAGGACACACAAGTGGCCCCTCAAGAAGAGGAAATAACGAGCTATACGATGGGCGGCATCAACAACAACATTGATAAGTCTGCGTTCTCAGCGTTCACACTCTAACAGTAACACAATGGAAGAGTTTATCATCGCCGGCTATCCCGCTTGCTATTTTGCAAGCGGTCATTCCAAGCTTTTAATTTCAGTTGGAGACAGTTGGCCAGCGGGCCACGGAGCAGTTCCAGCGGTATATGGCCCATCGGCCCACTACGAAAATCACATGGTCACTCACAGCTATCCGTATTTCCTGCATAAGATGCAAGGCGACCATGACCTATTATCAATTGCTTATCCCGGTGCAGGAATACACGGCCAGTATGAAGCATTAAAGAAGTATCTGCATATAGCTAATCGATACGATACTGTGATGGTCATACTTGGCATGGACGCAGGAATAAGACATCATTATCGGTATGACTCACATGATTACGTATGTTCGTTAGTGCCAGGTAAATGTATAGGAAAAGAATACTTCGACAATATCGATTTTGATTTTCTGTATGATCAATTCTGCTCTAGAATATTCGACTTCCAGTGCCTGTGTAAAGTATACAATTTTGAATTCTGGTTTGTTAACAACTGGATGGGAGATTTAAATCAATATTTGGATATCTCGGTGTTTAAGGACTTAGTAAGGTTAGACAACTATATTGACTTTGATCAGCATAGAAATGCACGCACCATGCTCACCACCAACTACGGCAATAATATAATTCAGTCTTGCAAGCATCCTACTGCCGAAGGTCATAAGTACATTGCAAACTGGATATATAGAGTTCAGTCCGCAAAAAACATCACGTAATCACAAACAAACAGGACACATAAAAATGTTAAAAACAAATACATTCAAGGCAAATCAAGTAGTATGTTTCAAATTGGTGTCAGGCGAAGAAGTAATTGCTAAAACCAAAGCAGAAGATGCCACCACCGTTACATTGACCTCAGCACGTACTTTAGTTGCTATGCAACAGGGCGCAGGCCTAGCGGCAATTGCTAGCATGGGAACACCCGAAGTAGAAATCGTGTTACAGAAAAGTTCTGTGATGTTTACGTATTCGCCACAGAAAGCAATTGAAGAAAAGTACGTGCAGGAAGTTTCGCCTATTGCAACAGCCACCCCAGGCAATATTATTTCATAAAACTATTGTAAACACAGGACCACACATGTATAATAAGCATACAAGACACAATAATCAAGGAAATGACATGATAAAAAAAACCAACCGTAGCCCATATGAAATCCGCGCAGACTTACTATTACTAGCAAAAGAAATTTTAGTTGAGCAAGCACATGCAAAAGCCGACAGAAGCCCCGAGGGTGCTATGACCACTGGATGGAAAGCACCAACAACAGCAGAAATTGTTGCTGAGGCAAAACTACTCAACCAATTTGTTTCATTAGACGACAAAACATAAGGTACAATGTCATGGATATCAATCAAGTATTAGACGTTGACAGCTTTGACGGTATACTTACCATAAGTGATATCCATGGCGAGTATGACACTGCTAAACGAGCTGTCGACTTGGCAATGAGTAAAAATTTACTGATCGTATTTTTAGGTGATTTGTTCGACGGTGGCAACCAGCCACTTGAAACTTTAACCCTTGTCAAGAAAGTAATTGATCAAAAGCAAGGAATTATGATCATTGGTAATCACGACGACAAGTTCTATCGGCATGCACTTGGTAACCCTGTTAAGCTCGGTCAGTCACAGACACAAACTGTACTTGACATTCCTGACATGACCATGTTCCAAGAGACATTGAAATATGTGTACACGCACACAAGCACAAGCTTGTATGCTTATTACAATCAGTACATGTTTGCACATGCTGGGATTAGTCCTTCGTTATGGAATCTTCCTACCGTTGCAACCGGCAAGCAAAAGAGTATGTGCTTGTATGGCGAAGTAGACGGAACACGCGACGAACATGGATTCCCAATGCGGTACTACACATGGTGCGACGAAGTTCCTGCAGGATATCATGTATTTGTCGGCCACGATAGATCAGCCAAGGGAAAGCCACTTGACCAGATTGGGCAATATGCTAATTCGTCTGGTGGCACAACTTACTTCACGGATTGCTCGTGTGGCAAGGAGCCTAACAATCCAGTTGGTGTTGCAATCATCACAGGCAATGGTGTTGAATTAATGCGAGTGTACTAATGAAGCTTGCGGTAGTTGGTTCACGTTCTTTTACAGACAAAGCAACGGTATTCTTCTTTCTTGATGCATACCGCGAGACCTTCGGGGATAAGTTAGTTATTGTCTCTGGAGGTTGTCCTAATGGCCCAGATAACCATGCAGAAATGTACGGCTGGAAACATGACATACCTCTCCAAATATATCTACCCGACTGGGACAAATACGGCAAAGGTGCCGGCTTCATTCGAAATTCAGAGATTGTCGAAAACTGCGATGAAGTGATTGCATTCTGGGATGGAAAATCAAATGGCACACGAGACACCATTCGTAAAGCCGAAAAGAAAAACAAAGAAGTAATTATTGTTGACAAAGAGTTGACATTGCCTACAAAAACCATTAAGCTGTTAAGCAACTAAACAACAAAGGTAGTTCAGCATGCGCGGCGCTTATCAATCACATCACATTACACTTACCTAACCGGTTCCAAACACTCAGACCGAATTACCTTATCAATCATGGTTGGAGTCTTACTTACTTTTTCCATGGGATATGCAGTTTACGATACATACACTAACAATCCGTCCCCGCTTTGGGAATCAGTTAACCATGTGCATTTGAGTACATCAACCTTTCTTATATTACTTGTATACATACCAGTTGCATTCTACATTATACAGATACTTCGCATGTCATACTATTATTGCAAAGGATACGAACAATGGCTCGGCTCCCAAGCAGAACTCGACACATTCGAAGTACACCCGGCAATGGACCTCCTCCGGGCAACTATGATACTTTGCACAACATCATTTGGGCTTGGTATGATAACATGGATCATGCAGAACACATCATCAAGAACTCGTGCGCTAGAACTTGGAATTTATGTAACAGGCTCGGTGATCCTATTGGCAGTGATCGCCCCAATAACAATTGTTGCCATGCAAAAAATACGTGTGAACAACTTGAGAAAAATTGAAACATATCGCCAACTCGGCGGTGATGAATGCGACACCAGAGGATAACACAATGTCAGCTAACGTATTTTTAGAAATTCCGTCTCCTGAGGCGTTAAAAACACGCATGCGGTTTGCCATGGTACCCGGTATATTAGTTCCTATTTTACTACACGTTGGTTTCGTATACATGTATTCCTTAAACACGGACTTTGAAAAACAAGGATTTTTTGTAGGTGAAGCATTTCTTTCCGGCACATTTGGTACGGCATGTCTTGCGTTTGCAATATTAGTCCTGATTAGGTTCATATACTTCGTACGAGGTTACGACGTACCAAGTCACTATACTCTCGATGACATGGGAGTCGAAACCAAACACCCCAGGGCCGAATTCATGATACAAGAAAACAATTGGACGGCGGTGTTTTTTTATTCTTGTGCCGTGGGGTTAATATCTCTTGTGGTATATCTGTTGCAATGGATTTTTGGTTCACTGTGGTCCTGGTCACCAATTGCAATATTATTGCCTGTGTGCATGGCAGTACCTGTTGTAATTGCGTTACTGATGCGCAAGCGTAATCGTAGACTAAATATCGAACGAGTTAAGATCATGGCAGAGCTTACAGGGCCAGCCAGAGCGAATCGTGACTACCACGGTTCTTATTAGCCATAACTACAATACAAATTAAATAAACGTCAAGGACGACAATGCAAAATTATCACGACCTTTTAACAGACATCATGCAGAATGGTGTCGAACGACCCGATCGAACAGACGTAGGAACATCTAAGTTTGTGCCCGGCGCATACATGCAATGGGATCTAGCACAAGGTTTTCCAATTATAACCACACGTCGAGTACCATTCCGTATTGCGTTTGAAGAGACCATGTTTTTCTTGCGTGGCGAGACTGACACAACCAAACTTGAAGAATTGCGCATCAATATATGGAAAGGAAACACCAGCAGAGAGTTTCTTGATAGCAAGCACTTGCAACATTTACCAGTTGGGTCACTTGGCGCAGGGTACAGTCATCAATGGCGAAACTTCAATGGCGAAGTAGGAGTCCCCGGCACCGGCGTCGATCAAATCCGTGACATGATAACTGCCATGCAACACAACCCCACTAGTCGCAGGCATGTTATCACTGCATGGAATCCGTCACAGCTAGACGGTACTCCACTGCCACCGTGTCACCTCATGCACATGTACACGATTGATCCTGTGAACAAACTGTTACACAGCTCTTTCATCATGCGCTCGAACGATGTACCATTTGGACTACCGTTTAATATCATGAGCTATGGCTATTTAAACCACCTTTTTAGCAAGATTTTAGGCCTAACTCCAGGAACACTTACATACTTCGGGCATGACGCTCACATCTACAAAAACCAGTATGATATGGTGAGCGAGCAGTTAACACGCCCACCTCTTGAGTTGCCCGAATTGTGCATTAATAAACAGATAAACACATTCGACGATGCACTTGCGTTAACATTCGAAGACGTGACAATAGAAGATTACCACCCGTGGCCAGACATCGGCGATAAACCCGATATGGCAATTTAATGAAACCGACTTGTGTAGTAGGGAACATAACAGAGTTACCATCTTCTTTTCTTTATCTGCTAGAAGATAACACGATAGACATACTTGCAACCGATAAGTCGAGCATCGATTTTTGCTATCATATGTACTTTGAGAAATTCGATACAGGATCATTCCAACGGTGCATAGCAATATACGGCCCGTCGTTTTCACGCCATGTGCATTTTGATAACGAAGATAGTGAAGTAGTTACGCCTAATTCGAAGTATGCAGAATTGTTCTTTCTTGAGGATGGAAACAATATTTCGGACTTTGCCAACGAATGCTATACGTTTAGGTTATTTTTAAATATGTATATGATTTGCCACGCCCGGGAAATAGAGTTGTGTGTAATAGACGGTAATGATATTGTTTCAGCAGACGAATTTGTAAAGCGCAAGCTTGATCGTTTCGGTGATGCTACGTACTTATGTGAGGGTAACGGTTTTAAACTCTGCGGATACCATAACAGTCACAACGAGTATCTTGAAAGAATACAAGGCAAGGATAACTTACTTATTGTAATAGGCGACAGCTGGGTAGTAGGTGACAACAGAGACACTGCTGAAGAATGGGTACCAGGACAATTAGCTAACAGTTTTGGGAATTTAGTCGCCACCCATTTTGATTCGGATATTGTGGTGTGTGGTTCTCCGGGCAATAGCAATCGAGGTGCAGTATTGAATTTTTGTATGTGGTATTTATTACACCCGGACTTTACAAACGAATACAAAGATGTTACTATAATATTTAGTAATACTGCTGAAAGCAGAGACTGTATTGCCTCTGGTAATGTAGGGAGTTGGGACTCCAATGAGTTACGTGCCGGATACATTGCCTTACAACGAAAAGATAAAATGCTACGAGATAGTGAGATTGCAATATCTACTTTTTCGGCCTTTGTTGATCGCTTGCCGGTAAATTGCTATTACATGATTAATCATTCAGCAAGCGTAATGACCTCGGCGCTCAGTACACTAGACAAGGCCATGATCATCCGACCGGTCGGTAATAAATTGATACATGATTACAATCATTATTTTAAGTTTGATTTGCATCCCACCGGCGCAAGAGTTGGGTATTTTTCGTCCTGTAGACATCCGAACGATCGTGGCAACAAGTATCTAGCACAAGAAGTAATCAAACATATAAAAGGATTTTAAAATGCAAATGAAACACATGCAACAAATATACCAAGTAACAACACGCGAACCATGCCAGCAACTGGATAAACTCAATCAGTACCTACTGTATAACTTCTCTGATCAGCTTGCTGAATTTGAAACATATAAGACAGTAGACAATGGCACGTTTTGGTTCACAGCAACTGACAACGCAATGCAGTGTATCTCTGACGACTTCAGCCTGTTTGGCACGACAATAAATGCCATGCGCGACAACATTGAAACGCTAGCAGTTGAGCAAGATTACATGAAAGACTATCAAACTCGAGTAATCAATCTTGAGAACAGTGTGAAGATGATGATGCAAGACAACCGAATATTGCAACACCGAGTACTTGAGCTCGAATCAATTAATACAAAAAAACAAACTGACGAAGATAAATAATAGTGTGCTCGTGTTAGGAGAGTACATTATAATTTATGATAACCTGTAAGGAAACGGAAAATGTCATTTCAAAAAACAAAAGTAGACGCCGCTTTAGGCCACAAAGTACAAGCACATTTAGAATCAATCGGACTACAGACTCCGACCACTGATTTGCTAGGTGCTGACGCATCTTCAAAGATTGCTAAGATTGAAAGTAGCCTAGTCGATGTGTGGGAAACACTAGGTATGGATCTGTCAGATGATTCGTTAATGGATACACCCAAACGCATCGCCAAGATGATGGTGCTTGAAAACTATTGGGGTTTGCTCCCTGAGAACTTTCCTAAGTGTACCACCATATCAAACAAAATGAAGTTCGACGAAATGGTACTCGAGCGTAACATCTCTGTAATGTCAAATTGCGAACATCACGGTGTAGTAATTGACGGTTATGCACATGTTGCGTATATACCGGGCGAAAAGGTCCTTGGCTTGTCCAAGCTTAACCGAGTAGTTGAATACTTCTCAAAGCGCCCACAGGTACAAGAGCGTCTTACCGCACAGATTTATCATGCACTAAGCTTTATCTTAGAAACTGATAATGTTGCGGTAGTAGTTAACGCAGAGCATTACTGTGTCAAAAGTCGTGGTGTCGAAGACACTAACTCGCACACGTTTACATCTTACTTGGGCGGCGTGTTCAAAACTGATCCAGCCACACGTTCTGAGTACATGTCTTTGGTTCGCAGTACCTAACTGGTGTTCAAGCGCAGGGTCAAGTTTAGCAACAGCGAATTACCACCTCGCATAAAAGTGAAAAGCGGTAATTCTCTTTGGTTGCTTGACCCTCACTTAAAACGTTGGTGTCTCCTTGGAAGGTTTACCACATGCAAGGCACTTAACAACAAACGCTATCAAACTAGGCTGAATGCTTACAAATACGGATACATAGAGGTTTACAAGTCTTATTGACATCACGCGCCGATCTGTTATATAATACGTAAAAGTATATCGGGTCGGCACACATGTTAAAATACATCTTTATAACACACGTAAACTTCATCGAAAAGTCTACAGATGAATATGAAATTATATATCATTGTAACTATCACTGCCGTGTCGACGACCTACTCGAAAATCTTACCATGTCGGAACTAGCAGACGATCCGCCATCACCCGAATGCAAAGAGCTTGCTAGCACAGTGCAGAAGTTAGGACTTGTCTCACGCTTTAACCCAGCAAAGAAATACAAAATGAGTATCATTGTTTTCGAAGACGATGAGCAAGACATGGTTAATGATTTGTTAAAGCAGATTGACGATCAATTTGGCCCCACTATAAAGATGATTAGAAAAAGCGGAGACTCGTTTGATTTATGACCACCATTGATGATTTAGGCATACTTGTTTGGAATTCTCGTAATCGTTGCATAACGAGATTCTCATATAGATACATCGGTCACGATTATTATGACGGTACACTGGAACAATGCATCGTTGATGTTCTTGACATCAACCAAGCCGACATCTATGGCATAGAAAAGAAAGCTGGCATGCGAACAGTGTATGTTCACCATCACATAACCTGCCACATCAAAATGAAAGAGCTACTCGATATATTAGCAGTAATGCTCAACCTATCAATAAGTAAACGTAATAGAATTCCAGGTTGGAATTACGAAATCTAACATATACATAACAAAGGAATATTATGTACTATTCAACTAAGAAATTTGGTGCTATATCTACAGGCCACAGACAATTCCGCGCCGCAGAATTAAGAGACAGCAGTCGATGTGCATGGGCACATGGTTACGGTCGCTATGTAGAGTTTACATTTGGTGCATCTGAACTAGACGCCCGTGGGTGGGTAGTTGACTTCGGCGGACTACGCTTTGTCAAAGCATTCCTCGACGAGCAGTGGGATCACCGCTTGCTATTGAGTTCAGAGGATCCGTTGCTACCGCAGTTTTTAGAATTACAAGAACTAGGTGGATGCAACATTAATGTAATGGACGCAAGCAAAGGCTGGGGTCCTGGCATTGAGCAATCGTGTAGATTTGTCTACGACCATATTGCTCCTCGTATATTCAGCGACAGCGCCGGGCGATGTTCGGTGACCAAAGTTCAAATCTGGGAACACGACAACAACAGTGCAATATTTGTACCGGACGACTTATGATAGGTCAGTCTAAATTAATAAACACATTTACTGGTCAAATTGCCACCATTTCAGAACTAGGAGTGGACAAGTTTGCGATTATACAATTGCAATGTCCTACTAGGTCTATATCGCAAGCACGATTAAATGAAGTCACCGGCGCATTAAAACAATTAAACTCCCACTTAGGCGATCGTGTGATCATAGTGGGGCATGACGTTAACGTATACGAGTTAACTGGCGAGCAAGCTGTTATGCTACGTTTAGAAGGCACGATATAGAATGATTGTCCCTATGAAAATGTCATAAATAGTATTATGGCAATCACATACTTAGCTTTATTCACATCAATCTCAATAGCGGCAGTGGCCGCTTGGTTTTCAATCGCCGGTTTAGTAACAATATTCTCGGCTTCGACTATAGCAATCGCAGTAATGGCAAGCGTACTTGAAGTTGGGAAATTGGTTACTGCTAGTTGGTTATATCGTAACTGGAAAGAAACAGGTATACTGTTAAGGTCCTATCTTACGGTTTCTGTTTTAATACTCATGTTTATCACAAGCATGGGAATATTTGGCTACCTGTCTAAAGCATACTTAGACCAAACTGCACCTGTTCAAAACAATGCGGCACTGGTTGCAAAGCTAGACAACAGGATTGCCAGAGAACAGCAAAAGATAACCAGTTCAGAACGAATCATACAGCAATTAGATGCCGCTCTTGATACTCTTATAGAGTACGACAAGATAAGTGGACCTACCGGAATGCTTGCAGTGAGGCAAAGTCAGAGCACACAACGCGATAGCTTAAACGCCAACATTGATAATGCACAGGACACCATTGCAACATACGAAACAGAGAAGTTTAACTTAACCAGTCAGATACGTGCAATTGAACTTGAAGTTGGGCCGGTTATGTATATAGCAGAGCTATTCTACGACGATGCCGAAGCAAACATAGATCAAGCAGTTCGTCTTGTTATACTAATAATTGTATTGGTTTTCGATCCGCTTGCAGTACTACTATTAATTGCCGCCAACCAATCGTTAATGAGACAAAAAGCCAAAAATAAGTCCGGTCCTGTGAAAGAGATTGAGCCACCCCCGGCGCCCAAACCCAATTCAGCACCTAAGACTGTGCCAAAGGCCAAACCCGTTGCACCAAGTGGCCAACCTGAGCGACCTGTCAAGAAAGTGCCCATGAAGTCAGAAAGTGGTTTCGAGGCCAAGAAAACAGCTCCTACACGCAAGACAGAAGTAAATACTAACAACAACAAATTGTCTTAACAATAAGGGGATACCTTTGAACAAAGCCGAAGTAGTTTGCTCGTTTTGCGGCAAAAACGGAAGACAAGTTAAAAAACTGGTAGCGGCACCACCTGATATTGTCCAACACAGCGCACACATCTGCGACAACTGTATTGATATGTGCAAGGACATTATTACAAAGCCGGTAATCAAAGATTTAGAAAACATAACACCTGCAACAATACGTGCAAAATTAGATCAGTACGTGATAGGACAAGACGATACCAAGATATCGATTAGTGTTGCAGTTTACAATCACATAAAGCGCATCAACAATCTAGCAACTGCAAAGTTCGAAAAGTCCAATGTGTTGATGATTGGTCCAACTGGCACAGGCAAGACACTAATTGCTAAAACAGTGGCACAAGCAGTTGGCGTACCATATGCAATTATTGATGCAACATCATTGACCGAGTCCGGGTATTCCGGAGAAGATGTCGAGTCTATTGTGTATGCCTTATGCGAAAATGCAGAGTGGGACTTAAAGAAAGCACAACACGGAATAGTGTTTGTTGACGAAGTAGATAAAATTGCAAAGAAAACCGATGGTGCCAACACAGCGGTACGAGATGTTTCAGGAGCAGGCGTACAGCAAGCATTGCTCAAATTGGTAGAAGGCAAGATAATTACAATAGAATTACCAGGAACCAACAACCGAGTAGCGTTTGACACATCGCAGGTACTGTTTATTGCAAGCGGTGCTTACGTTGGGTTAGACGATGTAATTAATGATAGGTTGAAAACACCTAAGATAGGGTTTAATTCTGATACTGAAACTGCATTGGTTGCCAAGGACATAGAGAGCGATGATTTAGAACAGTATGGTATGATACCGGAGTTCATAGGACGCTTTCCGATTATTACGGTGCTAGAAGAATTGGATGAAGAGTTACTTTATCGTATACTTGTCGAGCCAGAAAATTCAATTGCATCGCAGTACCAAAGTATATTTGACCTCGAGGGCGTTAAGCTTAACTTCGATGATAAATACTTTAGGATATTAGCTAAAAGCGGTTACAAAAAGAAAACTGGTGCTAGAGGTCTTAGATCAGTAATCGAACGTGATTTAAAAACAGTGCAATATGATTTGCCTGATTTAGCAAATACCCAAGACGTGGTAGCGGTAAACGTAGATGCGACAGGAAATATAAAGTGCATCAAACGAGCCAAGACCAAAAAAGTTATTAAAGAATAATAGCAACAAACAGTGATTGCGTATTAGACGGGTCACTAACAGTACAATAACTTGCTTAATTAAAAGGAGTTTACAATGAGCAAATCAAACGAAAGAAGAATCAACCTGGATACCAATAATGCTTTTCTAGGATTCGATAAACTATTCACAGATGTTTTCAATCACAAGACCAGCACCAACAACTATCCGCCGCACAATATCTACCGCACGTCACACGAAGATGCGCATTCCGATATGGTAATCGAAATTGCACTTGCAGGCATAAGCAAAGAAGATATTGATATCACTGTATCAAGTCAGGATACCCTTCGGGTTGTATACCAAGGCGAAGGAAACGAACCCAGTCGAGATTATGTACACAAAGGCATAGCCAAGAGAAAGTTTGAATTAGAATGGCGCATGAACAAGGACCTTGAAGTATCCAACGCACGATTCGACAACGGCATGCTGTACATTGACATCAAGAATTTATCCGGCACAACTGCATCGTCACAAAAGATCGACATTAATTAATTGACATCAAGAGATTACTGTAGTATTATACAGTAATCTTTTAACATCGAGGTATCCAATGTCCGTTGCTACTACTACCATACAGCCTGTAACACAAACACAGCTAACAACAGCTAAACCGTGGGTGGTAATATTTCACAACGACAATGTGACAACATTCGATTGCGTAATTGAAATATTAATGTTTATCATTGGTAAGTCTCAGGACGAGGCTTACCAAACCACGTTGCAAATTCACAAAAACGGTCTTGCAGTTGTTGCACAGACCACCCAATCGATAGCAGAGACACTTAAAAGGGATTCTGAGGACTATGCGTTGAGCCAAAAATGTCCCTTGAAAGTAACAATAGAACGCGACATTTAGATAAATATTTTTATGAAATACAGAGACTTAACAAACAAAGAATTAATTTTCGAAGCTGATAAAGCATGCAGGCAAGTTTCACTTCCTGTAGACGCAAATTCACTCGAACCGGTGCTATCCAAGGAAACAATAGACGCTCATTACGGTACCCTACACCGTAACTATGTAGCTAAGGTGAACGATGGCTCCACCGACAAATTCTTAATAGGTGGTGCAAATTTACATAACTTGTACTTCGAGCAATTTGTCGAACCCAGTACCAAAAAGCCCACCGACCGAATAAAGTTCTTAATTGAAGATCGCTTCGGCAATTATGAAGATTTTAAAACACTGTTCAAAGACGCGGCACTGTCTATACAGGGCTCGGGATGGTGTTACCTCAGTAAAAAAGGAGAGATTAAAACTATCCAAAATCATGCAACACGACAGGATATTTGCATATTACTCGATATGTGGGAACATGCTTATTATCTGGACTACGGTCCAAACAAAAAGAAATACATTGATAATTCTTGGAAGATTATCAACTGGGATATTATCAATGGAAGGTTATCGTAATCACACAACGCTGATATAAACACACACAATGCGTAATATATATGTTCTAGACACGGAGAATGTTATGAGAACAAAACGTCATTGGGAAGAATGTAAATCACTACCGTCATATTTTGCCGCTCAACAAGTAGCACTGCAATTAAAAGAGCTAGCAAGAGACAAAGGCTACAACCCTAAGGGAATTAAAGTACTGTCCAAGGAACAGTCGTATACCAAGGGAAGAATATCAGACTCAGAAGTACAATGGACCGAAGGACCAGACAATTGGGCAAACTACTGCCAGGTCATTGAGTTTCCAGGAGTCTGTGTTGAAGCACACAGTGATAATTCGATATCATTTTATGATATTATAGAAATTAAGTCTAAAGGAATAGCCATATGAAAATAACTAATATTAAAAACCTTGGCAGTCCGTATCATGTACTAGACAGCCAAGGCAACCAGGTCGATGTTATTATAGTTGAAAAGCAAGACTTCTTAGATGCTTTAGACTTTCCGAAATTTGATATAACCAAGCAATCCTACGTCGAATACTTTGCAGATTGCCGAGCACGAGTAAGGGGCAACGATTTTAAATACAGCGAAATACTTTGGTACACCACGACATTTGAGCATTACGATTTGCATGATGTATTTGCACTTTGTTTATACAGTTGTTACAATTATGTCATTGTTGAATTAGCGTTGACAGAAGCAGTAGAGTAATATATAATGTGTGCTTGTTGAGATTAAGGAATTGACAGGCAATGCCAACTATATACGAAATACTAGACACATTAGCGAACACCTCCGCTCGCAATGAAAAAATCAGCATCATCCAAGCTGAGAAACACAATCCGTTATTACAGCGAACATTCAAGTTTGCATTAGACCCATTTAAGGTATATGGTATCAGAGCAGTACCAACGCCAGTTTACCAGGGCACAGAATCCGTTACCCTCGAAGACTTCATAGACTATCTCCCCAATTTTGTAGACAGAAACATCACCGGCCACGCCGCATTTGCCAAGCTGGATGAGTTGTTGTCTCACATGTCAGTGAACGATGCATCTGTTGCCGCACGTATCATCAAAAAAGACTTGCGATGTGGTGTACAAGGATCCACAGTAAACAAGGTTTGGCCTGATCATATTTTTAGTTACCCGTGTTTACTGGGTAAGTCGTTTGATCCAGACACAATAGACAAGCACATGACTTGGCCTGCAATAGCACAGCTTAAACTAGACGGTCTCCGTGTTAACGCAATTATAAAAACAAATGCATGGCCAAACCAAGTTGCTTTGTTCACGCGCTCCGGCAAGCCGCTTGACATACTTCACATGCTCGACCAGGATTTATTACAATTGCACAGCAACGAGCTCACACAAGACAGTGGTAAAGAGGGCGTGATGTACGACGGCGAGTTACTGGTATTAGACAAAAACGGTAACGTGTTGCCACGCAAAGCAGGCAACGGCATATTAAACAAAGCAATCAAAGGCACTATCTCTTTAGAAGAAGCTTCTAGAGTAAGAATACAAATTTGGGATCGTGTGCCGCTTAAAGAGTTTTATAAAAAGAAAAGCTCTGAGCCATACCAGTCCCGCTTTGCCACATTACTCGAAGACGCCAATTACAGCGAAGATCCACAAGACGAGACCATGAAGGTGCTAGCCGGACAAGGTGTAAAGTACAAAATTGTGCCGCATCGCTATGTAGACAACTTAGAGCAAGCAAATGAATACTACCACGAAGCACTAAGCAACGGCGAAGAAGGCATCATGCTTAAAACTGTTACTCATCTGTGGGAAGACAAGCGCAGTAATGAAATGATCAAGTTCAAATGCGAAAAGATATGCGAACTCAAAGTTGTCGATTGGCTAGAAGGCACAGGACAATTTGCAGGATATCTGGGCAAGCTTGCATGCGAGTCAGCTGATGGGCTAATTGAAGTAAATGTTGGTTCAGGGTTCTCAAGAGAATTTCGCATCGACACCAAGCCAGAAGATATTATCGGAAAGATCATATCTGTCAAGTTCAACGAAGTAATCGAAAGCGAAGGCAAGCCCGGCAAATTCAGTTTGTTTTTAGGACGCTATATCGAAACACGCGAAGACAAGGTTGAAGCAGATGACCTTGCAACTGTGCAAGCAACCAAGACGGTGAAATAAAAATGGCGAAACTATATAGAATTAAAAATGGTGAACTGTACTGGAATCTGAAACACTCAGTTCTTCCGTGCTGGGGCGACGAAGGTGACTATTTCAGGCCCGATGAACTTGATGAATTCTTACGCATGTTCAAGTATCAGAGAAAATTGTGGCCAGAAGGCACAGAGATTGTTTCTTATACAGTTGGTGTTGAAAGAACCACCATGCTAGTCAACCGTAAATTTACCGAGTTCAACAAAGAGATCACCTACGAAAAATTAAATGGGAGTAGATACTAATGGGCTGTTTTAATATGTCCTGTGCAGTAACAGGTACACCAATAATGGATGGTGACGACATGATTGTTGCTGTGGCAGCCGAAGCCGATCAAATGAGATCAATTGTGGCGGCCATGTTCTTCGAAGCCAAATATAACGATTACGGTACTTACTGTGTTGAATCGCTGGAGCACTCGTTATCGAAGTCGCCTAACGACCTATCGTTTAAGTGGTTCTGTAACTTTATCAATACCAACGGCCAGTTCGTGGACGATGTTGTTCGTACTCTAGTTAAAGGAACAGTAGTAAACGAAGACAACAAAGAAGATGTGTCCATTACCTACCCCGGATTCATGTTGCGCAATCATCGTGTGGTGTACATACACAAAGCAGTGTGGGACAAAATAGTAGCCTATCAAGCAGGCGCATGCGAAGAGTTTTACTATTTTAATCCGTCGACATATCGAACACCAGAACAAGTCATGCGAGAACAATTTGAGCATGCTAACAAACGTATTGCACTGGAACAGAAAATGGATGACAATCCGACAGATACCGAGCTATTAGCTGACGCCAGGCACCAGCTAGTAATGATGACCATCACGAGCATGCAATTAAGTTCTGAACTCAGAGGGGTGTTCGACGGCAGTGTAGTTGATATTACTGAGCAGTTCTGCAAGAAGTATAATGTGGATTTCAGTGATGCACAAGAGCACATTATAAAATCGGTAAATACTGCCACCGCAGTATCTAACTTTCTCGGAGCAGTTAATTCCAACATAACAACACGTTATTCAGGACAAGACACAAGCGACCAGGAACACGAAGTAATGGTGTCGTTGATACATGATCAGAATGAAAAACGTCGACATAAATGGGACGAATAAAATATTGAGCCCTAGCGGTTGGTTTTAGATAAATAATACAAACGAGTAAAAGGAATTACAAATGTCGGATATGAGAAAATGGATGCAGTTATTATCTGAAGATAGCATCGAGAAGGGATCCGCTGTTAAATTATCCGATGACTACGGCGGCGGCATCGGTACTTTCGAACAGCTTTCAGAAGAAAACCCTGAACTTGCAGTAATCAACATGAAAGGGAATGTACAAGAAATTCCACTACTTTCACTTCAGAAGGTATTAGCCGCTCCAACTGAGTATGGAGACGATCCGTGTTACAATATTACCCCGAATCAATACGCACCTGGTGCAAGTGTACGGGTAAAGAACTTATACGGTGGCGGTACTGGTGATGGTTACGGTGTATTTGTTGCTTATGCAACAGACGGCGCTACGGCAATAATTAACGTCGACAGTGAAGATAGAACAATACCAGTTGACTTAGTGTACCCTGCAGACGAACAGCAAGCAAAAGACGATTTTCAATCAACGGGCGGAGATGGTTCACAATCACCCATGACGTGCGCTGGTGATAATGTACAAGACAAAGGAATGACAAACATGAGCAATATGGAACGCTGGATGGACGCAGTATCCGATAAACAGCAAAAAGAATCAACTTACGAAATGAAAGAAGAGCCTTCTTCGGAATGCGGATGCGACCAGTACGACTGTACAACTTGCTTCCCGTTATCAGAAGATGAAATAAACTACTCTGCAGACTGTGATTACGAAGACGAAGAGCCGTTACACGAACTTGATTTGGAAAACAGCGATTACTTCGACGACGAAGATGAGTCAATGCCGGGCGACGATGCCATGGCAGATGCAGGCGATGACGAACTAGCCGCTATGGACAGACGTCCTGAGCCAGAGTCAGAACCTTTTATATACGATTCGTCGGGCAATGCATCAGTTGATGTGTCAGACATGCTTGGCAAAATTGACTATATTCAAAACATGGGCATGTCTATGACAGACAAGCACTTTGATATTGATCAGTTAATGAACATGCGCCCAGCCGCAATACAGCGTATATATGCAAAAGTTTCGGGCGAAGGCTTAGACGAAGCATTAGGTAGTGCCGAAGGCGACCGCGGCGAATGGCCAGCAGACATGCGCCAATCAGACAACGCCTCGGATCAATCGATCATGTTAGGCGATACCAATGATAGATCATCATACGGACTTGTTGAGCCGGGCGATGCTATTATGTTTAAGGGCCACACATTAACATATCGAGGTTACCAATCAGGTAACTCAGAAAAGGTAGTAGTTGAATTAAACGGTAAACAGCATGTACTACCAGCTTCTTCAATAATTGCAAGTGCAGTTCCGGCAGAGATGACCGAAACATCTGCCGGAGGCATTGGTGTAGCGGCAGGATTAGGCAAAGTAATAGACGATAGCGGCATTTACGAAGCGGCTAGTATCGACGCAGGCGAAGTAAAGTCATTAGAGAAAATGGACATAAACGGTGCCAAAGCCAAAGCTACTGAGATAATCCAGGGAAGTCGTACTTCCGATGCACGTAAAATGAAGCTTATTTCAAACGTACAACGTTCGCGCACTGTTACCCAGGTATTACAACTGATGTACAACTTGTTACTTGCAGGCGATGGCATGAGCACAGTGGGCAGTAAGTGGCAAAGTAAGTACAACGAAGCAGTTGAGATACACGAAAATACCAATCGTAAGTTCGATACCGTTGTCAGATTAAAAAACGGAACCGAACTAGACAATGCCACTATCGAATATGATTACGATTCAGCAGACCCAGGTGACAGAATGAATCCGTCACATCCGGCAACTGCTAGCATATATTCAATTACTTACAATGGTAAGGATATAGATGTTGATCTAGTTGCCAATTTAGATGAAATTGAGGAGGTTGCACTGGAGCACGAAGCCGAGTCGGTACAAAACGATAATGACGAATACGGTGATTATATGTACAACAGGCAACGCGAAGAACGATATAATATGAATGATTCGCAGTACAACGAAGACATTAGTCGACTACGCGAGCTTGCAGGAATGTCACCGTCTTCCGATCCAGAGTTTATGGCTGGTATGTCTCCAGATGATGGCATGCAGACAGGCGGAACATCAATGGAAGACTTCAAGGAGTTGTTCTGGGATTACTGGGATCGTTCAAGTCCGAGCTCACAGCATCAGTACTTGCGTGCAGTGTTTGGTGACGAGGCGGCCCTAGAAGATTTTAGTGACGCGGCCGCACAGGCAATTGAACATATTGTTAGTGATGGCGATGCATCTATGACAGACAAGCAATTGCACTTGCTACGTAGAATTGGAATGCCATTATTTTCAGTAGATCAATCTACAGGAATGTTTCATCCTAGCTAGATAAACACGGCAATAAAAAAAGGCTACTATATGTAGCCTTTTTTATTGACTTTCTATTCGGGTTCGTGTATAATGCATACTACTACAAACAAAAGGAAGTGTTTATGATCACCCAAAGAGAAAGGTTCCTGTCACGTCTAGCATTTTTAGACACAGAAACCACAGGCAAAGATTTCAAGACTTGCGAAATTATTGAAATGGGTTTTGCATACCGAGAAAATGGTAAGTGGACCGAAGCATCCGAGCTATACAAACCGGATGAGCCCATCAAGCCCGAGTGCTCTGCAGTTACCAACATCACCAACCGCATGGTTGAAGAATGCGCCAGCTTTTTTGAAGACTCCAACTCATGGCAAGAAACAGTAAACGAAACTGTTCAGAACAAACCAATTATTGGTGTCGCCCACAACTCATTCTACGATCAGAAAGTACTGGAACGATATGGCTTTACCATGAGCGACTGGCTGTGTACTTTAAAAATATCTAGAAAACTTTGGTCAAATAACGCTGATGTCACAGCCCACAACCTGCCATACTTGCGTTATTACTTTGACGTACAGTTAGACGAAGGGCTAGTCAATCACCGCGCTGGTACAGATTGTGTTATTACAGCGGCAGTGCTAGAGCACATGATAGACGAAATGGAGGCCACTGGTATCATCGATCCTACAAAAGATTATTACGAACAGATACAAGAGTGGTTAGCAAAACCTACGTTAATCACATCGGTTCCGTTTGGAAAGCACAAAGGGCTATCGTTTGTGGATGTGCCGTTGAGTTACTGGTCGTGGGCATTAGATAATTTAGACTCGCTTAATGAAAACAGCGAGCAGTATGATGCGGATTTAGCGGCTAGTGTTATTGATGCAGTCGAAAAGAATATGGCTTAGTCGTTAAACACATTTTTGTCGTATGGTAATCCAGCTCTGCGTTTAGCAACTTGATTACCTATGTAGCCTTGTGACTTTCTTTGATCGTTATCAGGCTTGTTTGTCATAGGAGGTTGCTTAGGCTGATGGTCGTCGGTGTCGTATATCATTACTTCTCCGCGCTTATAGAAGTCACGAAATAGTTTGCGATAACGTTCTTTGTTGTTGCGTACATATTCTTCAGCTTCACCATTGAATGGTTGAAAGTCACGACCTGCTTGGCCATACTTAGAAATATGATCTGTGTTTGATTCGTTAATGATGTCTCTAACTTTCATTGCTAACTCCTTTCGTATTGTATTTATCTTTATGTTGACAGGCCGAATTATATTTGCTATACTGTGTTTCTAGTTTAGTTAATTACAAGAGAGAGAGCACTTATGTCATTAGTACCCATGGTTATTGAGCAAACATCGAAAGGCGAACGTTCGTATGATATATTTTCGCGTTTACTTAAAGAGCGTATCGTATTCCTAACAGGCGAAGTACATGACCAGATGGCTAACTTAATGGTTGCACAGTTATTGTACTTAGACAGTGAGTCTAAAGAAAAGCCAGTTTGCATGTACATTGATAGTCCGGGTGGTAGTGTAACAGCGGGACTTGGTATTTATAACACAATGCAAGCCATTAAAGCACCAGTGCATACTTATGTAACAGGACAAGCGGCAAGCATGGGTTCGTTCCTGGCACAAGCAGGTGCCCCAGGGCATCGCTACTTGATGCCAGAAGCAAGAACAATGATACATCGTGTAAGCTCAGGCACACGCGGTACACGCGGCTCGGTTCATGTACAAGAACTTGAGATGGAAGATGTAAAACGTAGCTTTGAAGAAAGTCAACGTCTTAACAAACGCTTAACTGAGCTATACGTGAAGCATAACAGCGCCGGCAAGGATTACGATGAGCTGTTTGGCACAATGAAGTTTGACACATTCTTAACATCCGAAGAAGCAGTTGCTTATGGTCTAGCTGATAGTGTGTTTACAAACAACTAATGAACGTTGTTGATTATGAAAGTGAGGCGGAAGTCCGCCTCACTCATGAACTCGAACTGTTAATTAACTCTGCAGACCAGAAGTATTTTCGTTTTACTATGGCAAGCAAAAACAGTGGTCTTGGCTATCACGCTGAAACCGCAGATAATATCAGCAGTGAAGATTATGTTATACGATTAAATAAGTTATCGAACATTGTTATATCTAGTCAAGTGTATTCAAGAATACACGGAAACGAAATTGGCGTAACACGAGGCTTAACAGGAACAACACTAACACTTACATGAGAGGCTTGATATGGATATCAAAGACAAAGCAAACATTATAAATTCTTCCCCACCGGAAGATCTTCACATACTTCTGCGCAACTACCGTCACTTGTTACAGTCGGCTCGTACCGAACAAGAACGATTCGGTCTCATTGCATTAAAAAATGCAACCAAGCACAAGCTCAAAGAAATTAAAGTGAAACAACATGGCCGTTTGTAAGGTATCCGCTATGACTAGGCTAGGAAATCAAGCTTCGTACAACAGTGCCGGTCATTTAATAGAATGCTCAGTTGAGCAACCAAGTTACGAACACATGAGTGGCTCGATGTATGCAATCGGACATAGCGGACAGCTAGAAATTGGCTACCGGTTCCTAACTTCGTGCATAGATGTACACGACTTCGAGGATTTGTTATTAACAGATAAAGAAGCCGATAAAATGGTTCGTCTCATAAATGACAATCCGGAACTCAAAGAAATGTACGAAAAATATAAAACAATGGACACATTAGCGGGGAACAGGTAATGGCCAGGATTGCGTATGCATCGGACTTGCATCTTGAATTCATGGCAGACGATGCGGTAGCCATGGACACACTCAGAGCAATATTATCAGACAACACTGAAAACGCAGACGCGCTTGCTCTGGTTGGTGACATAGTTGAAGCAAAGATGTTGGCGGTTAGCAAAGATTCATCCAAGTACAAGCAAAGCCAAGCAGTAATGAAAATGTTTGAAGAGATTGCCGCAAACTATCCTCAGGTGATATTCATAATGGGAAACCATGAGCATTATCGAGGTTGCTTTGAAAAGACCAAAGGTATCATAGAACGGGCAGTTGCGCACATACCAAACTTTGTTGTTCTAGAAAACAATGAAGTTGTAATAGGCGATACCAAGGTATTCGGTGCCACTTTCTGGACAGATGCCGGTGGGCCATCTAATGAATGGTTCGTACAGCAAGGAATGAATGACTACCGGTTAATTACATCAATGGTGCCTAACTATCGCAAATTAAGAGTGTCAGATACTGTCAGGGAACATACCCGTAGCCTTACTATTCTTCGAGAATGGTTGCGAATAAATACCACCGAAAAAGTAGCTGTTTTTACCCATCATGCGCCACATATTGGCATGATAGATGACCACTATCGCAACAACCCAAGCAACTATCTCAATGCAGGTTATTACACCGACCAAAGCGAATTGATGTTGGATAACGATAATTTGGTATTGTGGATATCGGGCCACACTCATTCTATAAAAAAAGATCGCATTGGCAATACAGATACTGTATCATGTGCTTTAGGTTATTACAACCATGAGTTTAACATGAGCGATTTACGCAAGTATAGACCAGGAGTTATTGACACATGAGATTTTTAGAATTTCTTCGCATACGCGACAAGTACTATTATATAACATTAAACCCGCCGGCATTTATTGCGTCAGTGTTCTTGCTGTATTGTTTCAGCGCAGGTCCTGAAGGGATCGTGTTTGCTTTTTGTATAGTGGCTTGTATAATAGGATTCGTGAAACTCTTGTTTGAGTATCAATCATTTCAAAAAGTCCATGAACCCACTTGGTTCATTTACGACAGCCTAATGAAAGCGGCAGCCGAAAACACAATAACAGTATCCAATCACCACGCAATATTTCATAGCCCGGATGGTGCCATAACTTACAACAGAGCTCTTCCGGGCTCACTCAAGAATGAAGAGTTCAAATACTTTTCGTTAGTAGAAAGAGAAATCATAGAGTATCCGTTCCGCCAAGCAACGATTGCAGTTCAAAAGGAAAACAGTAATAATCGTAAACTAACACCACAGAACCAACAAGCCAGAAATCAAATGGCATATCATTTTAGAAATAGGGACAATGATGAAAAGTAATTTCGAAGAAGTAGTAGCATTACAGGAAGCATTCAACATACCTCATACCAGCGCAAGCAAAGTTGACTGGGCACTGCTTAGAGATCAGTTTGATCTCATACACGAAGAATATGTAGAACTGCGTGACAAAGGCATTGGTGCTAAAAATTGGCACGAAGTAAAAGATGCAATAGGCGACTTACTTGTTGTGACGTATGGCATGGCCTATCGCTGTAACATAGACGCAGACGCGCTTATGCGCAACATAAGCGACAGCAACTTCTCTAAGCTGTGTAGCAATGCAGATGAAGTAGCCGCCACTGTAAAGTACTACGACGCAATCGGTGTTAAGACCCGAGTCGAGGAAACAGAACTCCATGGCGTGCGCAAATGGGCAGTCAAAAGCTCTCAGAAGCAGGGCTATGTAGAACGCGGCGAAGTAAAGAACATCAACGAAGGTAAGTTTCTTAAAAATACAGTCTGGCACGAGCCTGATCTAAATGTCGAAATATAACTATCGTGACTATCACTTAACATATTACTTGCCTCGGTTAGACGGCGCTAACGGGCTCTTTGTACCCGAGCTAATACAAGTGATAAGCCGCGCGATTGCTCCTATTTGCACAAATGTTAAAGTGTCTCTGACGCTGGAACTGAGCGAACGCCAAGCTGAAGTAAATAATCTCGGAGTAGCAAGAAAGATGTGTTACGGTAAGTACTGCATTTTTGTTTTTGAAAACGACGAAGACCGTCACATGTTTAAGCTGTCTATACCCAGCGATCCTGAACTGGCAGTGCTTGTTCAGGATGTATTAAACATATCAGATTAAAGAGTAACACATGCTCAACGAAAGAAACGTAGAACCCTGTCCTGCTTGCCGTAGCAACGATGCTCACATGCGTCATGAACGTGACGCTGATGGGTTTGGAGACTTTTCGTGGATAGAATGTCCCAACTGTGGATTTAGATCTCGCAGTATGTTCTCGTCCGAGTCGTGCCCACAGTTCTATCAAGAAGTGCGTGATGCATGGAACATTCGCAAGCTTGTAAAAGATCACAATAAGAACAGATAATCAACAGCATTATGTAAATAATGGACTATACAAACACAAACAGGAGTAGTAATGAGTAAAGATGTACGTTTTGGCGACGAAGCAAGAAAGCAAATGCAGAAAGGTGTTAATACCCTGGCAGATGCAGTCAAAGTAACGCTTGGTCCAAAAGGAAGAAACGTTGTTATTGAAAAAGGTAACAAGCCATTTATCACCAAAGACGGTGTGACCGTAGCTAAATCAATCACGCTCAAAAATCGACTTGAAAATATCGGTGCGCAATTGGTTAAAGAAGTATCATCCAAGGCAAACGAACAAGCCGGCGACGGTACAACTACTGCCACTGTAATCGCACAGTCAATTGTAAACGAAGGACTTCGAGCAGTTGCCGCAGGCATGAACCCAATGGACCTCAAGCGCGGCATAGATGGTGCTGTACGAGATGCAGTTGAGCAACTTGCAAAGATATCAGTGCCGTGTACCACAGAAGATGCAATACGTCAAGTAGGCACAGTTTCTGCAAACAACGACACGCACGTAGGCGAGCTAATTGCGCGTGCAATGACAGCAGTCGGTAACGAAGGTGTTATCACAGTTGAAGAAGGGCGCTCTTTAGACAACGAATTAGACATAGTCGAGGGCATGCAGTTTGAACGTGGTTATTTGTCACCGTACTTTGCAAGCAAAGAAACTGGGCGGGTCGATCTCGAGAAGCCGATTATATTGTTGATTAACAGTGTAATCTCAAACATTCAATCATTGATTCCTGTACTGGAAGGTGTTAGCCAAGCCGGTAGACCGTTGTTGTTAGTTGCAGAAAACGTGGAAGGCGAAGCACTTGCATCTCTTGCACTTAACCATGTGCGCGGTGTTGTTAAATGTGCCGCAGTTAAAGCCCCTGGCTTTGGCAGTTTGCGTGGCGACTTGTTAGCTGATATTGGTTCTGTAACAGGCGCAACAGTTGTTGACAATGCTGCCGGACATACAGTAGAAGGCATTACCGATGCATATTTCGGAACAGCTGAGCGAGTTATTGTAACCAAAGAAAGTACTACCATTGTTGGTGGTGCAGGAACAAAAGAAGAAATTGAAGCTCGTGCAAACACATTGCGTGGCGAAGCTGACAACGCCGAGTCGCCATACGAAGCAGAAACCATTCGTCAGCGTATAGCTTCATTGAGTGGTGGAGTTGCTGTGATACGAGTAGGCGCCGCGACCGAAGTTGAAATGAAAGAAAAGCGTGACAGAGTTGATGACGCATTATGTGCGACACGCGCCGCAGTACAAGAAGGTATTGTTGCAGGTGGTGGCAGTGCGCTAGCTACTATTTCCGACCAACTAAAAAGTCTAGCAGGAAGTGGTGATTATGCAGTTGGTTACAAAATTGCATTAACCGCAATGAAATCACCACTGCGCCAGATTGTGAGCAATGCAGGCGAAAGTCCTGATGTTGTGTTAACTAAAGTAATTGAGAACACTAACAATGTTGCCAACTACGGTTACGATGCACGCGAAGACAAATATACCGATATGGTAAAAGCCGGTATTATTGACCCTGCTAAAGTCACAAGATGTGCTTTACAGTTTGCAGGCAGTGTTGCAAGCTTAATGCTTACAACCGAGTGTATCATCTCTGAGTTACCAGATGATGTTACTCCTCACAACCCAATGTCAGGACTACCACCTGGCATGATGTAACAGGATAGGGGCGTCAGCCCCTATAATCACTATGAATGTTAATGAAGTATTTTACGACGAGTTATTACACCATCCTAGTTCTAGTAAATTCAAAGCCGCTAGATTTATACACGGTGTATACGAGATTAGTGATAGATACTTCGTGGTTCTACGCGAAGAAGATGCAGAGTCAATTGAGGTAATTCATTTTAATGATAGGCATGGATGGGGAAGTCTACGTTACAATGTAAGATCGTTAGCAATAAGGCTTAATCAAACTTCTACTGTGCTGAACCTCAAGATGCACGGATTAGAGCCATTTATATTCTATGATCCTGCTCCAGCCGACTCTAAGTATTCGTATTTGCGATTCGCATCCATAAAAGGATATGACCACACAAACAACGGTGCTTGCTTTAGACGCATAATCAAAGACAACTTCGGTCACTACCGCATAACACACACCGTTGAACCTTTGCCCGATAAATGCTTTGCCCGAGGAGACTTTAAAGGTGACGGATATCAGTTGACACTGAGCACAATCTCTGTTAAAGTACTGAAACAAGAATTAACATATCACACGTTGATAGAGAAGTTTTCAATAACAACTATTGACATCAAACCGTAACGATAAATATAATTAGCTGGATAGACCAACTAACTGCATTTATAAGAGGGAATCTTATGCAATCAAACAAACACGACATGGCCGTCTTGATTGGCCGCTTTCAACCGTTTCACCTAGGCCACCAATCGAACTTAGAATACGCAATTAAAAATTGTTCCAGGAACATTCTTATTATTGTAGGATCTAGCTTTCAGCCACGCACCATAAAAAATCCATTTACATTCGAAGAACGCAAAGCAATGATCGAAGCAGTAGTCGAGGAAATTGATCCTACTGTACACGTAATGGTTGTTGCACAGCGAGACTATATGTACGAGGATAATAAGTGGATCAAAGAAGTACAACATAGCATAAGTAGCGCACACGAGTTCTTTAGATTGCTATCCTTGACAGCAGACGGCAACATTTGTTTGGTCGGACACGACAAAGATGAGTCAACATATTACTTGTCGTTATTCCCACAGTACAGCGTGGTCGATACTGGTGGCTTTGTTACCATGGGAGATCATGCAATTAATGCAACTGAAATACGCAACTTAATATTTTCCAAAACACCAACATTCGCAATGTCAGCAGTGCCACCTAGCACAGGCAAGAAGATTGCCGAATTTGTAAAAACAGACGCATACGTGCAACTGGTAGCCGAACACAAATTTATAGCAGACTATAAAAAGCAGTGGGCACACTCGCCGTATCCGCCATCGTTCAACACCGTAGATGCAGTCACCGTCCAAGGCGGGCATATACTTCTTGTTAAGCGCAAAGCAGAACCGGGAAAAGGTCTATGGGCATTACCAGGGGGCTTTGTTGACCCTGAAGAAACACTCGAGACAGCAATGCTACGCGAACTCAAAGAAGAAACTCGCATAAGTGTTCCCTTGCCTATACTGAAATCTAATATAACATATCGCAGACAGTTTGATCATCCTAAGCGCAGTTTGCGTGGTAGAACATTCAGCGAAGCATTTTTAATCGAAGTACCACTTGACCACAACAAGCAACTAGCCAAAGTGAAAGGCAGCGATGATGCAGAAAAGGCACAGTGGATTCCTATAAACGATGCACTTGAAATGAGCGAACAGCTATTTGAAGATCATCACTCCGTTATCAGCATGATGGTAGCGAGGTGTAAGTAATGTCAAGAGTTTTTGCCAAGTATATAAATCGAGATATTGGATTAAATCACAACAAGTGTGTTGTAAGTTACCTCAGGCAATACCTCCGCCAAGAAGGCACGGAAGCATTTCGAGATGTTGTGTTTGCTATACCGGGACGAGTTGATACTCACTTCGATGCAATTATTGCGCTCGGAGAAGAGTGCAATAAATCTGAACAGGTAAAAGCGGTAATGCTTGCAAGAGCGTGTACTCATCCTCTAATAAAATCCAAAGTATTACAGAAGTTTTCGAAGTCGAGTATTCCGTACACACGAATTCTAACTAAGGATATGCGCTCGCTTGCAAATAACAGAATACTATGCAAATACATTGACTTCAGTCCGTCGTGCTTTAGCATGTACGACGTGAAAGACATAATTACACGTAACAGTCCGGCCGAGTGTATTGACCATTTCATAGATGGTATATGGTCCGGCGATCGTGGACGAGATGATACAAAATTGAGATTAGTAACGCAGATAACATCTGTTAAGCCCGCCATGATTGCAAGGTTCACCGAAAAGCGATTTCGTAAAATGGAGAACACGCAAATTCTACGTTTACTAGAATCATGGCATAGCCCACGAGTACTAAAAGCAATTATCGAGCATGATATTGTACTTAACCGAGAAGCATCTGACTACGTGGGCGAGATGATGACCATGAGACAGGTTAGCGGCTCCGCTATACCTATTGGCGCAAGGAAGATATACAGGATTCTAAGCTCATGATAAAATCAACAAGAATACAATACACCTATTTTGTTGGCACGGTGCAATTAGAACTCGCTGACAAGTGGGGCGCATCTCAGGCAACTGGCGGTTACGTTATAGACACAGGTGCTTGGCGAGATTTTAATCCTCGCGAAGAAAAAGGAATTGAATTTGAATTTGAGCATGACGCTTTGACTTTTTTACATCGTTGTGGCGGCACGCTCGAAGAAAGAAGTCCAGGGAAAGACCTTGGCATTAATAATTAAGAGGAAATCTTATGAACACAAAACTTTTTGAAAACGGCATATTAGCGGCAATACGCGAAACATACGGATCTTTATCAGACACAGACTCATACAAGTACACTCATCCTGCTCAGTTCCCGAAAGGCACTGTCAAGATGGTAAGTTATATTGAGTCACGCGGCGGGAAGTACGACGAAGTTGTCTGGGTAGGTTTGCAAGCGATTATTGTTGATCAGTTACTTAAACCAATCAAGCACAAGCACATTAAAAACTTGCTTGCGTTTGTTGAAGCACATTTAATGGGCAATACCGATCCTGGTTTAGAACTAGCGTTCAGCACAGTGGTTGAAGAGTATAACGGCAAGTTGCCAATACGAATTCGTGCCGCCAAAGAAGGACTGGTAATACCTGTTAAAAATGTGTTGGCGGTAGTTGAAACTACAGTTGAAGACGAACGGATCTTTCCGTTAACAAGTTATGTAGAAGCATTGCTACTACGTGTCTGGTCTCCGACAACTGTCGCAACCGAGAGTTACGAAATCAAGAAATTGATATTCGAATACCTTAAACATACAGCTGATGATCCGTCTGCAGAGATAGATCTGAAATTGCATGATTTTGGTTCGCGTGGTGCATCAAGTTCGATGACAGCCGCGCTTGCTGGGCTTGGACACTTGGCAGTGTTTAAAGGTAGCGATAACACAATTGCAAACTTCTTGGCTAAAATGGTGTATCAATCAGATACTGCGGTAGACGACTTCAGTGACGTGCCCAGTGTCTCGATTCCTGCAACAGAGCACAGCACAACAACCGCACACGGTCTGGACAACGAAATCCAGATTGTGACGCAGATGTTTGATGCTTATGCAAAGCCGGGCGCAGTGTTTGCAACTGTAATAGACTCGCGCAATTGGCTTAGGTTTGTACGCGAAATTGCCCCTTTATTCAAGCAACGCTTAATAGATTCAGGTGCCACTTGGGTCTTTAGACCCGATTCAGGGCACCCTGTAAAAACCCCCATAAAAGTGGTGGAAGAACTGGACAAGGTATTTGGGCATACCATTAATACCAAGGGCTACAAAGTCCTTAACAATGTTGCAGTTATTCAAGGCGACGGTATTACTTCGAAAGAAGTTAAAGAAATACTTGTACACTTAACATCACCTGTGTTAAAATGGTCAGCATCAAATATGGCATTTGGTATGGGCGGCGGACTTCTACAGAAGAACGACAGAGATACACAAAAGTTTGCAATGAAATGTTGCGCTATTTTAAACAATGGAACATGGGTTGACGTTTACAAAGACCCTGCTATATTCGACCCTGATACTTGGTTAGTTGATGCAACTCAATCAAGTTTTAAGAAATCGAAAATGGGCAGACTTGAGTTGCTGTATAACACACAGACAAAAAGTTACCAAACAGTTACCGCAGAAGACTTAGATAGCTTTAGCGGCAAATTTGGTTGGGTACACGCACTCGAAACGGTTTATGAAAGCGGCGAGCTCGTTAGAGTCATGACTCTATCTGAATTAAGGAAAAACCTTTGTATTGGAACAAGCAGTCACCAGCAGTAACAAGCAGTAGAGTAAACTTCTACTATCAACCTAGCATGGACGAAATTGCGTCCATGCTAGTTTCATCGCCCGAGTCGTTTAATTTTGACTATGTGGCGCAGATTAATTCAGATCAACAGCTCAAGTTGCTTACTCATTTTGAAACAATACACGATGTGTATCATGAAACTCGCCCGGTCATACAGAAGATGATTGGAGAAATTGAGTTTGGCTCAAGCGCAAGATGTTCATTTATAATACACGACAAGAATTATAAAAAGTTCCCCACGCTAGACGTTAGCAGGATGGTTCGACCAACAGACCTATTAAAGCTAGCAGATGATCACATCGGGTGGCCAGCTGAGATTGATAGTATCATACAACGTGTGTTACTATCAACTGGGCAAGGAACAAAGATTGAAACCGCTGTTAAAAAGTCACACAAATTGACACGGTTGTTTGAAGCTAACATACCAAGTGCAATTGACAGCATAGATGCAAGCAATGACCCGGTATCACTTGCAAGAAACATAAGCAAAACGGATGCTAGTGTTACACTAGAGTATTACGACAAACTTGAAGCTATTATAATGATGATAGTATTGTCGGACGATATTAAGGTAAGAACACAAACTGCGAAAAACCATATGAGCAAAATAAAAAGAGCAGAGGTAAAGGATGTCTAGATTTTTCACTAAAAATCTTTTTGAGTTGTTGGAACTTAAAAAGATGACACTGGACCAGTACTTTGCGGAACTCAGTTTAAGAGACCGCAACACGTTTTGGAGATCGCACAAAGAGATATTTAAAACCAAACATTTCTTTAAGACCTTCAACGGAGATAAATTTGATTTGATACGTTCGTATGTGGAAAAAGACCCCTGCGACTTCGAAACGCAACTGATGCGCTATGATATAAAATTAAACATTGCAACCCTAGAAAGCAACGGATGGTCAAACACTGTACGCCCTAGGATATTAACACCCTTCCACTACAGACATCCTGATAGGGTCAATTTTAGAACAGGTGCAGATGTTAAAGCTTGGTTATCAAATGCACCCGAATGGTTAAAGTGGGCGGACTTTAAGCATGTTCTCGAAGACGTTGTTCCTATCCATGCCAAGAATCCTGCCAGTGCATTTGGCACTCAGATCAGAAGTGCGCTACGAACTCATATCTTGCCGCACTTAAAAGCCAAAGACTTTGACTTACTGTACACAGATGGCGATACACTACTAAATGATCTGTTCACTGAAGAGACCTTTAAAGCATGCGTTCGCGAATCATGCTATCCCCAAGCAGAATTTGTTGAGATACTTGAAATGAATTGCACATTATCTGCCTTGGAAAAAGGCCGAGGAGTAAGACATTCAAATCGTGTTGCTAAAAACCTTAGACGAGCCAAGTTGCTCCTGGAGATAAAAGATGTCTAGCACTTGTAAAGAATTCATGGAAGATTATGCAGATCTACACGCCAGTGATGGAGAGAGGTTAGAGTATGCTCATTGTGTTGATGCTAATATAAAAGCCCCCATTCCCAATAAGAGTATATTGGATAACGAGCCGCTCATGATGTTTGCAATATTCATTGTGGTAGTGATAGCATCGTTTACCATAAGCAAAATAGTCAAGTCCAATAATAAAACCACAGCCGCAGAACCTAAAAAGACGGAATCAAATGACAAAAAATAAAACAAAGGTCTATCAGCAACCAGTACACAGATTTCCAATTATTGTACGTGATCAAGATCACTTTACCACAATCATATCGACGCTGGACAAAAATTGTAGCAAAGGTATAACCAACTGGACAATGACCAAGAAAGTCGGCAAGTATCTGAGACGTGGCAACACTGTAAACTCACCAAGTGTGATAAAAACCGAAGTGTTAATATTTAATAAGAATGTCAATACTACCGAATTAGAAACTTTTATAAAGTTGTTATGATATGCCTATTGTTAATTTGTATCGTAGAGAAGCATTACAAGTCTTTCCAGATTTAAGATTTGTAACTTTTAAATTTTCAACTGCCAGTGAACAAAGTATCGTGAACACAGCCGGCTCTGGATATTTCAGTTTCGACTATGATGCATTTAAGCTAGCACAATCGAAACTGGCAAGAGAACTTAAAACATACCTCAAAGAACTAGATATTAGCTATGCTTGGCCGAACGGTGGGGCTGTTAATTACTCCAGTTTAATTACTGTGGTACTTCCTAATCAGCACGATTACACGCTTATCAAATTAATGGCAGATGAATACGACATACACACATCTCACATGCTACCGACAAACTTACCGTCGTACATGTTTCACTTAACAACAGCAGACTACGGGAAACACGAAGATGCTATATCAGAAGCTAAACGGAAATTTAGTCAGCAATGACATTTTAAAAACAGGCGGAGTAATTGTACACGGTTGTAACGCACAGGGCGCAATGGGAAGTGGCGTAGCCAAGATCATACGCGACAAATGGCCAATTGCTTACACAGAGTACAAAGAAACATATGACTCACTCGGGCTCGAAACAGGTGATGTAATTTTTGCACAAGTACAAGAAGCCGACGGTCTAAACGACGCTCTGTATGTTGCAAATGCAGTGACACAAGAATTCTATCGCGGCCACCCTAAGGCAAGGGGCGAAACAGTATTCATTGATTATGATTCGATAGCCAGATGTTTCGAAGACATTGCTGATTTCGTGGGAGATGGAGAATTCACTGTGCCTAACTTGCACATGCCATTGATTGGTGCAGGATTAGCAGGTGGCGATTGGACCAGAATCGAAGGCATCATATTAGAAACATTAAAAGACACGGATATTAATTTATACTTATGGATATACAACTAAAACAAGACATTGCTTTTTTACTTTCTTTTGCACCTGTTGAAGAACCAGAATCGGTGCCCGAAGGTCTCAGCCCAATGTTTTATTTCACAGGAACACACGAAGGCGATATTAAAATTGCACAGCGTATTGCCGACATTAAAGCACGTTATGCAGATCAGACTACACACAACAAACAAGAATAAGCTGATAAGTATCTAGCACAAGGAGGTGTTACATGCATCCACTATACGACCCGTCGACGCTCTCAGACGATGAGCTCCAAGACAAACTCAGTAAAGCCAATCAGATGTTAAACTACCAAGCTCAATTTGGCAGACAGCAATCGATGGACAGCATTAGACAAGTAATCAATACACTTGAATACGAAAGAGAACGCAGAATGTACGAGCGTCAGAAAACGGAAGAAGACAAGGCACGCGCCAAGGCTTTAAAACAAAAAGGCAACAAACACTCCGATGTGATCACATTAGGCGAAGTGATAGTTGAAGAATACAAGGATGACGATTAATGAAGATTGGTAACGACGATTTACCAAGTTACATGAGTTTTACATTTTCATTCACCGGAATGCGAATGGTCGGCTCAGCATTTTGCCCTACTGACTGGGATGTTGAAGTCGAGTTAATCGGCGACAACGAAGCCCATACACCAGAGCAACACACAGTTGCATTTCAGCGCATGGTATACTGGGCAGAGCTAGCGTTATCTGATATCATTGTTATAGGTAGCGAAAACTACGATAGCATGTTAGCAAGAGAATGCGAAAACTTAGTGATGTGGTTACCTGAGAATGGATCCGACGAGTTGCTTGCACAGGCACTTCATTCGAAGTTACAAACCATTGCAGGCAAAGCAATTATCCTCGGCGAGATACGAGTTAATCCAAGCGATGCACCAACCAAGTATTTCTTTTCTCCAGTTAAGATCGGACAATACAACATTTCAAGCGAAAACAAAAATCTAACTGATGTAAGTGTTTATCACGAGCATCCTTGGTACTGTCGAAATGATAGTTTAACATATGAGCTTATTGTTGATGATCATCAATCCAAGCAAGATTATGATGTACTACTTAAAGATTACGAAGATCCGCTTGACTTGCTCAATGCTCAGTTGTCGGAACAGTTAAACATAGGTTCGCTCGATGAAAACGAAGCTGAAATTTATCATGTAGGTGCGTCTAAACGTGGCAACCAAGAATAACAATTCACAGCTGGTTTACAGCGTAGACGAAGTGCTAGCAATGCTACTACGCAAAGATACCACAGGAGCGATCGTTGTAAGTGACATGGATGAGATCAAACAATTCAATAAATACGGATCTCATCTTTCTGGTAACGTGTCGATCATCGAAGAAGATACAAGTGCAGACTTCCATGATTTACAAACAGACACCTGGAGCATACCCGATGAATATCTTGCAATAGATGTCGACAGTTACTTGTTGGGTCGCTGTGAAAATGAAGAACAATACAATCGTGTCGAACTTGAACTCAAAGAGTTCAAACAGCGCGATCTAAGTGTGGTGCTGAACTTGATGATTTATCTTGTTGATTACTTTACTGAAAATAATATTGTATGGGGAGTCGGGCGTGGATCTAGTGCCGCTTCATTTTGTTTGTACTTAATAGGTATAAATAGAGTAAATAGTCTAGAATATGATCTCGACATAAAAGAATTTTTTAAATAAAAGGAATAGCAATGGCAAGTCGCAAAACATACCGCGGTAAATTGATTGACATGGAAGCCTTGGCTCGCACCAACGAAAAGGCAAATGCCTTAGGAAACATGGGTGTGAACGCTAAAGGAGACAAACTGGGCAAAGACGGAAAAGTAGTTGAGCCAGCCAACAGTCGCTCACGAACGCATTACAACACCAAAAGAACGACCGTTAACAATCGCGGAAGTCTAAAATCTGAACCGAGCACAGTTGAGAAGAAGGTCTTCGATGAGTCCGATGGAAAAGCAAGCACTAAAGAATCACAGAAGGCTCCGCAAAAGAAAACTCCAAAAGCAAAAGCGCAGGCTTCGGAGATAGTTCAGGATAACGGTGATATTGTAATCGAAGACAACGAGGCAAACAATGACAGCGAAGACAGTTAGTGCATTACCCGGCAGAATATTGGTAGATGATATACAGCGTGGCGAACGCCAGGTAGGTAGAATCATACTTGCAAACGACAACGGCACTTCCGAAGGCATTCGTGCTCGATGGGCAAAAGTGCATGCAGTTGGTGCAGGCGTCACTGATGTTGAGGCAGGGGAATGGATACTGGTCAATCATGGTCGCTGGACAAGAGAAGTTAAGGTTAATCCAAACACGCCAGACGAATTTAAAGTGTGGCAAGTTGATTACCCAGCTGGTGTGTTAGCAGTGTCCGACACGCCAACCAATACCTTCGCAGGCACCAGCGTTATAAAGTCTGAAAAACTACAGAGGTAACTCATGCAAAACACACAAGATGAAAACGAAAATGAAACTCGTTTTACACAAGATCTCATAGACGAAATTGAAATACTTCAACCTGTACATCTAATCGGTGACCCGGCATTCACCGATGCGGATGGCAACTTGAAAGTCATGGACAGGAGAGTTGTAACTCCGGCTGGCTATACTCCTGAAAGCACAGACCCAGATGTGCTTGATCTAGAAGTAGCGGAAATTGTCAAATACGAATTAAAAAATAATATCATACATGATGTTGTATACTTGATGAAATACCGTTATACTCTAAACGAACACACACGAGAACTGAAAGTTATAGTTCACGGCATTTACTAAAACACACTACAAGGATGTATCATGAAGGAACTCTGGACGGAAAAATATCGGCCCCCTACAATGGAAGGCTATGTCTTCCGTGATCAAGCACAGAAAGAACAAGTGCAAGCATGGGTTGATAGTGGTGCAATTCCGCATTTACTTTTCTCTGGTGTACAGGGAGCCGGCAAAACAACTCTTGCCAAGTTGTTGCTCAACGAACTAAAGGCACACGCATACGATGTTAAGATGATTAACGCATCTTCTAACAACGGTGTTGACTACATACGCGATACAGTCGAAGCATTTGCTACTGTGATGGGGTTTGGCGATTTCAAATATATTATACTGGATGAGGCTGATTACTTGTCTCCGAACGCACAAGCGGCATTGCGTGGTGTAATGGAAAAGTACTCCAACTCGTTGCGCTTTATACTTACATGCAATTATCCTAACAAAGTGATTCCTGCTATCCATTCACGCTGTCAGGGTTTCCACATTGCAAATCTTGACAAAACAGAATACACAGCACGCATGGCAGAAATACTTATCACCGAAGGTGTTGAGTTCGATTTAGAGACATTGGATACGTTTGTGAAGACAACTTACCCAGACATGCGTAAGTGTATTAACTTGTGTCAGCAAAATGTTAAGAACGGTAGCTTACAAGCACCAAACGCAGACGACGGCGCTGGTGAAAGCGATTACCAACTGATGATGGTTGCATTGTTCAAAGAAAAGCGTTACAAAGAAGCACGCGACTTGGTGTGCAAGCAAGTCGCGCCGGAAGAATACGAAGACTTGTTCCGCTTCATGTATCAGAACTTAGAGTTCTGGGCAGACGGCGATGAAAACAAAGAAGATCAGTGCATACTGGTTATTCGTAACGGACTTGTAAAACATGTTTCCTGCGCCGATTCAGAGATAAACGTGTCGGCAACCATGATCGAACTAGAACAAGTAGCAAGGAGCTAATATGGGAAAGCGAGTAAGAGACACCTTTGTGGTATTGACACACAGTTTTATACCATCGAGAAAAGACAGAAGTAAGTGGGAAGTTCACGAAGTGTGTAACCTAGTAGATAAAGTCAAAGACAGCTTGACAATCAGCGCAACCTGTATTATAAATATAACACAGAAGACAGTTGTTAAGAATCGTGCAGGCGGCAAAGGCGATACAGAATATCATGACTTGGTTGACTACCTAGTTAAAACTTACCCGGATCAATTCAAGGCAATAGGATATGGCGACGAGACTGGAGATTCACAACAGTAAAGAATACAAGATCATAGCTGACTTTTATGGACATGGTCGTGCTGAACGATCGCAGATTCCACTGCTACATCACATAGATGAAGGACTCGAATTCTTAGCAGAACAGCAAGCAAGCAAAAATACCATGCTTGCGTTTTGCTTACACCCGATTGTACAAAACAATGAACTTATTGATGTGTTCTGGAGCGATGGCAATTTGCTAGCTTTAGAATACAGTCAGCGTGCTAACTCTTATTTGTGCAAGCCCGAAACTGATTATGTAAGAACACTGGACGACATACAAGAACTGGTCGGACCAATGACACACGATTGCTTGCTCATGCTATTAGCAGACAAACGCCAAAATCAAAAAGACTTTATTGAGTATCACAGAGGAACACACGATCGTTCCCAAGAGCTAGATAGATATTTTAATTTATGGCTTGCTTACATACACCTGGAGTTAACAAAATGAAAGAAAAACTTATACTCACCGATTGCGATGGTGTCTTGCTCAACTGGAGACAAGGCTTCCTTGATTGGCTGCCCGACCACATTTCTAGTACAGCTTGTCCTATCAAACTCAAGCAGTACGACTTCAGCGATGCGTTTGACTTAGATGCAGATGCCCTGCAACAGCTTGCACACGATTTTAATGCGTCACTTGACATAGTGCGTTTAAGCCCTTGGGTCGATGCCATAAAGTATGTCAGGCTGTTAGGTGAGCAAGGTTTTAGATTTCGTGTGTTCTCTGCAATGGGCGACAAGCCTATCAGTCAAGTGCTAAGACGTCAGAACTTGCAAATACTGTTTGGTGACTTGTTTGATGAAGTAACATGCATACCTGTAGGAGCAAGCAAGTACAGCTTGTTGAGCAAGTACGAAGGCACTGGCTTATTTTGGCTGGAAGATCATGTTAGCCATGCAGGTGATGGGCACGACTTGGGCTTGCAATCCATACTGGTGTCGGACATTACCAATTTGCACTACACAGATATTCCGTTTAAAAGAGTGTCAGTGAATAGCCCTTGGAAAGAAATATACCAGATTGTCATGCAGGATTATAACAGCTAGAAACTACACCCACAAAAAAGCACGCCTCGGCGTGCTTTTTTTATGACTAGCGTTTACTCGGCGCCTTCGCCGTATATTTCAAGTACAGCTTGTACAATAGGATCACGTTCGATGTCGCCACGTGCAAACATGGTAACGCCCATGCCATGCGCACCACCTTGTGCTTCTAACCGTTCGACAAAATCTTTTAATCCGTTTTCTTCAAAACCTCTATCATGTTGATTCAAATCACCAGTAACAGAACAATATGAACCGTTGCCCATTCTAGTTAACAACATCTTAACTTGGTTCGGGGTAGCATTCTGTATTTCATCTGCAATGATGTAACAATCTTTAAACGTCCTTCCCCTCATGTAGGCAAGTGGAGATATTTCAATTATTCGGTCTTCAAGCATGGCCTTGATATCGTCAGGGCTAAAATATTCTTCAAAGACATCCATGATAGGTCTGACCCATGGTTCCATTTTTTGATTCAAATCACCTGGTAGAAAACCGTGTTGCTCATCAACCGATACTGCCGGGCGTGTAATAACTATTCTTGATATTTCTTGATCTTTCAGAAGTCTAATCGCATTCATTACTGCAAGTAAAGTTTTACCAGTACCAGCAGGTCCGAGCGCAAATGTAATACGAGTGCTAAAGTCTTGCAAATCGCATACATAATTTTCTTGAGCCAAGTTACGTGGTATCATTTCAACTTTGCGAAGTCTAACCTTAAATGGGGTTTTCTTCGAATCGTCAAAATCGTAAACTTGACTTTGGGCACCAACTGTTCTTTGTGCTTGACTAGTCTGCTTTTTCTTTCTCAATTTGTATCTCCTAGGGGTTTATTAATCAGAATACGAGGCGATGGGTTGTTACCCGTATTAAGAGCATGGAAGTAAAAGATGAAGTGAAGTGTTGTTTTTATGTTTATCATCTACATATACTTATCTTCTGAAGATTAATTTTGTCTAGTAAAAGAAGGTTTTTCTTAATATTTTAGCTGTGCATTAGTTATTGATAAATACATAAAAATAACGTTTAGGAAGGTTCATGGTTTACGGATTAGAAGACGTAAGAAACACTTTAGCAAGTATTACACAGCAAGACTACCTCATAGACATGCTCTATGAGTATGAACGTACTCTTGATGAGGTAGGAATCAAAGCATATCGAAACTGGTATGCCGGCGAATTACTCGATGGTCCGAGGCTAACAAAATACTGGATGACATGTAAATTTATGTATCCGGAAAAATTGATGCCTGATCCAGATGGTGCATTGAGACTTACCAAAATAGGTTGCGAAGTCAATTTTACAAAAGACATATTAAAGAAGCCGGTCAAGATTACTTCACCGCGCGATTGGAAAAACAATAACACCAAAGAGGCCAAGATCGAAGAGAAGCCAGTTTGGGTGGTAACAATTGCAATGCCAATCAAATACATCACTGATAACTTTGATCAAATCAACGCCTACCTAGAAAACGACGATGATCTCATGGACAATGAGCAGATCGCAGATGGGTACAGCGAAGATGAAGAACCTGCAAATGCAATGAGTTCAGATGATGAAATCATGGACACTGATTTCGACGAGGAAATATAACATGAGAAATAGTCTTAAGGGCACCATCCTACCAAAGATTTCAATAGACGAGTTTACTCCTAAGTCGGGAGTAACAGAAGAAGTGGCAGTTGTTGCACTTTATGCAATTGACGACGCCCCAGCACAAGACCTTAACAGCTATGTGCAACGTGGTTATGTCGATGTCATAGACGCAGAGGTTAGTCCTAATCCAGATGAAGAGGGTAATTACCTTATCTTTATTGAGATTGCACGTGACAAGAACTTTCTTGATGTACTGCTTATGCTCATAAAGGATATCGAGAACGTGACCGGACCGATGGATTGGAATGTTGCACCGTTCAGCGCAGAGCATTCGTATGCAATAGACGATCCGGGACTTGTTCAGCATCTCACGTTCGGTAGTGTTACAGAAAGCATCAAGCGTTTTCTTAAACCAAGTGATTTGCCTAATGTGATATTCGAGAATGATATTATTAACTTTGGTTCTGTACAAGGCAAACTAAGAGACTTTGGCCAAGTTGATCGCATACTCAAGAACTACACTCTTAACGAGTCGCTGATTGACTTGGACTCATATGAAGCTTCGTCACTAGAAAGCATGCTAGGGTCAGAATATCAAGTTGCCAAATATGGTAGTAATGTGTTCATTGGTCATGTCACAAACGAAAATGCCGTTGTACTGAGCAATTTAATTTTTACTCACTCTCGCTAAATGAAACAAAGTATGCAATAATAGAGTTATACAACCATTGCGGCTCTATTATTGCTTATGACACACTACAAAACACTTGACGTCGAACAAGACGCAGACATAAAGACCATCAAGCAAGCATACAAGCGCAAAGCGTTTAAATTGCACCCCGATAGAAATCCTAGCGATACCGCAAAGAAAGAATACACCGCAGTTCAGGACGCATACGATACGCTGTCTAACAAACAGTCTCGAGCACGTTACGACCTAAGTCTGCGTGGTGGGTCAAGTCACAGCACTTACTCGGATGAAGCATACAGCAATTATCACGACATAGACGAACTGTTACGCAGAGCAAAGTATAACGCATGGAAGCCACATGAGTCAACAGTGTTAACAGCCAAGATAACACTCGAAGAAGCATTCAGCGGTTGTAAACGAGACCACAATGGTCAGGTCATTAACATACCTGCAGGTGTCATAGATGGCACACGTCTAAAAGTGTCCGATTTAACAATCATGATTACCATACTACCGCACAAAACATATCGTGTTGACAAGGTAGACTTGCATGCGAACGTTTACATAGATGCAATACAAGCAATGGTGGGCATAGACTTAATTGTTAACCACCCTAACGGCACCAAGCTTAAAACTAAAATGATTCCACCTATCCAAGAAGGTCAGCGACTAAGGCTCACTGGCAAAGGTTTAGACAGCGCCACAAGCGGCCTAGGAGACCTGTTTATCTTTTGTCACATTGTTGTTCCTGAGTTGACAAGCACTGAAAGAGCTAGTATAGTCAGCTTACTTAATAGCACGTCAACAGAAATTTAACACACCGGGAAAACACATGGCAACTAAACAAATGGCAACTAAACAAATAGCATGCTTTTCTGATGTCTTTGCATTTGCAGAAACGGCGCATGGCATCGATTGGAACACAGCAAATGATGTTTTCTTTAATAACGCATTTGAATACCAGCAAATGAGCGAAGCAGTATTAGGCTTACATGCACTTAGCTATATATCAGATGCCGATATCAAGAGAGCCGGTGTTCAAGACTATGAGGCGCGGTTACTTGTTGCAGAACAAGCCGGTAAAATCACAGGGCTGTTTACCAAGGAAGAAGTAGCGAACATGACCTCCGCTGCCAAGTCATACATCATTACCGCTGAGTACCTCGAAAGCATCAACGCAACCGGTTCGGTGCTAGTTGAGTCGTATTAAAAGAAAAAACTATCAAACTAGTGTTGACAGAAACAAAAATAGATAGTATTATATAGTTCATCAGTACAATAAAAAGGGTTAATATTATGTCATCAAGTTCACCACAAGAGTTGTTCCAACGCATACTGTCTAATAGCATGGACATACAAAGCAAGAAACAAGTTATTTACTTGTCTCCGGAAGTGTTTACACATGCATTAATGCGTGAGAAAACAGTTGCAGACATGATTGCAGAATTAGGTGGCGATCCTAAAATGGCAAAAGAAGAGTTAGAGAAAGCAATTGAAGCACAGCCTAAAGCAGGCTTTGGCGGCAACAGTGGCAAAATGTCTACTACCATAGACAACATTATTAAAAAGCAGACAGCAATGCTTGCAACTGCCGATGCTTCGGACGTCACTGAAAAAGACGTATTGTTTGCACTGATACTTGATATCATTGATGCAGACCTTACAGATAATCCAGCCAAAGATATCTTAGCAAAGCATGGCGCAACACGCGATGCAGTCGACGACTACCGCATGCAAAACGGCGATGAAGCAGAGTCTATTCTAGACAAGTACTGTGTCAACCTTAACACAGAATCAGCTAACGGTCAAATCGATCCAGTTATTGGTCGCGAGCAAGAAGTTGCTGATACAATCGAAATACTAGCACGCCGCAAAAAGAACAACGTTGTTTATGTAGGCGAGCCAGGTGTAGGTAAAACTGCAATTGCAGAAGGACTTGCACGTCAAATTGAAAAAGGCGATGTGCCAGAAGCAATAGCTGGCATGGTAGTTTACTCGCTAGACGTTGGCACACTTGTTGCAGGCACCAAGTTCCGCGGAGAACTTGAAGAACGCTTTAAGAAGATACTTAAAGAAGTCGAAGCCAAAGGCAACGTAATAATGTTTATCGATGAGATGCACATGATCATGGGCGCAGGCGCTACAAGCGGTGGCACCATGGACGTTAGTAACATGCTTAAACCTAGCTTGGCAAACGGCAAGATCAAACTTGTTGGTGCCACAACAGAAGATGAGTTCGTAGAGCATCTTGAGAAAGATCGTGCATTGATGCGTCGGGTGCAGAAGATTACAATTAACGAACCTAACGTGCCAGACACCAAGCGCATAGTCCACGGCATTGTCAAGTACTACACTGAATTCCACGGTGTTGAATATGACGAAGGCGTAGTTGAAACAGCCGTTGATTTAGCAGATCGTTACATCACACAGCGATTCTTTCCAGACAAAGCAATTGACATCATAGATGCAACTGGTGCCACTGCTAAACTTGCAGGAATAAAGTCAGTAGACATTGCGCGGGTTATTAGCGCAGTGAGCAAGATGTCTAAAATTCCAGTTGAGATGATTGACGTTAAAGAAAACGATTTGATCAAAAGCATGCCAGCAAAAATGCGCAATGAAGTGTTCGGGCAAGACCACGCAATTAAGGTTCTTGAAGATGCTATTATCATTGCGCAGTCAGGATTGCGTGATAGCAACAAGCCGATTGGTAACTTCTTATTTGTTGGGCCAACTGGCACTGGTAAGACACACATTTGTAAACGACTAGCGGCCAACATGGGAACCAAGATGGTACGCTTTGATATGTCGGAATACCAAGAACGTCATACAGTATCTAAGTTAATTGGTGCTCCTCCAGGTTATGTAGGACACGGTGACGGCAAGAACGGCGACGGTCAGTTAATTTACGAAGTATCTAACAATCCTAACTGTGTGCTACTGCTAGACGAGATTGAAAAAGCGGCTCCGGAAGTTGCACAGCTATTGCTACAGGTAATGGACGATGGTCGTTTAACATCTGCAAGCGGTAAAACAGTTGACTTCAGTAACGTTATACTGATAATGACTTCTAACTTAGGAGCCGCAGATGCCGACAAGCAAGGTATTGGCTTTGGTGCAACCGACTTCAATGCAAGCGCAATAAACGAAGCAGTTAAGAAGTACTTTCCACCAGAGTTCCGAAATCGTGTAGATCACATCATACAGTTCAACAAGCTTGAGCAAGAGCAAGTTGAGACACTGGTTGATGTTGAAATGCAAAAAATGAATGCCGTGCTTATTAAGCAAGGCGTACAGGCTACCATGTCTTTAGAAGCTCGGGCATGGTTGGCTAAAGAAGGCTACCAGCCAGCACTAGGTGCGCGACCTTTGAGTCGTGTGTTTGAGAGCAATGTTAAGTTACCCGTATCTAGAGAGATACTGTTTGGTAAACTAGCAGGCGGTGGCATTGTGCATATTGACTTTGATAACACCAAGCAGGTAATACTGATTGATGTTACAAACGAAGGTGCGATAGTTGAGCTACAAGCTGATGAACTAACTGCTTAATCCCTTTTGCAGTTGTTGGAACGGTGTGTCATTAAAGTGGCCCACCGTTTTTTTCTGATAAATACATTAAAATTTACGAGGTAATAATTAATGAGCGGATCACGCAAATCAGTCATCATACTAACAAGCACTCAGAAAGAATTAGAAGTAACTGGGCAGGCTGTTAAGGGTGACAGCTACTATGGATACACAGATGGCATCCATACAATACAGATTACTTATTTCAACTTCACAGGCGGATTCGGAATGCAAGGTACACTTGCACTTGATCCACAGCCAGAGGATTGGTTCTGGATCAACCTAGACGGCATAGTAGACTTTGACGCAGTGCCTTACTTGATGTTTCCTAAAGACCCGTTGGCACCTACTGGCGCGGAGTCAATTGAAACAAGTATACTTGGTGATACCGGAACAGAAGCATTCACGTTCAAAGGTAACTTTACCTTCTTGAGAGCAATGGTAACTCGCGAATACATTGACCCTGCACCAGTACAGCCAACAGACGGTACATTCCACTTAGGATCAATTGACAAAGTTTTACTTTGCATATAGAAATGAATGACAGACATTAACGGATATGCTATGCTACAACAAATAAACGAGAGTATTAAAATTATGGATAAACCTAATACAGTTGTTTTTTGTTTTGGCCGCATGCAACCCGTAACAAAAGGCCACGAGAAGTTAATCAATCGTGTTGTAGCTGAAACAAAGAAACACAAAGCAGATCACATGGTGTTTCTTTCACAGACTCACAGACTCCCTGATAACCCATTGAACTGGGATTACAAGCGAAGCTTTGCTAGATTGTCTTTTCCAGGAATACACATTTCAGAAGATGTATCCATTAAGACACCTTACCAGGCATTAGAAAAACTTGCAGAAACTTACAAGAAAATTATCTTTGTGTGTGGTAGCGATCGTGTCGAGCAATTCTCGTCAATGGCAGGCTATGCCAAGGAATGGGGCGTTACATCGTTTGTTGCAGAGTCAGCAGGCACACGTAACAGCAACATAAACACAGTGGAAGGTGTTAGCGGGTCTGTTGCACGCGAGGCCGTTAATAACAACGATTTTAGGTCGTTTTTTAACTGCATGCCTAGTCGTATAACTCAGAAGCAAGCTGTTGATTTGTTCCGCAAACTACAGACAGAATTAGGGTTAGAAGAAAGTCCTGAAGAACTAAACAAGGAAGCCGAAGCATATCGCAAAGGCTCATTAGCAGGCATATTTCATTATACAGGAGCAGGCTAACATGAGACTTCAGGAAATTACAGAATCACTAAGACAGAAACAAGTTGCCAATCTAAAGCATCTGTTCGACCAACCGATACCGCTTAACCAAGCAATACAAACACTAAGTCCTTACTTGGTCGATCAAGACTTGACTGCAATCATCGACAACGAACTGCAACTCAAAGGAAACATTGACGCCAGAAATTTAATTACCGGATGGTTAAAGCAAAACATGCCAGACTTATACAAACAGCCAGTTGAAATGTCACCTGGTTATATGTCTCCTATTTCTTCACACCCCGATATAAGGGGCGAAGGCGATTATCAATGAAAAAATATGTACTAGGCTTTTGCTTTAGTAAAGATCACTCTCATGTAGCAATCATGAAAAAGAACCGCCCAGACGCGCAGGCTGGATTGCATAACGGACTGGGCGGCAAAGTCGAAGAAGACGAAAAGCCCAAGCACACAATGGCGCGTGAGTTCGAAGAGGAATCAGGTGTTCACATCATGGCCAACAATTGGCAACAGGTAGACATAAAAACTGATAACGAAACATTTTATATTGATGTGTTCTACACTCGTAGCGATCTGGTATACCAATGTCGCACTATCGAAAACGAAGAAGTCATTGTTGCTGAACTTAGCAAGCTCAGTGAATACGAGTTCTACGATGGTGCAGATGAAATGATTATAAAATTCCACAAAAATTTCTATTGACATTCTGTGTCCAATCTGCTATAATGCACATCACACAAAAATAAAAAACTAATTACATCTAACCAGCTATAAGGATATAACATGGCAGAAGAAAGCGTATACAACCGTAAAGGTTTCACAGGCGAAGATATCATTCGTCTCAAGCAATTGATAAGCGAAGGTTGCCAAGTCAATCAAGAAATTGATGATTTGAAAGAAGGCCTACGCGATACAATCAAAGCAATTGCCGAAGAAATTGAAGTAAAGCCGAGTCAGCTTGCCAAAGCGATTCGTATCGCCCACAAAGAGTCAATGCAAGACGAACGTGATGCACTTGACGAAATTGAAGACATCCTAGACGCAGCCGGCAAAAAAGGCTAGCATCAGAACTTAGTGGGTAGTTTCGTACTGCCCGCTAAATAAAGCACACCCGAGAGTACACTTAGACATTCCGTCGACAGATACCTACCCTCGAATTTTAACATATCAGGACGATAAATGTACGTTGATGCTCTACACATAAGAAAAGACGAAATTGTTCGTATCGTCGAAAGAGTTAACGGAGAGCGCGTTATCAAGGAGTTCAAGCCAGACTGGCATTTCTTCATTGATGATCCACGCGGTACCCATCGAACAATTTATGGCAAACCCTGCAAGAAGATTGATCCTTCGAACATGACTGAGCGTGCAAAAATGCTCAATCAGTTTCATGGCAAGAAGTATGAGTCAGACATGAACGTTGTAATGCGATGCCTAGAACAAGAATACCCAGACTGCCCCAATCCAGACATGCATGTTGCGTTTTTCGATATCGAAGTCGACTTCGATCCAGTTAATGGTTATTCAGAACCTGCCGATGCACTTACACCTGTTACATCTATATCTATCTACTTACAGTGGTTAGGGCAGATGATATGTTTGGCTGTGCCTCCGAAAGGTGTTAAGCGTGCCGAAGCTGACAAGATTGCAGAGGAAGTAGGCGACACAATCATCTTTGATACCGAGAAAGAAATGCTCAAAGCATTCCTGGACGTAATTGAAGATGCAGATGTATTAAGCGGATGGAATTCAGAAGCATACGATATTCCGTATACTGTGAATCGAATTATCAAGAAGCTTGGCAAAACAGAAACACGTAAAATGTGCCTGTGGAATGAATTGCCTAAGTTGCGCAAGTTTGAACGTGGCTCCAAAGAGCAACCAACATACGACTTGATAGGGCGAGTGCATTTGGATTACATGCAATTGTACAAAAAGTATAACTATGAAGAACGACACAGTTATGCACTGAACGCAATTGCAGAAGCTGAGCTAGGTGAAAAGAAAGTTGATTACAGCGGAACACTGGATCACCTTTATAACCACGACTTTAAAAAGTTCTTGGAATACAACATACAGGATACAATGCTATTGCACAGACTAGATGTCAAGTTGCAGTACATAGACTTGTGTAGTTCTATTGCACATGCCAACGGCGTATTGATTCCGACAACAATGGGCACAGTTGCAATGATTGACCAAGCGGCAACCATTGAAGCTCATCAACGTGGCTTTGTTGTTCCTAACAAACAAAGGCATGACGGCGAAGTGAGAGCGGCAGGTGGCTGGGTAGCAACTCCAAAGAAGGGTGCTCAGAAATGGGTAGGCTCTGCGGATTTAAACTCCTTGTACCCGGCTGTTATACGTGCGCTGAACATGAGTCCAGAGACCATCATAGGTCAACTGGACTTGTCAGGAACAACTCGAGCAATACACGAGTTTGAGTCAGCACGCAAAGCAAACACATTTGCAATGTGGTGGAACGATAGATTCAATCCACTTGAAATGGATTACTATCACGAAAACGATAACTCACAAAAGCTCAAGCTAAGATTTGAAAATGGTGACGAGTATCATATCACAGGCGCCGAACTGCGAAAGATCATATTCGAAGGTGGCAATCCTTGGTCCATATCGGCCAACGGCACTATCTTTAAAAATGATACGCAAGGAATCATACCCGGCTTGTTAGCACGCTGGTACAGCGAACGTAAGTTTCTTAAAAGTTTTGGTGCCGCATACAACATGGTAAAGCTAAACGAAAAAGATGCAGGCTTCAATGTGCCGGCTTCGTTGTTTACCAATGCTGACATAGACGACAGTGTTATCAAAGCTGATCCGTTTAACACTGCTGAAGCATTGCAGATCAAGGTATTCAAAAAGTTGATCGAAGAAGCGGATCGTGATAGCATTGTTGCATACATGAACAGGCAAAATCTCGAAGTTGATGAAAACGGCAAAGTACATTTGCGCGATCAGAAACTGGTGCATGCATTGTTAGCGTTCTGGGACAAGAGACAGTTGGTTAAAAAGATTAACTTGAACTCGGCGTATGGCGCACTGTTAAACGCAGGCTCAAGATTCTTTGACCAACGCATAGGACAGAGCACAACACTAACAGGGCGTAACATCACAAAACACATGGCAGCCAAGACCAATGAAATGCTCACAGGCGTTTACGATCATTACGGCGAGTGTGCATTGTATGGTGATACTGACAGCACGTACTACAGCGCATATCCTGCACTCAAGGATGATATCGACAGTGGAAAGATTCCGTGGAACAAAGACATTGCAATTGAAGTGTATGACACAATCTCTGAACAGGTTAGTGATACATTCCCGCAATTCTTGTTAGACACCTTTAATATACCGTTTGAGAAATCAGTTGGTGTTATTGTGTCGTCACGTGAGATAGTCGCAGAATCGGCCTTATTTATTAAGAAAAAACGCTATGCGGCACTGGTTTATGATGATGAAGGTCAGCGTAAAGACATTGGCGGTAGCATCGGCAAAGTGAAAGCAATGGGCCTTGACTTAAGACGTTCTGATACTCCACAGTTTGTACAGAAGTTCTTGTTAACAGTGTTAACAGACACACTGCTTTACAAAGGCGAAGAGCATGTTATATCTTACATCAAAGATTTTAAAGACAAGTTCGATGCCATGAAGCCGTGGGAAAAAGGTACACCCAAAGCAGTCAACGGTCTCACCAAGTACAAGGATCGTAGAGATGCGGCATTGCTTGCCAAGATGCAAGGGCAGAAAGTACAACTAACAATACCAGGTCATGTACAAGCAAGCATGAACTGGAACCTGCTTAGAAGAATAAACAATGATCATCACACAGGACCAATAGGTGACGGACAGAAGATCATCGTTTGTAGATTAAGAGAAACAGCCGATAACGTCATGAAGTCAGTTGCTTACCCGATTGATGAATCACACTTGCCGGATTGGTTCTTGGAACTTCCGTTCGATGAAGAAGCAATGCGCGAAGCTATTGTGGATCAGAAGATCAGAAACTTATTAAGTGTGATGCCATGGGACTTAACAAAAGCTTCCAAACAGGCAGTACACTTCGATTCACTATTTGGATAATGAATCATCGGTTGTTAAATTTAGCACTTGACAACCGAACACAAACTTGCTATAATACGCGAAATCGTAAAAAGGAATTAACGAATGGTTTTTAACATCCTATCAGACATAGTAAAACACACACATGGCTTGGGCTTTATCGAAGCAGTAAAAGTCACTGGCTCACCAGACTCAATTAAAATTGAAGCAATGGAAGAGAACCGTACAGTTGTTGTACAGGGCACCATCAATACATCAATTGATAACTTGCAGGGAACTGTTGGCTTATCAAGAATGGGCGTGCTTGCGGGCTACTTGAACTTCGATCGATTTAATTCGAAAGACGCATCGGTAGTAATTGAAACACGCGATCGCAACGGCACTGAAACTCCATGTGAAGTAACATTTGACTCGGGCTCAGGCCACAGCGGTCAGTATCGCTTTATGGCGGCAGAAGTTGCAGAAGAGCAAATCCAGGTACCACCTTTCAAGGGCGCTGAGTGGATGGTCACTGTTGATCCAAGCACAACTGCAATCAAAGATTTATCTACCATGGACAGCATCCTGGGTAGTTATGAAGATTCGTTTGTTGCACGCACAGTTAACGGCAACTTGGAGTTCCACATTGGCGCAGGCTCAACAGACCGTTCTAAGATTACATTTGCAAAGAATGTAAAAGGCACATTAAAGCATGCATGGCGTTTTCCAATTGGGCACTTTCTTGCAATCATGAAGTTGCACAGAACGTCTGAGACAACACACATCAGCTTCAGTGATATGGGCGCACTTAAAATTGAAGTGAACTCAGGCCTCGGTACGTACACTTACATCATCCCTGCGAGAGCTAGCTAGGCACCTGCCTAGCTTTACCAAGAGGTAATAATGACAGAAAAATTCGATCCATTTAATTTAACTGATTCGCAAGAAGACCATTGGGCTGTGCATTTGCCAGCATTTAGTGGCTTCTACATTCAGCAAATGGCAAAACTAGACGACAACCCGGATCACTACGGTCCGGATCGGTTCGGACCCACATTCGACAAAGGCCACCGTGGCCTAGATTTTTATAACGGCGGTGGATACTTTACTTATAAGTGGGGCTTGTATTCAGCAGGACACGCCAAGTTAGATATTGAAAAGTCTAAAGAAAGCGAACGCTTTGTGCAAAGTCGCAAGCGAGATGGTTCTACATTCCTTCTTGGTGACAGTGGCGGATTCCAGATTGCCAAGGGCGCTGGCCACTTCAAGAACGTTGATTGGAGTGATTTTGAAGGCGCTGGTGGCGACAAAATACGCGAAAAGGTATTGCGTTGGCTTGAAGAAACTTCTGACTTCTCTATGACACTGGACATTCCAGCGTTTGCGGCAGAGCCACCATTGAGTCTCAAAACTGGCTTGACATCATTTGGCGACACACTTGATTTAAGCTTGCTTAACTTGTACTACTTTGTTAAGAATCGTGTGCCAGGCAAAACAAAGTTCTTGAATGTGTTGTCGGGTACCAACTTTGAAAACTCTAGTCGTTGGTACGAAGGTGTTAAAGCATTTAGTGACCCGATCGAAGTTGAGAAGATGGACTTTGAACGTGAGCGCACATTAGAAGGCTACGCCTTTGCTGGTATTAACATGAAGCACATGCCCAGTGTACTTGCACGCATGGCAGACTTGTTACGAGACGACCTGATCAAAGACAAAGAGTGGATACACTTCTTGGGCATTGGTCGACTAGACTGGGCTTGTTACTTGACATCAATACAACGTCAACTTAGGAACTACGAACCTAAGATAACAGTAAGCTTCGATTGCGCCAGCGCATTCCTGGCAGTGGCAAAAGGGCAGATGTATTCGAACCCTAGTTATACGCCTAAGCGATTTGGCTACAACATGAACAGTGCAATTGATGATCGCAATCTTAAAGAAAGCACATTGCAGATGCCGTTCCCAGGACCTATTGCAAGTCGCATGAACTTGGGTCATATGTGTCGCTTAGGCCCAGGTGAGCACAACAAGCAAGGCAAGCTTAACAACACAAGCTGGGACACTGCATCGTATTTGTTAGGTATGGCCAGCAACGTTTACATACACGTTAACGCTGTACAAGAAGCAAATCGCATGGCTGACATGGAGTACACCAAGTTTAACTTGAGTTACAAAGATTGGTCAAAGCAGAAGCGTGGTTCGCAAGTTAACGAAGTTAGTGACTTTGTTCCTGCAAACATATTGTTCTTTAACTCGTTTGTTGAGTCTTTCTTTGACAACAGCATGTCGCATGAAGACCGCATGAGCATGATTGAAGACAATCGACAGTTTCTTGAAGCCATCAGCTTTGGTGGACAGAAAGGCAACGTGTTTGGCAATCTGTTTGATATGTCAGACATAACAACAACAGAAACCGAAGCAGTTGATGCAATTGCTTCATACGCCGATGTTGATGACCTAGACGAGGATTAACATGACCGAGCAAGAGGTAATAGACCTGATAACACAAAACCTATCTATAAATATAGATCAGGTAACCGAGTTCGGGCCAGTTGAAACAGTTGTAGTAAAGCTCGAACTATTTGGCAAAGTTATCTCCGAGCATAATTGTTATTTACCATCACCACACAAGGAATAAAAATGAGAAAACTTTACTACTGCGGCCTTGAACAGCTAGAATCCCGATACACTTTACAACTACAAAATTGGAACGAACGTGTGTTTGATAAACGCGAAATTAGCTATGTCTCTGTTCTTGGTAAAAACTTAGACGACAAGAAGCAAATCGTCACCGGCAGTGTGCTTGATGCACACGGCCGGACATACTACAGCATGACGCAAATGGCTGAGCTAGTCAAACTCATGCAACAGGGCGAAATAACAAACCAGGATGTTATTTTCTTTGAAGATATGTTTACACCTGGTATTGAGTCACTTGCGTATATCATGGACCAAGTTGAAGACTGTTACAAACCTAAAGTGTTTGTTCGTTGCTTGGCACAAACATTTGATCCAGATGACTTTGTTATACGCGAAGGCATGTTTAAATGGATGCGCAAGTTTGAAGAAATGACTGCGGCGTTTGTGGATGGTATTATTGTTGCTAACGAAGAATTCGTTGCACATTTGCGCATAGCTGGCATTGAATGTCCGATTTACGTAAGCGGGTTACCGTTCGGCAAGGAAGAAGTTGCAAGTCGCATGCCAACCAATCGCCCGTTAAAAGAACGAACCAAACGTGTCACGTTTGCGGCACGCTGGGACGATGAGAAGCAACCACACTTCTTCATGGACTTAATTGAAGAGGTTTACAAGACGCATCCTGAAATTGAGTTTTGTGTATGTACAGGTGGACCACGGCTCAAGGGCAACAACGAAGCGGCCATAGTTCGTGCCCGTGAGATGGAGTACAGTAAAAAAGCAAACTTTAAGATTTACCAGAATCTCAAGAAGGATGATTACTATCGCATACTGGCTGACACCACTGTATTATTTAATTGTGCATTGCAAGACTGGACATCCAATACAGTAAGCGAAGCTGATACACTCGGTGCATTGACATTGTATCCGGCATATCGTAGCTTTCCTGAAGTGTTTGCAAACAACCACAAGCATTTGTATGCACCGTGGAGCATCGATGATGCAATCGAAAAGCTGTGTGCCATGTTTTGTGATGTCGAATCTGACAATTTAGATAGTTACAGCATCGGCAAGATAAGCGATTGGCAAAACGGAACGATCGATCGCACACTAGATATCATGCTAGGAAATGGTGAACACTGGCGTCGAAACGGCAATGACTATCGCAAACATGTAGCAACACATAAGTTTTAATTGACCTTAGGCGTCTGTTGCGTTACAGTATTAATATAAACACATCAAATCAAAGGAAGAATAATGGATAGAGACGGACATAACGATGCAGTGTTCTTTGTCGGCCCAGAAATAGAGCATACCAAAGCATTTAGTATGAAAACTCTGTTTGTGGTAGGCTACAGAAACAAAGAACAAATACTCGACTTTGCATCTGACAACGGGTGCAAGCATGTTTACCTCGGAGCGAATAAGTCGTTCCAGAAAAACAAAAAGCTCATTGGTGTTGCAGAATTTTTAATAAGCAATCGCATAATGGTAACACTTGATTACCCACTTGACGCACACAAATGGATAATCGAAAACTGGCCAGCAAGTGTATTAAACAACAAAGACTTTATTGCAATGATCAGCGTTGAGCTTCCTAAAATTGAAACGTTCAGCAAAAATGCTTGTGTTAAAATTGATGACACAGGGCTCAGTCAGAACAATACAGGTGTGTGGACACTGCCAATACAAGAACTGTTGGACAGTAATCGCTTTACACCATGGTCCGATTATGTACATGACGAAGTGGTGTGGACAGAAGAAGACAATAAAAAGTTCTGGAACGACAAGCGCAATAACGACTATCGGAAAAAGTAAATGATCATAACCAGGCACTCAAAAGCATTAACTGACATTACCGCCACGCTTCGCAACATAAACAACATGCTAACTTTAGCATCCTGGAGCAAGCATTTCGCGTGGAAAAAGAAGCTAATACAAGTGCCTGGAGTCGATAGTCAGTTTACTGAGAATTTTGTGTGGCTTGACTTTTACTACGAAAGAACCAGAATCGGGATTAAAGATGTAACGGCGTCGGGCTTGAGATTTACCATGGGCGACGTTGTTAGAGTCAAGAACATGGACACTGTGTCGTATTATTCAATGCAAGGTATGCCAGAGAATGTTGACAATCGCAAAGATAAGAGACTTGACCGTTGCATCGACCTAATGCTCAGAACCACCGATCCTGTCCTGGCCTGTAATCAATACAATGACGCATTAAGAACTCACTATCGACTATATCGCAACCTATATGAGCGAATCGAAGGCATCGACGAGTTAACAAAGGGTATATTGACTGCCGATGAATACGATGCAAAAGTAAAGACAGGTGATTACTAATGATGTGGACATCAAAAAGCACCGAACGTAAACGGTACGATGATATCCAGTTCAGAGGAAATTGGCACAGGAAATTCTTGTGGTTTCCCACTGTAATAAAAGAAGACGAAGGCATACAAACCGTGCTTTGGCTCACAACCGTGATGCGTAAAACGAGAGTTGACGAGCGTGAAGCGGACAACAGTTTTAAAGCTGGTGTAGAAACCTACACAACCAAAGAACAGTTATCGTTAGACATACTAGCAGGAAAGGATGAACAACTCATTCATTTTGGTACCTACGGTGCAGAAGCGAATTATCGCAGACTACTCGACAACTTAGGCATCGATATACCCGATAAAAAGAACTGGAGGGTATCGCTATGAAATGGCAATCCAACAGCAAAGATCGCAGACATTACCTCAAAATACAGCACTATGCCAATTGGCATCGCAAGTTCGTTTGGCTACCCACTCAAATAAGCGGCGACTACGGCATTTGCAAATGGATATGGCTCGTGCATGTTATGCGTAAATATCGACTATCATCAAGTAGATTCCACCTGTTTACTTTTGTTAGGCCAATTTACAGACTGCCACATGACCACACTGTCGCTGTGCTTGAAGACAGCAAAGGAGTCATCGACCGAATAATGTTTGAAGATTATACATCAAGATCAAGATACAAAGAGTTAATAGATAACTTAAATATAAAAGACAAGGTATTCCAAACATGATTAAACGTTTCATAGAAGTAAAATTTACAAAAGAGGGCGTTCATTGCTACCCGGCGGCGGCCACAGATCCTAAATTAAAAACAGGCGACTGGCTCGACGTATCATTTCTAGCTAACCCACATTTTCATTACTTCCACTTTGTTGTGGCCATCGAAGTATTCCAAAACGATAGAGACATCGAGTTTATACAGTTCTCTCGTTGGTTACAGCGCATGTATGCAAGCGACACGTTACAGCTAAACTCCAAAAGCTGTGAGATGCTTGCAGAGGATCTTATTAACGAAGTTGTTAAAACATACCCTGGCAGAGCAATGGTAGTAGAAGTTTCCGAAGATGGCATTAACGGTGCTCGTCTAGAATTTACACCTAATGCCTGATGTATATTAAAGTGAAAAGTCGTAGTCTCAAGCGGTTACAAAAGATAGAACGCAATTGCCGTTGGCATCGGTTCTTTGTTATATGGCCACGCAAAATATCAACTGTGAGCGGGTACAATGAATTTGCTTTCTTGACTTTTGTTTATCGTAAAGCTAAACTGTGTGTAAGTAGACATTACGAGGACTATTCGCTGTCTATATATTTTAATTTTGTATATGCCAAGACCGAACAAGAAGCATCGATGAGTATATTGTCGGCAGGCGACGAAATCAAGTTCCGTGATGAAGAAACGCAGAACTATTACGAGCAATTAAAGGAACAAACTAATGAAGACTAAACAATTAACATACGAGCAAATTACTGCACTCGTGCAACATCTAATCGTTGAAATTGAAGCGAGCAACTGGGAACCAGAGATTATCGTGGGTGTGTCCCGTGGTGGGCTATTACCTGCCATACTGCTCAGCAATCATTTTGAATGCCCGATGCAACCGTTGGTATGGTCTGCAAAAGATCCTAGTGGCAACGAGTGTAACTGCTGGTTACCAGAAGACGCGATTGCCGGCAAGCACACTCTTATAGTGGAAGACATAATTGACACAGGCGAGACCATTAAACAAATTATGGAAGACTGGAATTCGTCAGTACACAAACACATTGACTGGGATTCAGTTGTAAAGGTTGCATGCTTGCACAAGCGTAACGCAACCGAGTTTGTGCCAGCTTATGTTGCTCACATATTAGATAACAATGATCATCAAGTTTACCCATGGGAGAATACAAATGCCAACCAATAAAAGTAAAGAACTAGTCATTACAGACGCAGAACTTAAAGAAGTTGAAGATCCTGTAATGGCCGCCGCACTCATGTTAAAAGAGTTACGCAGAATGAATGACCGATTGGACACAATCGATTGGAAAACTTGGGAAATGATGAAAAAGATTTCCCCGGAGTCAAACAAACCAGGAAGATGAGTATGCGCAAATCACAAGACATTGAATTTGAATTCGCAATAGTCGAACCCGAGTACCATAACTTATTCACTTTGCATCACGGGTTCGGGTTAGGTGAGCTTAACGACAACATAGAAGCAGGTTTGACCAACAACCTTCTCACAGTACAAATTAAAAAAGATATATATGCACGCGCTTGTATTGACGCTCTCAAAGATGAACAGTTTGTGCTCAGCATATCGGGAATAGGGTTTGAGTTAAAGTATAACACGCTTTCAATTTCTATTACTGATCACATGGACCTACGCATCGACATAGACATCACTGCCTGGCCTCCGCTTGCCAGAGGGATAAGTAATGTACTTTAAAATGCCCGATGCACCCACCGAAGAAATAACCATGCTCATGCTGGATGGAAAAATGTTATCCACAGAAGATGTAAGAGAGATGGCCACAGGCGGTAACATAAAGTGTCACGTCGAAGGCATGGTAATGTCCATGCTGGTAAGCAATGATTATAGCGAACTCATGTACCATTTGCTGAACACCGGTCAATGCACAATGGGATTAGGTCAAACTGAAATTTACCGCATAGTTGGCCCCATCCAAGTCGAAGATACAGAAGGCAGAAAGTTTTATAGATTATTAGCCAACTTGGTACATATCGAACAGTCAGACGAAACGTGGGGTGGCATTGTTTATAACAAGGGCATAACCAAAATTAGAAATAAAGCGCAGGTTGACAAGAATGCCTAAATGCTGTATAATGCACTGATAACAAATTAAGGATACTCATGGCAGACGAATATAGATACACAGAGCTTTTTCGTTCTTTCCAAGGCGAAGGAACACACACTGGTAAAAACACATTATGGCTACGCTGGTTCATGTGTAACTTGACTTGTAACGGATTCGGACAAGCAGATCCTACTGATCCAAGCACGCATGTACTGCCATATGAAACGTTTGACATAATCGATGTAACAGATTTAGGACAACTTCCTGTTTTTGAATTCGGCTGTGACAGTTCTTACTCATGGGCTAAAAAATATAAACACTTGGCAAGCAATCACACAGCAGTTGAGATTGCAGATCGACTAGAAGAGAACCTGCGTTCTGTTTTTAACCCGCATGGCAAGTTCTTGCATCCGTTAAGCGGCGCTGAAACTCATATGTGCTTTACAGGCGGTGAACCCATGATGCGTAACAGTCAGCGTGGCATAGAAGCAGTCATGCGCGAGTTGCACACCAGAGGCAACATGCCCAACAATGTAACAATAGAAACCAACGGCACACAGAGAATGACCAAAGAGTTTGGCGAGTTCTTGGTATGGTTCGAAAGAAATTCAGACAACGGCGAATGGTTCTGGAGTTTTAGTCCTAAGCTGTTTAACACAAGTGGCGAAACTGCACGCAAGGCAATTAAGCCAGCTGAAGTTGCACATTACCAAGAGTACTCACAAGCAGGGCACTTGAAGTTTGTTGTTAACGGAACGACAGCCACGTGGGAAGAGCTAGAAGCGGTTGTTAAAGAGTTTCGAGCAGAAGGCATTGAATTTCCAGTTTGGATTATGCCGGTCGGTGCAACCAAAGAAGCCCAGGAAACGGAGCAAGTAAAGATAATTGTTGCTGAAACCTTGAGCAGAGGTTATAATGTTAGTGGAAGACTCCACGCACACATGCTGGGCAACGAATTAGGAACATAACATGGTTAACAGCTTTATTGAAGAACAAGTTAAAAAAGGCGCATCACTGATTGAGTTCGAATACGATAACAGTGTATCGGTTACAGAAGTAATCAACGACATTAACCGATCTCTCAAAGAGCTAGGAATAATCAAAAAATATAAACTATCGATACGCAAGACAATTGTGCGTGTTGAACTTATCAAGGATGACAATGAGTAAACCAACTATACCATTTGGATGGATGCCAGGACATTGGGGTCTAAAAGGCAAGACGCGAGATATTGCACAAGCCGAATACGAACTCGAAGGATACGATCTTGAACTTAAACTGCTAAGTCTAAACAGCAGTCACCTTGATAATCGTGCTGAAGTATTCGAACGCGGCAAGGTAGAGCTTGACTTTAAACACGGCTACATGTCTGAAAGAGATTACGAATACACCGTTGCAAAATACACCGAAGATGAAACCGAGCGCCAGTTAAAACTTCTTGATTTAGACTATCAGTACACTGACATGCGAGATCGAGATTACGACAAATCGAAATCTACTATCAAAAAAGAATCTTGGGTAAACGTGATTGATCTTAACGTGCGTGAAGATACCGGTAACTTTGAACTCGATTGGAACGAATACTTTATCACAGAACTTGAAGAAACTGGTTTCAAAGGCACAAGTGATGAAGACATTGTTAACAGTTGGTTCAGTCGTATTTGCAGAGACATAGCAATGTCTGAGTATTCTGGAACTGGCGACTTTGACGAAAAACTAGCAGAAGTGGAAAGTGGCAGAGACGGTCCTACCGACAAAAACGGTCGGAGAATAATAAAATAAATATTTTAAACACCAGTATACCTGGTTGGACATCACCTGCTAAGTTAGAATGTCTTGCTGGATATGCGCGCCAAGTACCCGAGAACGGCTGGATTGTCGAAGTAGGCACCTTCTGCGGAAGATCAGCGTTTGTACTGGCTGCCAATTCGTTGCCTTCTGTTAAGGTGACATGTATTGATCCCTGGTGTTTTAATGACGGTGACAGGCTGGTTGCGAAACACTACCTTACCACATACGGCGACAGAGATTGCCACTATTCTCAACAGACGTGTGTTGAAAATCTTGCACAGTTTGGAGATCGGATAGAGCTTATAAAAACAACCAGTCCTTACTTTCACACTGACTTTGCTGAACGCAAGCCTAATTTGTTTTTTATAGATGGTGACCACAGCGGCGACGTTATTAAGCGAGAGCTAAAACTGTATTACAATCATTTGGCACCAGGTGGCACAATGTTAATAGACGATTATCAACATCCTGTACATAAAGATTTAAGTAGAGAAGTAAGAAGCTTTGTGCTACAATACAACTTAGATCTAGTTATAGTTAAAGAGAAAGATCCAAACTCACAATTCGCAATAATCGAGAAATTATGAAATACATACACATTGATAGCATGAACATATTCTTTAGAAGTGTTCACACTTTAAACCCGAACGCTGGCATTGATGCGATGAGCGGCATGGCGCTACACACAATCTTTAACTCAGTTAGAAAGGTATGGCGCAAGTTTGGTGCAGACCATGCAGTGTTTCATACAGAAGGTCGTTCGTGGCGCAAGGACTTTTATCCACGCTACAAGCTTAACCGAAAAGTGGCACAACTGGGAAAAACCGAAACAGAACGCGAAACAGATGAAATACTATTTGAAGCGTATGCTGATATTATTGCCTTCCTCAAAGAGAAGACCAATACAACTGTGCTACGCTGTTCGACTGCTGAGGCAGATGATACAATTGCATTGTTCATACAGTCGCATCCGGACGATGAGCACATAATTATATCAACTGACTCGGATTTTATACAGTTGTTAAAGCACGATAACGTTACAATCTACAACGGCGTGTCTGATGTTACAATGACCAAAGCTGGACTAACAGATGAGAAAGGTCGTGTACTTGAGTTCACTGTTAAAAGTGATAGCAAGTTAAAAGTAGGCAAGCCGAACCCAACATTTAGTCCGGATCCTAGCTGGTACGAGTTTGCAATGTTTTTAAAAATGATACGTGGCGATAAGTCAGATAACGTTTTCTCTGCATTCCCTGGTGCTAGACTCAAAGGCACACGCAACAAAATTGGTATAACAGAAGCGTTTGAAGACCGAGACACAATGGGATTTAACTGGAACAACTTTATGCTACAGCGTTGGGTAGATGAAGAAGGCGTTGAGCATTCTGTTAAAAGCAAGTATGAAGAAAACAAAAAGCTTATTGATTTAGAAATGCAGCCAGAGCCAGTTCGCGAAGCATGCTTGCTCAACATCAACGAGCAAACAACTGCCAAGAAAGTGCCACAGGTAGGAATACACTTCATGAAGTTCTGCGGACTTTACGATTTAAGAAAACTGTCTGATAGTGCAACGGAATTTGCATCTATCCTAAACGCTGGTTACACAGCAAAAGAAGTATAATAAAAGGAATTATCATGGTCAAACTTAAAACGCTTACAAAATCTTCTTGGTTAGTTATCACCGAAGGTACTAACGAGAAGATCGGATTGTTGTCCGAGCAACGTGACAAGCTCAAGTTTATTGCCAAGGCGGCCAATGCTGAGTTCGATGGTAGACAGGACGTTACCGATTTCTTCAATCAGAAAGATTTGTTTAACACTGCCATGGAAGTCAAAGAACCCGATGTTGACAGTAAAGAATACTTTGTTAACGGGTTCCCTGTTAAAGCAGGTATTGCACACGAAATAAAAGACAAGTCAGTAAACACTGGCTTGCCTATATATTCCAAGAGCGAAAACAGCGACAGCTATTATGTAGCAGGTTACTTTTGTTTGAACTTCGATGGAATCGGTTGGACGCATGCTTTTTGTCCGCGCTACAATACGTTGGATAAGTACGAACACAGTGGTCCGTACAAAACGGAAGATGAAATGAAAGCGATACTAAGGAAGCTAAAAAGCTCAGCACAATGAAACAACATAAACGTCTTGAAAATATGTTAATGTCAGCCAAGGTGAGAGGAAAGCACTCATTAGACCTGAATCTTTCCGAAGCCGGTCAGCTTATCTATGAATATTCCGAATCAGAGAATAGCATAGAGGGATTGGTCAGCCAGATTGAGAATCTTAAACAGAAACTAGATCTAGCACAGAAGGCTATGATTGCCCATGCACCTGCTATCAAAACAAATAAAACAAAAGAGTCGACAAAAGCTGAGTTTAATGGTATAATGGACGGTGGTAGTTTTTAGAAAGGTCATAAAATTGGTAGTTAACGATAAATATAAGTAGATATCATTAACAACATATGGAATTTTATGGCCAGACCAAAACCACAAGTACTAGCTGAATATGTTGATCCGCAGACTTATAAGGCAGAGCAGATACTCAAAGCTGATGCTATATTTGCAGTGTTTTACAAAGGTGAACCGATCAACATACGAACATTAAACAAGCTAGTGAGTTACCCAGGACCTAAATACAAAAAGTCCAGTTTCTCAGCACCGGGTCATGCACTTAACTTAGCGGCAAGACTCAACGAACAATTTAAGTCAGATGATTTTAGTGTCAGGAGATTGATAGGTGGAGAAGAATACACAGGAACAGAATAAATCGCGTGAGCGGATTATGAAACTACTGGCGGCCGAGTTCGACACCCCCGGGCACGAAATAGAAAAAGCATTTTTTAACTCTAAAAATACGATGGCTTTATCGGAAGTAGGCCATCGTATTATGTCTAAAGTTTTTAACTTCCACCAATTTAAAATCCAAGGCAAATTGCTAACCAAGCATATCCTAGGTCTTAAACATCTCGAATATCCCTACTACATAACTGAGCACTGGCTGGTACTTTACAACAGCGAAGATATGACCATGGCCGAATTATACGGCTCCGCTGACGAATTTCTTGACGCCTATGCAGATGACGTTTGACTAACGGTACTTTCTGCTGTATAGTTACATCATACATTTAGATACCTACATGGTGTGCTGTGCCGCAAATAAAAGTCTGGAAACATCCGCGTAAAAAAGCGTATACCGAAAACAAGTACGTACACCTTCGTCGGATAAAAGTGGATGCATTAAAAAATTATAGCAAGAAACGTGTCTCGCAGATAACAACAAAACTGCAAGAACATGCAAAGACACATGGCCCGTTTACCACTTTGTTGCAGTATCTTAAATTCGTCAACACACATCACTCCCTGGTAGAAAAACTCGAAGCATTAAAATACGGCGAACACATTAACTCTCGCATGTCAATGTCACTTGGGCTAGCGTTGTTGCTTAACATAACCGAGATACAGATGGCTTATGACGACAATAATAAACTCATTGATATTAGACTGATAACACAAGATTACACACGCTATCGCTCGCAGGGGTTGAGTACACTATGCAGTAATCATAAACACATATTTGGTACATCATTTCAAGCGATACCGCTGGGATCCTGGTTTCAATTTCCGTATTGCAGTGACTTTAGATTTGAAGATGTTGTTGCATTAGGTAAGAACGATCGCATGGCACAAGAAGCCGAAGTTATTGTCGATCGCCTCGACGGACAAAATATTATCCATCTACCCAAGCATCTTGGCATAAGTGGCGATGCACTGTATGAGTTTAGATGCAAGCTCATTGATGAACTGTTTGAAGACCGTGAGATAACATACGACACAATTGGAAAGAAAGTGATACTGCTAAAGGACGATTGTGTATATGCAGTTACATTGTTATCATTCTCAGTAGACACGGTATATGTATCGCTAAGAGGGCTGGCACTTCCGATACCTAAAGACTGGGTTAAAAACATCATTGGGCATAACTAATGCCAATAGTTAAGTGTTACGTGCATCCTAGGTTTCACAGGCAATATTATACAATCGATGAAAAATCCGAGTATGTAAACGTCTTAAAGAAAGAAGCATACGAGAACATGAAAGACCAGTACTTCGGTGGCAGGTACGATTGGGTGCGAAAATTGTTTGCCGATGATGATTGCTCAGTACCTGCAATCATTTACACCATGAATCATTTTAGAAAAGACGTTATCAAATCGTTTTCGACTAAGCTTGAACTAGCAGAGTTTGCGCATGCATGGCGCAACAAGAAATTGAAACAACCGTTTGCGATCAGTAACAATGTGCGCGGCATGTCACGGTACTCAGACGGCACAGTAGACGTCGAAATTGATATTGTGGAGCGGGGCTTTCTTGATTCATTGTGTAAATTTTATGACCATCCGCATGGGTTAGAATCATGCATATTTGAGTTGGCTTACGACACCACGCTGTCATTATATGATGGTATATTAACCATTAGAACAGAGGCACCGAGCATAGTCAATTGGGTCAACAGGCACATTGATCAAGTGAATGTATACCTCGGCATCGAGCACCGAGCCAGCTTCATTGACGATGACGATGACGATGCCGATGACTACAATTACTACGATGATAACGTGCCGCATTACGTTAGTGTATTGCACTCGTGGGACATTGAAGATCACTTTGGTGAAATCGAACTCGAACATCACACATGCACAAAATTTGGAGAAAAGCAAAATGCCAATAGTTAAGTGTTACGAACATCCTAGGTTCAACCGTAAATATTATCCAGTAGAAGACAAAGCACTCTACATCGATGACCTCAAGCACGAAGCATTCGAGATAATGAAATCAAAATGGTTCGAGAGAGAGTTCCCCATTATACAGAGGTTGATAGGCAACAACTTCCGTAGCATGCACCACGTGTTCGATCACATGAACTATTTTAGAGAAGAAACAATGAAATCGTTTTGTTGGGACGTTAGTTTTGGTGAGTACAGTGCAATGTGGTCACGCAGACAATTCTATCGTCCGATTGTGGTGTCGGACCACGTGCATAGTATATGTGTATATGATCCCGAAGATAAGCCTCACCATTGTGTAATTGTATTAAATGTTATTGACTGGGGATATTTAGAAGCAATGAGCCATGTTAATTTTCGTAAACTGACTTCAACTATACTTGGTAAGGATTATGACTCAGAAATTGATATAGACTTCAAAGAAAATAGAATAACTTTTTACACACAGCAACCAGACTTGGTGAGTTGTTCCCGCATGTATGTTGACCAGGTGAATGCATATCGGTATATAGAAGGTGCCAACAAAAGAATCGTCGGATTAGGAAGCGAAAACATAAATGACTACTTTGGAAAAATTAGACTTTATTAAAGTTCTTAAGGGACTAAAAATAAACGTCATACTGAAAGAAACAACGGTTGACTGTTACCCTGGCAGAATGTATGCTTTAGACAGTGCCGGTCACTTGGTGGGTTATTGGTCAGAGCTAAATGGCTACGTGATGTTCGATGCACCCATGAAAAGGTTCTCAAAGTCACGCAGGCAGTTTCAGAAGATTAAACTTGAGGACTTATAATGTTACACGCCAAAGCGTCGCAAGAACATAAAAGAATACTTAAACAACATCAGAAAGAGTGTAACTATGTTACAGCACGTATTGCCGCGATAAAAGCCGACGACATGCGAATGGCTGAAGCCGACGACATATACAGCATGAGCATTGAGCAGTTTCTCAAATGGTTTGATACTAACTCACCTCGCTTGTTTCAGTCTGTTGCTTATAGTCGAATTAAAAATAAGTCGATGTACAGCTTTCGGCATTATGTAGCAAGAAGAAGAAAGATACGCAATTGCGAACATAGAACCAGCGTGTCCCTTGTTCGTGCAAACTCCAGGCTAAGAACTAGCTTTACTGTACACAACGGTCCTGCACGCCATTTTGGTAGCACCATGTTGTTTGCCGGTGCATTAACAATACAAGAACTGCCGTTTGCACAGGGCGATTTGCAATACTGCATACAGTTCAGTGGAAAGTTTCACGCGATAGTAGATCAGTTCCTAACAGAACTTAAACCAGATGCGGTCATGCGTGCATTACAGGATGTTAAATCTACTGCCATTTATCATATGCAGTCGAAAACTGTTTACTCATACTAAAATAAATTATATTAATTGGTTGACGTATGTTTACACGATGCTATACTTACTGGACTTAGAAATAAGCAACTTAGTCGAAAGAAAGAAATACAAGTTTTAGTTGACACAAACAAATACTTTGCTATACTAATAACACATTAACTTAGTCACAACAATAGGAGAGACACATGTCTCAAGATTTAACAACAATTGGTGCAGACCGCGCCGCACGATTAATCCGCGTTTGCATGGCAAAGAAGCGTCCTGTATTCCTTTGGGGTCCTCCGGGCATTGGTAAGTCTGAGCTAGTTGAGCAAATTGGTGCTAAAGAAGATCGCCCAGTTATTGACATGCGTATGCTTTTGTTAGACCCAACTGATGTTAAAGGCATTCCATACTACAACGTCTCGAAGAACACAATGGAGTGGGCACCACCAGGTGAGCTACCCATGATTACTACTGCCGCTGATGTTAAGCAAGCAGAAGTAGTGCTAGAAGACCTTAAAGGTCGAGTTGATCCAAGTTTACTAGAAGGCATGGCACCTAAAGAATTACTTGCGTTAGAGCGTGCTGTTAGTAATGCAGAAGAAAACTTAAAACAGATACTTGGTGCAAGCGAAATGCAAAACGCTATATTGTTCTTAGATGAACTGGTAGCGGCACCACCGAGTGTACAGGCAGCGGCATATCAGCTAATACTTAACCGTCGCGTAGGTCAATACCACTTACCCAAAGGCATCGACATGATTGCCGCAGGTAACCGCGAAACAGATAAGGCAGTAAGCTATAAAATGCCTACTCCACTTGCTAACCGCTTTATTCACTTAGAGATGGAAGCAGACTTTGATTCTTGGCAGAAGTGGGCAATCCACAACAACGTGCATCCTGATGTTGTTGGTTACTTGTCCGACAAGAAGCAAGACTTGATGTCGTTTGATCCCAAAAACGTTGGTAAGGCCTTTGCTACTCCGCGTTCATGGGTGTTCGTAAGTGACTTGTTATATGCACAGCGTGAGTTCAACCTAGATGATTTCGATCTTGGTGTGCTTATCGAAGGTACTATCGGCCCAGGCACAAAAATTGAGTTCATGAATCACTTGAAATACAGTGCTCGCTTGCCACGTGTTGAAGACGTGTTGACAGGCAAGGTCAAGAAGCTTGATAAAGAAGTTGCTAGCGAAATCTCTGCACACTACGCCTTAACGGTTGGTATGTGCTATGAATTACAGCGCCACTTCAAGCTAGTGGACGACAGCAACGATACTGAACATGATAGCAAATCTTTACACGAAGCGGCAGATTACTACTTCGAGTTTATCATGGAAAACTTCAAGCAAGAAATGTGTGTGCTAGGTGCCCAGACATTACTGCGTGAATATGGTGTTAAGTTTAAGCCGGGCAAGATGAAGAACTTTACTAAGTTCCACGCTAAGTTTGGTGAATACATTATCGACAATGACTAAGTTGATGTGTTAAGGAAGGGGCACTACGGTGCCTTTTTTTTATCTTTCGATTGACATCAACCATAAAGTTTAGTATAATTACTTGAACTTAGAACATGCACCTAGGAGCAACTATGTCTATTAACCAAGAAGCACTAAAAAAGTTACGCAAGGCAAGAACAAAGATGTTACTGCGTTTGCCCTTTTTCGGTAAATTGGCTACTCACCTCAAGTTAGTTGAAGCAGAGTGGTTACCCACAATTGGTACAGATTCCACACGTATCTATTACAATCCAGATTTTATTAACGCGCTAGCAAAAGACGAAATTGTGTTTGTGCTTGCGCATAATGTTATGCACTGCATTTACAATCACCACGGTAGACGTGCTGGTCGCGATAAAAAGACTTGGGACTCTGCTTGTGACTACGTTACAAACAACGAGTTGATTGACTTGCGTGTAGGCAAGATGCCTAACTTGATTAAAATATTGCACGACAAAAAGTACGGCGATATGACAGCAGAAGAAGTCTACAACGACTTGATGAAAAATCAGCCACCACAGCAACCCGGGCAAGGTCAATCTAGCGGCGATGGCGATGGGCAGGGCGAAGGTAGCGCCCCGGGATCGTTTGATGAACACTTCGAACCTAACAAAGGTGACAAGAACTCTAACGAGCAAGGCTCAGAAGAACAAGACGGTGCTAAGTCGGATGGTCAGGTTATTATGACCGACCCAGAGTTTAACCAAGCACAAGATCAGTTCAAGCAAGCTGTGTTAGCCGCGGCAAAGTCTGCTAAAGATGCAGGCGAAGTGCCAGCAGGCATACGCAGAATGATCAAAGAGTTGACCAATCCTAAAATGGACTGGCGCGAACTACTAGCGGCACAAATTAAATCCTGTGTACCGAGTGACTTTACTTGGGCACGCGGTAACCGTAAGACACGCTCTATGGGCATATACATGCCAGACATGGAACGCCAAGATCGTGTCGAAGTGTGTGTTGCAATTGATACATCCGGGTCGATAAGCGAAAGCATGTTACGTGACTTCTTAGGTGAGATCATGGGAATCATGGAACAGTTTACAGACTTCGAGATCCAAATATGGACGTTTGATACCAAGGTGTACAACCGTCAAGTGTTTGGTCCCGAAAACATCGATGAGCTTACCGAGTACGATATACAAGGTGGCGGTGGCACTGATTTTGATGTTAACTGGCAATTCATGAAGCAAGAAGAGATTGAGCCTAATCGGTTCATTTTAATGACCGACGGGTACCCGTGGAATAGTTGGGGCGATGAACAGTATTGCGACACTATCTTTTTGATACATGGCAACGATAGTATAATTGCGCCCTTTGGGATAACCTGCTATTATGAAGAATAGTTAGTAATTTCAGCTAGTTAATAGCATCCTCGTATAATGCTTCTAAAGTCTTGTGCGAGGATTTATTTTTGGCTAAATTTTCTGTGACGCTAATTAATCTCAAATTAGAAATATCCGATATAATGTTAATCGGTACATCATGTATGAACCCGTCAGTTACTGAATAAATGTGATCTAAATGGTAATCTTTTGATCTTATTCCATTAGGATCTATTGTGTCTTTGTGACGTGCGTATTGTGTCTCTGCGTATTGCTGTACACGATGCCTGTATTGTGTGCGTGTAAGCCCAGTAGCCGTGAAATTTTTACCCTTGTATATGTCTGCCCAGTACTGAGTTTTATTTGCTGATATCGACTCTTTTACAGCAGGTATATGCGAAGCATTTTCGACGCCGTATCGAGTTAACATTGATTTCTTTCTTGCTTTCTTCATCTGAGTAGTATCCGACTTAGCACGGCATATCACCATGGAACACCTCGACGAACAGTAATCTAAATACTTTCGTTGACCAACGCGATAATTAACCTTATTAACACCGCATTGTTTGCATAATGGGTGTTTTGTAATACTATGTTTAAATGCCCATACTAAAGCATAAAACGGAGATTGATTTGTTAAGAACGTGTTTGCTATAAGCCATTGATACTCATCGGGATATTCTTTACTATACAACCTTTTATAATTCTGCGGTGTAGTAGTCGTTTCAACCAAGAAGGTTAACAACGTCTTGTAAATATGTTTTGTATTCATGATTTAAAATAATCCTTGACATTCATGCAAATATTTAGTATACTTAACAAGTCGCAGTTAGTTAATTCGAAATCACAAAACAGTCATTAACTACAATGATAAATAATAGTAATATGTTAAAACAAGTTGCTATGAAAAATATTACAGTTGGTTATGGTTACGTCGAAGAGTCACCAATACATTACATATCAGATTTAATTTTTCAAGATTGGCTTTACAGTAATTGCTCTGCACAGATAAACGAAATCGAGAGAGAGATTACATTAAGCGAAGAAGAATACACCTGGTTAATAATCGCATACCCATCTACATCTGTGTCGAAATATGTTACTATTAATTTTGACAATTACAAAAAAGAATATACGAATGGACACTCTAATACTTAATACAGATGGCGCACCTCTTTCAATGTTACCTGTTTCTGTTGTAAGCTGGAAAGTTGCAATGAGATTGGTTACACTGGAAAAAGTTATCATCCTTAAAGAACACGACGACTGGGCAGTACGCACACCTTCGCGTGAGTATCCCGTGCCTTCGATTGTTTTGACCACTGACTATGTGAAATGGAATAAGCAGGTCAAATATAACCGTAACAATGTCTTCCTGAGAGATAACTATACTTGTCAATATTGCTTAAAGGAAATGGGCAGAACCAACCTAACAATTGATCATGTTTTGCCTAGAAGCTTTGGCGGTGGCACATCATGGGAAAACGTTACAACGTCTTGTGCCAAGTGTAATTCTAATAAAGGCAACAACAGAAAGATCGTTCCACGGAACAAGCCTCGTAAGCCAACCTATTACGACCTTATTGCCAAGGAACAGCAAAAAATCCTGACCATAAGAGATCAGGCGTGGCTCGACTATATTTCATGGCCGAGTGAGAACGTTAAATATAAACCACACACTACAAAACGGAGTTTAGATGTCAAACGAAGAAAACAAAACAGCAACTGAAGGTCAACAAATTGAAACCGGCATTGGCTATAACGATTTAGTTTTAGCACGCAATGTTATTCAGATTGCAAGTAAACGTGGCGCGTTCACAGACCCAAACGAGTATCGTGAGATTGGAGAGTTATTCCAAAAATTCGATCGTTTCGTTAAGTCGGTGGAAGCCCAAGTCGCAGAGCAAAAGGAAGACAAAGAAGCTTCTACCGCTGAAACCGAAGTAACAGCAGAAATAGCTGAAAAGTAAGGATAGCAAATATGAAGAAGCATTTAGGAGTAATGAAAAACACAGGCGTTCGCGTTGCAGTAGTTTTTCGTGAAATGCCAGATGATGTCGACAATTGCTTGGTTGCAGAACTTGATCGTATGCCTGATAAGTATCACGATGCGATGTTTGAGTTTATTAATTCGCAAGCGGCACAGCGAACTAACAACTTATACGAAGTACTGCACACTCGCAATTTCCCAGACGGAAACGGTGCATTAGCAGGGTTACATACCAATAACCTCATGCGCAAAGTACCAGTCGATGATGTTGATATGACAGTACAGCCGCATGCAAAAGTGCCGCTGAGAATGATCAATGATCAGATACGTGCGGTGGAAGTAACCGGAACAACTGCACCCGAAGTAGCAGTGGCGCCGACGGTGACTGAGACGTCAGCTGATCAAGCTAGGCGTTTAATGGTCAAGGCAGAGTTTATACAACAAGAAGCCGAAGCGTTATTAGAGCAAGCCCGAGTGCTTGCTCCTGAACTGTTCACCAAAGAACGTGGTCGTCCTAAGAAGTCCGAATCCGAAAAGGCCAAGGCCAAGCTAGACGAAAAAGACAAGCGCAAAGACCGAGACGAAAGCAAAAGAACTTCTGCAGAAGAAGTAGCACTTAACAAGCGCGTCGAAGAAAAAATGAAACGTGATTTATCACCGGAAGTTAATAAGCCCAATACGCTTGCATAACGCTAAAAGTTAGTCAAAAAAAAGCACCTCACGGTGCTTTTTTTATCTCTTTAATAGCTAGTATATTCGGACCAAACTCCATGCCCTCGTCGAACCAGTCTCCCATCAAAGCAAAGCCAGCATTAACATAAACATGCTCTGATCCTTTTCGGGGCAGTGTCCACACTCGCTCCATTCCTATTGCATCAGCACAAACAATAATATCCTCAAGTAATTGTTTAGCTAGCCCAACTCCTCTGTGAGCAGGGTCAACATACAGCCCTCTTGATCTAAAATCACATTCGCTTGTTTGATGTCCGCTGTTGACTGCTACTATCTCATCGTTGCAATATATTGCCCAGCACCAGGTGCGATAATCATCGTAGATACGCATGTTGTATCCTTCACCCATGGTCATGCTTGATTGAGGTTTAATAGGTGACACACGCCCTGGCCACAGCTTGTTGGTCCAAGTAGGAAGTATGGTCTCAAAATCCACCATTTTTAGTTGGTATTGCATAGTAGCATGAACCTTGCGTAGTTAGGCATCGCTAGTGTTTGCGTTGCTAAGATTGTTGTGTTGATGCACTGTGCTTTGAATTCTGCTAGGTCATGCACACAGTTAACATGCTCGTCAAGATCAAAATAATTGTTTGTTTGTAACAGCACGCGCTTGTTACTCGGCAATGTAGATATCCAAGCAGGCAAGTCCGCTATGTGCTCACAGCTTGTATTGATGATTACATCAAAGTCGGTATAGTCTGTGCAATACATGTCTTGAGTGACAGCATTGAATTCGCCTTTAAAGTAGTGCTCTGCATTGAAAGAATTTGCAAGAGCGGCACAGTTAGCGTCGATGTCGATAGAGGTAAAAATGTTACGTTTTTCGTGGTTTTTATGCAGTAGAATCGCAGGTAATAGTCCGTACCAGCCACCGCACACTGCTACACGGCTAGAAGTAACATGCTGATTGAATAGTTCGCTGGCCCACAGCTTAGATGCCAATTGTCCCTTAGAAACGAAATCGCGTATGTCAACTTCTGCTGGCATACGCGATAGGTTATTTAACAAGTTGGCATTAACAGTGAAGCCCGATACGTAGTTGCCTACGTCCTGCCATGTGTTAAGTTCGGTGTACATATCTCTCGAAGTATCCTTTGTATTCTGCCTTTGCTCGTTTGTGCCTGAAATCAGTAGGGTAGATCTCGTCGAACTCTCCTCGCAGATAATCGTAATCGTTAATTTTATTAAGCAGATTCACATGGTTCTTGTATGTCCTACCATGGTTGTTTCCGTGATGGGCACCTTCGATTGCATATGATCCAAACGCCTTGTAGAATCCTGTATTCATCCATGTTTCTAAACGGTGTGCGGTTTCGCTGTCTGCACGCTCTATAATCGATGACGATAGTTTGGTACATTCACGCACAGCACTTCTCCAAGTTTCAAATGCACTTGTGTTGAAGCGTGTAACATTGCTTATCTGTTTCATTGACTTGAGTCCTTCGCTGAACGATGTTGTGAAGTCTACACTCCAGAATTCACTAGCGCGTAACATTTTGGTCGGAAATAACTTTACCCCGCCGTATCCGTACTCTAATCCGTTAACCGGATTGATACTGCGCCATACGTGTGCAAAGCCTCTGTCACTTTCAGGTGGTACATAATCAAAATCGAAATCATCTTTGAGTTCTGCATCTGCATCCACAATGTACACCATGGAAGTATCTGTTATAGAGGAAGCCGCTTTGTGTGCGCTAAATATACCCTTGACACCATCGACGCGCTTGGCATTAGGAGCCTTGTCTAGCAGACGCTGGAAGTTACCATCGGCAAATGTTTCGCCGTAACTGAGGAACACCACATCGAACTGTAAGGCATGTTTCGTCGGATAGGAATGACTTTTAAAGTTTACCTTCCCTTTGTACATGGCTTCGTCTGTAAAGCTGTCAATGTCTGCCAGTACTCGTTCTCGATTAAACAAGCGTATGTTGGGGTCGTTGTTCCACGTATGCACAAATTCTTCTTCGCCATTTACAGGAGCATAATCGAAGTCAAAATTGGCTAACCTTTTGTTTGGATCAGTTATAACATAGAAGTATTTGGTTAGGGTCTTAGACAGTATTTCGGAAAGCTTTTCCCTGTCAATCTTTCGATCCGAAGTGCTAACAGGGAACGCTTTTGTTCTCGGAAATCTTTCTGTATAGTATTCTATTAAATCATGTTTCTGTGTGAGTAAAAAGATATCGTTCATGTTTTCTCTATTTAATGAATATCGCAACGCCGCCCTGGAATTCTAAGTAGTTAGTAGTTGAACTAACGCCGGCGTCGTTTACTTCGGTGAAATATTCCTTGTCGGTTGGCAACTTGCCATTGGAATCTAAAATATCAATATAAAAGTTTCTGTTAAATTTATTTTCTGCGTCCTTGGCAGAAAGAATAAACTGATATTTACCAGGCTCAACAGCGGCGTCACTATCGATAATAAGCTTCTTGCCTTCGATGCGTACAAATGCAGGAGTATGAGCATAATTTTCTGATTCAACTATGTCAAGTGCCACATTTAAGTTAACTTCGTGTACGCCTGTGCTAGACTGAACTTCTGCTAATTGTCCTCGATCGGCCCAGACTTCGCGATAGTGCTTGTTCTCTTGATATGCCAATCTATTATTGTGTGCATTGTACTTGGTTTCATCGACAAAATAAACAATGTCCGATATTGCCGAACTGTATAGCTTTTCGATGACCTCCGCTGATGTAAGTGTAGCATCATTACTGATAATGTTCAAGCAGATTCCCGCAACAATTGCAGAGCTTGCCGAAGTACTAGGACCTGTTATTGTAGTTACGAATCCGTTTATGTCTGCCGTGGTGATCTCACCGCCTGGGGCAAATATACTCACAGCTTGTCCGTGATTGCTTGCCATGTGAGATTTGGTCCACGGATGATCTGCATCATACGCTCTATCGAAGTGGTCAGTTGCACCAACTGTAACTGTAAAATCTAATCCTGCAGGAGAATAGCCTGCAACATCATTGCCCTTCTGGCCCGCGGCACAGACAACTACTAAATTGTTTTCATATAGTTCTTTTACTTTTGCATCAATGATAGGATCAAGCGCAACAATCCACGGTAACAGTACTACTTTGGTGACATCGCTAGTTTTTAAGTGATCATCGAGCACTGCATTTAACGCTTCTATAACACGAGACTGATCGACATCATTTTTCTCTGTTATCATATCAACAATCTTAATGGTCGCTCCTGGTGATATTCCAAGTTCTACTGAGTTAACAAGAGATGCAATGGCGGTGCCGTGGCCGTGCTTGTCTTCAAATGCGCCATCGTGACTGTGTAACTGTTCGAACACGGATCCCGTTAACATCACATGATCTATATTTACACCGCTGTCAACTAGATAACAAATTGCATTTGTGCCAGTGAAAAGCGGATCGTATTTATTTCTAAGTGGCAAGTTCTTTGTCACTGTTCTGTACTGGTGCCAGTTTCTGGTAACAGCTTTTGTCATGTTATTTCTCCAAACTTCTTTAAAAGCTTTTTAATTTCATCTGTGACTAATGTTTTCATGTCAGCCGCATTGGGTAGTTGAATTATTGTGTGCAAGGGTTTACGGTAAAGTTCGTCGAACTTTCGTCTGGTCCCTACTTCGTTGTATTTATCAGAGTAGTAAGTCTTAATGGTTTCGAAACCGGTCATTTTATCTTGCTTAGGTGAAGAATTGAATCCTGCTTCTCGATATATGCGGCATTTCCATGGATAGTTATGCTTCTGGAAGTTAACTGACTGATCATTCCACGATTCATGTAGGTAACCTTGTTGGGCTAGCCGATATTGTATTTCAAGAAACTTAATTACTAACGAATAACTGGCGCTGGCCATATTGGGTATGCCACCGATCTCTGCAGTTAGGTTGTCATAGCATAAGTGCCCGAGGGACGTTGGCACAAACGTAGGATTAGACTCCTCGCGTATTTTGACCAACGACATTGCATCGCCGCCAAAAACCACATTACTGCCTATGTCCTTTGCGATTTTTAAATGACATGCCAGCTGTGGGCTAGTTGTTCTGTACTGTGTTGCATACTCTATGTAATCACCGCTGTCGAAGAACTTCACGAAATCAAGATAATGCATTTCTATTTCCGACGAGTATGCAATTGCATTGTGATAGTCAACATTGTTGTAGATTTTATTATTATGCGTCATTGCAATAAAATGCAAGCGGTGAGGTATATCAAACCGCTTGCATGTTTCTGCTACAATCTCGGAGTCAATCCCGCCACTGTACATTATATTCACTTCACAGTTCAGGTCACTGAGTATACTTGCATACTCTTCTAGAATAGTAACGTCTCGGTGGACGGTGTCCTCTACTAGTTTAAGTATGTTGTTGTTCTGAATTAAGAAATCATTGATACGATAACTGTTCATGAAATGACTTTCACACCATACCTGGTTTCAAACGCATCAGCATCAGCTCGAGTGTTAACCATAGGATGACCCTTGATGTTCAAGCTGGTGTTAAGCAACATTGGGCATCCTGTACGCTCATGCATTAATGTTAGCGCATGGTGCAACCCCGGGTGATCCGATTTATTAACTGTCTGCACTCTGCTGGTATAATCAGCGTGTACTATAGCAGGAAACTTATCAGGGTACCTACACGGAAAGGTGTATTGCATATAAGGACTGGACGTTATCCGGCCCATATCGAAGTAATCGTTTGCATGCTCTTCTAATACAACAGGAGCAAACGGGCGAAACTCTTGACGCTTTTTGATTTGATTAACACGATCTTTGATGTCCGTGCCACGCGGATCAGCAAACAGCGACCTGTTACCAAACGCTCTGGGGCCGAATTCTGCGCGTCCTGACGCTACTCCTACAATGGAGTTGGTCAGTATCTCATCCACTAGTCTTTGAGATGGGTACTCTCCACTGATGTCAGATCCGATGTAGGGGCCAGTCCATTTAACTTGCCTGTTATTAACACTGAGACAAGCGCCAAGACTACTGCCAGCATCGCCAGGATTAGGCATAATCCAAGTATTGCGATAATAATCAGGGATGCAACGATTAGCAGAACAATTGAGAGAAACACCACCCATATACACAAGATTATCCGACGGATAGACTCGCTTACTGTGTTGAAAAACTTCATGTAACTTCCTTTCTAATGTAACCTGTGCCGAAGCGGCAATATCGTATTCGTTGGCGCCTGGTAAATAATTCAGGCATCCCCGATGCAGGTTAACTTTTGTTTTTGCGAGCTTTCTTGTATAAAAGAAATCTTGCTCCATTTGGTCAGCATAGATAGGGTTACCATATGCCGCCATGCCCATAAGTATATACTCATCTTCGTTAGGTTTCAACCCCACTCGCTGAGTCATTGCAGTGTAAAACAAACCGAGGCTGTTAGGATAACGCTGTGTGAACAACTTAGTTAACTTGCCGTTATTGTACTTCCACATGGTAAGACAATCCCATTCGCCTATCGCATCTGCAACAATAACACATGCATCGTCGTATCCGGATGTAAATGCTCCCGCCGCCGCATGAGACTCATGATGAGAAATACAACGTATCGGCACATCGTGGTAGCCAAACGCATCGCGTATTTTAGTTTCCACATGATCTTTTGCGAATGCTTTATCGTACTGCCCGCTATACACTTGTCTTACGCGCTTTAATAACGGCTTCTCGTAGAATGCAATGATATCCGGCTTGCCAAAGCTGTTGACTTCCTCTATCAGTCCTGGTGCAAGGTTCTTGTCGTTTTTGATTCTGGAGTACCTTTCCGAATGAGCGCCGAACATGATACAACCGTTATGTACAACTGATACAGAGGCGTCGTGTGAGAATGCCGACACACCAACAATATTAGTCATAGTTGTATGGATCTCTCTTTTTTGCTTCTGCTATTTTCTTTTTAAAGTTTCTTTTCTTTTTCCACGTCTTGTACTTGGAAATAATCCATTCGATTACTTGCAATGTTTTAAACCACTCTAACATAGTCGGTGTCCTTAAATTAGTTAAATACATAGTTATTTATATACTATAGGAAAAATATAATGCTTAAACAGACACAGACTATTGTACCCAACATACCAAACACTGTCATTAGCATATCAAACGATTATTGCAGTCAGGGTGATTTGCTTGCTGTGCGAGCGCACAATAAAGTTACCAAACAAGATATGCTGTTGATATACACTAGGCTCAATGGAGAGTTTGAAATTACCGATTGCTATGCACCGGATTGGTGGACAAGTAACTGGCAGGTGGCCATACGAGGAATCAACGACAGCATATATTTTGTTGCTATAGATACTGTTCTGGGCATAGGGCATGTGGTGCGTTACAGATACCGCAAATTCGAAACGGTATTTACAGTTGACGATTGTGAATGTACGCTGGGCATGAATGACAAGTCTATTGCAATTAGTCAAGACGAGCAGTACATTGCAGTGACCAACTTTCGTGTTCGACATAACAAAGAAGAAAGTACATTGCTATACTCTGCAGAGATAATACTGCACGACTGCAACACAAAACTCAGTACCTTGATGTCAACTGCTGACTCATCGGAATACAATCGCATATGGAGTTTTAGGAGTTTAGCAATTGCAAACAATCAGGTGATCGCCGGCTCACCTGATTTAACATTCACTACAGAAACAACAGATACCATGCACAGAGAATACAACGGCAATGGTTCCAGGATCGATGTGTTCGACTTCGACGGCAATCATCTAACAAAAATTACAGCACGCGATGCCTCCCCCGGAAATTTCTTTGGTACAGAACTGGAAGTATCGGGAGACGGACATACACTAATAGTCATGGCACCTGCACAAGATCAGAAGATAGGGTGCGCCTATCAATACAAGTTCATGGACAGTTCATGGGTACAAGCAGGAAAGTACTCTCCACGGGATATTGCTATACATACCGATATTAAATATTCTTTGTACGGTTGCTGTGTTAATCAAGATGGAAGTAAGTTTATGTTGTCTGATGGTCTATTCGGTGCATTATACGTGTACAATAACGATGAGCTTGTGCATACACATCACAAGAAAGGTAGCAAGGATTGGTTTGGGTTTGATATAAAAACAAACGACTCGTTTACACAAGTTGCTGTCATTGAAAGAGATACACCTCATGAAAATAATTCACTAGGAGCAGTGTACCTGTTTGAAATTAGTTAACACCAGTCCACGGATCACCTGGGTTGTATCCTGATATGCCTAGCCACTTGTAACCTTTTTTGGTTAGCGTGTCTTTTGTTTCTAGTTTCGTACTGCGGTTATCAAGCACATATCCTTCTACTTCTAATACCAAGTGCCCTTCGCCATCTTCTGTGTTGCAGGCTAGTAAGCGTGAGTTGTTGATTCCTGCTTTGCGTACTAACTGTCTGCACATCATTGCAAAGTCATCGCAGTCACCTTTAAATACCATGCGTTCTCTGAACTCAGGCGGCATCGACCATTTTTCTTCTTGGCCGTACTGCTTCTTGTCTGTTACGTATCTAAACGATTCGAACACCTTTTCATGAACACTTTCGAGAGTTTCTACCAACTTACTCATCTAATATCTCCTTGTCTAATTTGATGTATACGCTTTCTTTAAATTTTTGGTATCCGCTAACAATTAGATGTTGAGCTAAATCAACTGGGTCACTGCCGTTTATACTGACATAGATCACAGCAACATACCGATACTTGCCACGTCGAACACTTTTTATTGTTACATATTTATTTTCTATTAGGTCACGTACCAGAGCCGTGGCGGCTTCACCGTGCTCGCGTTCGCTTTTGTACTTGGGTCTCCAAGTCTCAGGTGCATCAAAGTCAACAGTGTCAGCAGTAAGTCGGAAACGTATGTCCTGGCTTATATCAAATCCTAAGTCAACATTTATATCAAATGTGTCTGCATCTACTACTCGAGTTACTGTGCCTGCAAAAATCCAAGATCTATCCATTAGCAGTCAGCAACCTTCTGGTCGGTAGGATGGGCTTTGTTGTGTTCTAATACTTCAAGTTTGAGTTCTTCGCATCCTACTACCAGAACGCGCTTGTTGGTGGGAGTAAATTGAGATGGCTTGGCATCGGAAGTGTTAGAACAACCGGAAACGAGCAGTAGTGAAAATAAAGCAAAAAATGTGGTTTTCATAAACTTCCTTTTTGCTTTATTTATCGCATGTTGTTAGCGTCTTACTTTTCTTACCAGTGCTTCAACCTTGCCCCATAGAGTAGGATCAATGGTGTCTTTGTCAATGTCAATGCCGTACAAAGGATGTCCATTAACTTTGATTGTGTCTGGAAAGATTAACGATATGCACTCGTCTTTTAGGTTGCCTTCGACTTGTATCGTGCCGTGTTCAATAAAAGAAGAAAACATGGTCCACTGTTCAAATATCTGATCGCGTACATGATCTTCTTCTTCGTAATCTTCTGCTATAAACATCTTAAACATATCTACTGACATGGTTGTTCCTCGTTAGTTGCTAGAGTTATAAGATAGCATCTTGTGTACCAAATGTCAACGAGTTGCTCGTATTAATAAGCGTGCCTCGGGATACGAGTAGCGAATGGATAACGCATCGATTACATGAGCTAGGTGTTCTTCGCTGTAACCTAATGTGTATGTAAATCTACCGGAATCGAATTGTTTTGGCAGACCAAGGCAAAACGGCAGATCAAATATAACAGTTACGTGCCCGTGTAAAAGCGGGTGCCCTGGTGGCTTAGTAACCATTGGTTTGATGTACGGTTTTATTAATGGGAAGTTTAGCACAAATAACCAGAATTCAAACTGCTCATTGTCTTTAAACTGTAGTATGTCACCGGCGAGATAAAGTAGAGATAGGTCCTCTGTGGTCATACGTTTGTTTATCATCTTGCGTGGGTCGATCATGATTTTTTCCTTACGGTGTAGACGAGCATTATAACACACCTCAAGCAATAATTCAAATTTACTTGACCAGAACAGTAATTCTTGTTTAGGATCACGGTCTAGGTTTTGTGTGCGCTTTATGTATATGCGTGTGCGACTTGATATATGTCTTGCAATCTTGGTGCATCTATCGTATACTGCTAACCATTAAACCAATAACAAGATATAGATATGCTTAGTTTTTCAAAGGAATACAGTGCGATATTTAAACGTACATTTGGATTCACAATTGCTAACATATTGTTCGTAAACTCAATTGTGCTTGCTGTTCGCTTGATATATGCAACAGTATCCTTAATAGCTGGTGGTGACTTCGTGTTTTATGTTGGCGCTACTATACTACCCCAGTTCGTTTTATTTGCAATTTCAATAGGAATACTTGGCACGGTACTGCACACTGCATTCCTATCAGAATCACTGCTAGGAGAGATCATTACAGACTGGATACGGCTAAAGGCAACGTGGCGAATGGGCGACCGCAAGAAGCTGGCCTTGCTTTTTCTTAACTCGTACATTGTGCTGTACCACTTAATTTTTCCTGTTGTTATATACGCACTTATACGATACCGAAATGTGAAAACAATTGCTCTTAATCCTGACAAATTCGGATATCAGTTCAATCGAAGAATCACACCTGGCATGATCACATTCGACATGGTACTCGAAAACGAGAAGCCTGGGCGTATAAGCAGAACAGACTGCCAAGAACACACGATCAGAATAGGAGATCGACTTTACATTCGAAACGAGCAATCTGCGTTTTACTTACAGCTATCCTATTCGCCGATGGATCTGTTACATGCGTTTGGACAGGACCGAGATCAAATGATTTATTTCCTGGCAGAAACAATAACAGATGATCACGCAGGGTTGGACGAGGCATGGGCAACTCCTATTTTAAAATCATCGTTTGTTATAGTGTAGACAAGCAAAACATCGAACTGGAAACAATCATGATCAACCCAAGCAAGATGATAGACAAAGATGAGCAACACGAAAAAAGGAAGGCCAGAGTGAAGAACGTGATATCATGGGCAATTATATTATTGATATCATGGGCCAATGTGTGGTCATCATATTTTTTAGTAGGGCTGATCGCGGAACTTGCTTGGCCACTACTGGGATATCTTAGCACAGATATATATGCTATGAGTTCATATGTTGTTGCTCTTGCGATCTGGCTAATAGGGTTTAAGGTATTGCCAAGAGTCAGCATTCCTGAGGCACTAGGCAAGACCAGGCGACTGCAAAACGCGAGAGTGTTGATGCACACACTTGCACTTACTGTAATGTTCTGGCCCATGCTTGCACAGGTGATATACAAGTCCATACGATATCGTAAAGTGAGAGGACTAGGAGCAACATTTGGTAGTGCGTATACTTCTAAATATTATACCGTTACACTCAACGCTGACAGGTTTCAAATACCAGTCAACGGAGTTGGCTTAACCAAGGCAGATCTCAATGAATACATGTTCTTGGACCACGGTGAGTACCTTATCAAAGACAGCGAAACGCTCACGTACTTGCTGGTCTCTCACAGCCCAATTGAAATAGCAAAAAGTTTCGGATACTTCGGCGGTCACAAAGACATATCGTCGGGTCTGTCATTGTTTGATTTTGTTAGGTGCCCGTTACGTGCTGAGGCCGCCAGATGTCTAATGCAAACATACGATGAAACCACTGAAGCTGTAGTAAGCAAGTATCTACACTTTTTATAGACCTAAAAGAACCTTTAAAATAAATTAAAAAAAGAACCAATTAGGTATTGACTCCTAAGTGCATCACTGTATAATAGATAACAGTTAGATAAAGAGCACAACTTAAACAGTTTTAGGAGAGCACAATGTACGTATATATAGTTAAAGGCATACACAGAAACGAAGAAGTAACTGGTATATTTCCGTTACTTAAACCTTTTCACCGCACTCCAAGTGGCGCTGGTCAGATCCAGATACGCACTAAAGTTGAGGCACCGTTTACAGTTGACAGCCCACGCATTAAATTAGAGCAAGACAACTTCTTTTACTGCGATGAAGACGGTGAAGCACTTGAAGATCAAGCAATTGCAACGCCACAGCTTGCAAATGCAATGCCAATTGCGGGCAGTAACCCAATGGACTTGTTAGATTACGAGACTCGTGTATTACAAAGCGAGTCGGAGGAAGAAGCAATCGAGCGCATACGCCATACGTTTGCCATGTACGAGCGTTCAGCACAATCGGTAATCGGTGGTGTGATGCGCGGACTTATTGTAAGTGGTCCTCCGGGCATTGGTAAGTCGCACAGCGTTATGCAAATGTTAAAGTATCCAATGCGTGATACAATGAGCGCACTAGGTGGCACAAGCTTTAATAAGTCGATTGATTATGAAATAATTAGTGGCTCGAGTTCAGCAGTTGGTCTATACATGAAGCTGTATGAGTTCCGCAAGTCTAGCTCAGTGTTAGTGTTCGATGATTGCGACGAGATATTTGCAAACGAAGAGAGCTTGAACTTGCTGAAGGCAGCATTGGACAGCGGCGACAAGCGCACCATTTCATGGAACAAGAAGTCTAAGACACTTGAAATGGAAGATGTACCTAACAGCTTTGAGTTCGAAGGCAGTGTTATTGTGCTTACGAACATCGACTTCGAGCGTGCTCGTGCTAGTTTACGCAAGCACTTGGATGCAATGATATCACGTTGTCACTATGTTAACCTTGAAGTTACTACCAATCGTGATAAGATATTGCGTGTTAAGCAAATTGTTAGAGATGGCATGCTCCAAAAGTATAACTTCGATAACGGTGAAGAAGCCAAGATCATCCAGTACATGGAAGACAATGCAGAATACTTATACGACATATCGTTGCGTATGGTTACCAAGATTGCAGATCTTGTTGCAGAGTTTAGTGACTGGAGAGAGATGGTAGAAACCACTTGTATGAAACGCGAAGCACGCTTTAAGAGATTACACGAGCGTAGAGAAGCCAGCAAAGCAACTACCGAAGGCCAAGCTGTAGAAGCTTAGTGGCAAAACCAAAAGACGCGCTTATGCGCGTTTTTTTATGACTGGGCATTGCATGTCTTTTATTTTTAAAGCTTGCACAGACGCATACAGTGCGTTGAAATAGTATTAAATAAAAGGTTGCAACTGTTTCAAATGATGCTATACTTTGCGGACTTAGACAAGCAAACTAAGTTACACAATTTATTACACAACACAAAAAGGAATTGACAAATGTCAAACACAAATACGTCAAAGTTAGTTTTAAGTCGTCGCATCGGCGAAAGTATTATCATCGGCGACGGTGATAGCGCAGTAACGGTACACGTGGTTGGCTTCCAGAGTAACCAAGTTAAGCTGAGCTTCGAGGCACCTCGCAGTGTATCGATAGACCGTGAAGAAATACGCAAGCGCAAGACGCAATCTGTTTGCTAATAACAGAGCACATCTCCTGAGGCAGAAGCGCATGTTTTTATAACATGCGTTTTTTTTTGGGTTTTTGTAAAAAAAGTGTTGCAATCACAAAACAGTGTGCTATATTAAATACGAGGAATAAAAATATATCAGGAGATAATTATGCCACGCTACGAACCTTTAAACCACGAAGAGCTAGATTTAGCTTATACCATAGCCAAACACAGCTTGCTCAATGACCACGAGCTACACAAGCAAGTACACGAGATGTCAGCAGTGTACACGCGCTCAGAACAAAGCTTATACCTGCTTACAATACGCATGTTTTATGTTTTACACGGTAAAATGCCGTGTGGCATAGCCAGCTGTGATTGGTATAAAGCATCGCGTCCAGTTGCGCAATATTTGTTGTTCCGGGGGCTAAGTATATCAGACGAATACAAAGAGCACATGGCCAAAGAGAAACCTGTTGTAAGCAACGAAGACGCTAGGAAACTAATGTCCGAGTATTACAAAGAGAACAAAACATGGTTGCCGGACACCATAAAGAACAAGCGCGAGCTGGTAATAGATTGCATTGAGCACGGCACCAGTCCTGCAGAGGCATTCAAGAAGGCAATAACATCCGTTTAGAAAACCGGCTTTGTATTCTTGATAAATATACATATGAATACAAAGCCATTACATCCATTGACCCACGTCAAAGACGCACTTAACGCAATCAAAGAGAATCGTGTAACTCCTGTTACCAAGATTGGTGAATTCTATTATTACCTAAGTGGTGAGGATATCGAACTCGGTAATCTAGTGTACACACAGTTTAATATGTTGCTCGAGCCAATTCAATCATTCCGAGTACGATACGGCACTCAGCATACCATACATCAGGCCATAGCAAATCCATTGCCACGCAGTGAGATCTCAGAGTTGGTACATACCCAACTTCCGGGTAACCTGGATCTTGTAATGACAGTGGGACAAATCCTAAAAGGCTACACCTAGCTCTTGCATTGTTGTTTCTTTCGTGTATAATGCTGTTAACGGTTAAACACACACACAGGAACAACGACATGTCAGACATCAATACCGATCCAGTAAAGGCTCTTGCCACCTTACTCTCAAAATTTAAAACAAGTCATGTTCATCGCTGGATTTCCAAGACAGACACTTTTGCAAGTACGGAGACCAGGATAATAGGCATCGTCACAGTGCTGATCAACATGGTGCTGTTTGTTTGTATATTTTTTGGGTTTCAAAACATGTACTATACACTGGAACACATGAACAATATCATGCAAGGTGCCAGTGGACAGGATCTTGCATTCTCAGTATTATTCACCATTTTCTTTGCATACATGGCAGGAAAATCTCAAGTAGCATTGACAGTATTTAAAATTGACAAGATGTTCCGTGATCTAACCGACTCTGATGATGACAACGTTACTCAGAAGTATATTGCAGTTGCCGACGAATACATAAGGATGCAAAAAGATAGTGATGGCAAATAATACCGTACAAGCAGAATGCCCATTCTGCAAGGACAACGAAACTAAGGTGAAGTCTCTCGAAAGACAATGTAACTGGAGGGTGCAACGTTTTCAAGTCTTTGTGGTGTGCAATAATTGCGGAGCATGTGGACCAGATGTTAACGTTGAAATCCCTAACCGTGTGTACTATTATGAAAATATAAACGAAAAGGATCAGGTATATGCGGACAGGGCATACTCACTATGGAACAACAGAGATTAATCTCTTTAAATAAAACATTGACATTTGATGCACCTTTGTTATAATTGTATCAAGTAAACAAAACAGGCAGGTACAAACTATGGCAAGTTACAAATCGTGTGTTGAAAACTTTTGCAAGGAGTGCGTTTACGATCCTGTTGAGCCTGGTTCTTGGAGAAAGCAGGTAGAAGAATGCGGGCACTTTAATTGTCCACTGTGGGAAGTGCGCCCTAAAACAATGGGCACAATTGAAAAGGAGCGTGGCAAAGGCAAGAAAGCCGCGACCATTGAAATCAAGTCAGTTAATTAAACTTATTTAATAGGTTGACATTGTTTCAAACTTTGTTTAGTATATAGACACTGCATTAAGCGGTATTAATTTTTAATCACACACAGAGGTATAGACAATGTCTAAAGAAAATCCAGTAACTAAACCCGTAGCGAAGTCACCTGCTGAAACAGCACCAGTGACCAAGGCAGTTAAGAAAGATCGTAATACACTCATGTCGCAGGCACGCAAGTTATTTGATGCACAGTTAAAGCGTTGGGCAGATGACAAGTTCAAATCTGAAAAGCGTCCGTACGGCGCATTCCGTAGCACACTGATCGAAAAGTTTGAAACTGAGCTAGAAGTTTCTACTCCAAGTGCCGCAACCATGTTCAACAACTTGCGCAAAGCCGCACTAACTGCCAATCCTGATTTGGTATTACAACGAGATCCTAAGATTGTGCGCATCAAGTCCGACCGCAAGCCAGGTCGTCCTGTAGGCACAGCTAAGACAGATCAGCCAGCAGAAACTGCGAAAGAAACTGCTTAACTTAACAAGCAAGCTCAAAGAAAAAGGACCAGTTGGTCCTTTTTCTTGTTTATCTGAAATAAAGGTAGACACAGAAGTGCTTCTCTAGTATTATTAACACATACACAAACACAGAGGAAAACGCTATGGCAGACTGGATTAACAACATCGACTGGAACATGACGATATGGGCTATTATATTTGTTATCTTTTGGTTAGCATTGGCAATTAGGCACCCAATAGCAACATTTGTTGCACTTGGTCTTGCTTGCATTTCTTTAGAAACACACTTCCAGGGTATTTGGTCATCTACAAATATTATATGGTCATACATCGGATGGAGCATGTTTGTTGCATTGTTTGTTACAAGACTAGGACGAGTGTTCTTAATAGCGTTTGGTTTAGGATTTATTCTTAATTTCTTTATTGCCAATGGCGACCCCGACTAGAGATAACTAATAGTATAGGATGCATATTGTTGCATCACTGCATGCACAGAGGAACTGTCATAATGAAATTTTTAACTCCGCTTATACTATTTGTTCTTACTTCAACAGCATCGGCAAATGCCTCTCAAACGGATTTGGGCACAGCGCAACAAGAACCTCGTATAACAATAGAATTCCTAGCGCAGACATTTGCAATAGCAAACACTGCCTCGGTGTACTGCATTGAAAAATTTGATAAGGATGTGCCTGTACTACTAAGAGCAAAAAGTACACTCAGGCGCAGTCAAGAGATACGAAATATCTTCAATCGAACGAGTCGGTTTGAAATTTCACCAAGTATAAAAATGCAAGTGGATCGAGATGCCAACCAATGGAGCAAGGGATATTTAGACGTTCTTGCCGTGAACCACGAAATAGAAAGTCAGATATGTAATGAAAAGACATTCGTGTCTATTAATAGCAGTCTTGATTTAATATACCGAAGTATATTAAAGTCTGCATAGACGCAACGTGCCGCGCTTGAAGCACACATAACACACAAGGAACACAAGAATGGCGTACATACACAGCACAGCCTATCAGCAAGTAGAGAGCGCAATAGCAATGGCCAAAAATAGCACAAGTGATGATCTCATGACTCTTGCAAAAAGATACGGAGTTAGCAACGTGGATATCACTGCTGTAATTGGACACGGAGTAATAATAGAAGGCAAGGAGGTTTTCCTTGAACTCGAATACGAATACTTCACCCACGACGATCGATGTTTAATAACCACCTGCCAGGTAAAAATTATCTAAAATACAGTTGACTTCTTGTGATGACACTGTATAATTAATGTACAAGACACACAGCACAAGGATCACCACATGCAAGACGTTAAGCAATTCTATTACTACTCGGCAACAAGCAGAAGAACGGTGTTGCAACAACAGAAAAACAATAAACCCGCATACAAGCTTGCGGTTGTTGAGGATTTAGAATCACTGCGCGATGAGCGGGGCAAGGAAAACATTCGCTTTGTTGTAACTACTTCGTTTGGTCTAGCAAAAGAAAAACTTCAGTCTCGTCTACTACACTGTTGGACTGCTCTTTCCTGGCATGAGCATATTCAAGATGAAAACAAAAACAAAACCGTAACACTATGGCAAGTAATTGCCATAGACGGGGAATCATAATGCAAGAAGTTCGAATTATCGACAAGCCATCTAGACTGTACAATATCATACACCGTGCGTTTGATTACAACCAACAACAAACCGTATGGTTCTATTCTAAGAAAACCAAAGCTCGTTTAAAAAAGCATTCGGACTTGTGTTTTGATCATGCTCATCGCATGATCAAGAAACAAATGCAAGATAGCAACTGGGATCGTTATAGAATTGGATTGCATGGTCGGGTGAGCAATGGTGACTTTCGCTTTAAGATTGTAAATTTCCAGATCAAAAGAATCGATGACGAGATTACCAATGAAACATAAAATGTACTGTGTGTTTGCTAAAGAGAGTGTCAAGAAGATGAACGGAGTGCGCGGAAAAATATGTACTCAAGCCGGTCACGCCTACCTGCATACCTTTCTTGACTCGTCAAAGTCATTCCCAGAACTCACAGACGCATACATCAACAGCGACCACGCCTATAAAATTACGCTGGTAGTTGATACAGTTGACGAATTACATGTGCTTAGAGACGCATACCAAGGCGTGTGTGCCACCAATTTGATAACTGACAAAGGGTTCACTGTGTTCAAAGAGCCCACTACCACATGCTTGGGAATTGGTCCCATCAGCGAAGATCTAATTGGTGATGATCTTGCTTCCATTAAAACCTTTTGTTAGAGAAATATCATGATATGGACAATTTTATTAATTGTGGCGGTTGGTATGCTATTTTACCGAGCATACAAAAAGCAACAAGGATTCTGGTGCTGGGTTGTGACGATTCTTGTGATTGTCACAGGTTTGTTTATTGTAGTAACGTGGCAACCTGGCGGCGAATGCAACTGGTCAGTCACAGTAGAAAGCATTCAGGCAGTCGAAAACGGATCAGTTGTGTTCACTGATACCAACGGTATAAAACGATTAAGTGTAGACAGACTGTCTGTTGTAATCCCTGGGGAGGATGTTTGCTTAAGATACAATAGGATACCCATTTCTTGGATATGGCCAGGCTTCTTTTAGAGGTAACAAGTCCCGGGTCCAACTGGGAACGAAAGCCACTGATCGGTTATACAAATGCTGCCAGTGCGTTTGAAACTGTGGCAACATGGAACAAATTAAATAAAAGAGTTGACACACATAACGACCTAGTGTATTATGTGTGTAAGTTAAGTTTTTAAGGCCGTTTGCACAGTGTATTAAACTTATTTAGAGGGGTTGTGCAACCCTAGCGGAAGACAACTACGCGAATCTAATTAAGGCACGGGTGCGTTTGTATTAGTGAACTACTGTATGAAACAGAGGATTGATGCGTATTGCACACACGTATCGGCACTGCAGATTAAGTAAGGAACAAGTTATAAAGTGGGTTCGATTCCCTGACAACGGCCGCCACTTTCAATGGTGGGATGAGTGCAAGGTCCGAGGTGTGTATTTGCAAGTACACACCTTATATGATCTTACCGCTGGGGTTGTTAGCAATAGCATGCACTCCCATTTTCGGATTTGCTAGCATGATGAAAATGTTGGGGGCTCGATTCCCCTGTTCCACCTCTCTATTTCAAGGCGTTGATTATGTTAAGTGCAGAATACTGGGAACCTTTTGAATTCGAGTTGCCAACAGGCACACTTGTATTTCGGATAGAAGACACTGACATTATTCGCCCAACTGACTTTGTAAGAAGCGAACATCAACTAAGTAAATGGATACGCATGTCGGACCGATACACTGCATTGGTCAACCAAACACTCAGCAACATACACTGGCACTACGGTCACGGATATATTATAACAGAAGTAATGAGGGAATATTTATAATGTTTTGGAGAACACCTGTACTTTGGTTCAAAAGTTTTCAACAAGATTATAGCAATCAGCCTGAGCCTGCGGCCAAGGCTGTTCAAGTCAAACTATACCCACACAACAAGTACCCTGGCTACTTCATAGACCCAGACAAACTCGTTGTATATTCAATCAAATCCGGTACACTCAAGCCATTAAAGCTAGGCTCGTGGAGAGGCAAAGAAATATATACTCTTTCGCACCAGAACATCAAGCATTACTATCGTAGACAATGGCTCAAGAAATGCATAAACAAGAATCCTATCGATAGTGTACTGCTGGAGGTTAAACGTGGATAATAAAAATTTGTTCTATTATAATCGCACAGATTCAATGAAGAAGTTAGTAAAGGAAAACCAGTTTCTGTTAAACACATCAGCTAACAGCACCGTGTGGAATGGAATGGACGAACAAACAAGATTTACAGCAAATCTTAAAAAGAAAGATAGTAACTGGAAATACCGCACAGCACCGGTTCAGTACACATTAAACTCGCAGGGATATAGGACAGACGAATTCGAGGACATCAATTGGCAAGAGTCAGTAGTTATATTTGGATGTTCAATGGCGTTTGGTATAGGAGTTACCGATTGCGAAACGGTATCCTCAATATTGTCGAAGATAATTGATAGGCCTGTAATTAATATGGCCATCTCAGCGTCATCAATTGACTATAATTTACATAATGCAATTGTACTTAGATCCGGATACCCAATGCCTAAAGCAGTAGTTGACGTATGGACTGGATACGATAGGACATTAATGTATAAAGAAACTCAGTTAATGTACCTAGGGCCGTGGTCCACTCAGGACCACCATGATCAGACAGGACCTTATTGCGGCCTTGACTATATGCAAGAAAGGATGCAAGATACAACACACGCACAAGCACAGTCATTATTTAACACTAAACTAAGCAGACAACTGTGGAAAAACACAACCCACATCGAAGGAAGTTATTTTACGCATACGTCTAACCTGCTCGGGTGTTTTAAAATACCATTTTACGACCAGGCGAGAGACTTATACCATCCCGGAATCGAAACAAATCAAACACTAGCAGAATATTTAGCAGAGGAGCTCAAGGGCATATGAATACGTATGATCACACCGGGTCCACAATAGACTTAATTAACGCTAACGAATTCCAGTCACCGCCAAAGGAAACAGATTTCCTATTCAACGGTGGTGATTCTAAATCACTGTTCCGTAAGAATCTTAAAACACAACCACATGACTGGAAATACCGCACAGCACCGGTTAGGTATACATTGAACTCACAAGGATACAGGACAGCTGAATTCAAAGATATAGTGTGGGAAGACTCAGTAGTTATATTCGGATGCTCTAACGTGTTTGGTGTGGGTGTTACCGACGACGACACACTGTCTTCGCAATTATCGAATATTATTGGGATGCCGGTTATTAATATGGGATTTCCCGGATCTGGTACTACGCTAGCATTGCACCATGCCACAATACTTAGTGATAGGTACCCTACACCCAAGGCGGTAATTAACTTATGGGCTGGTGTAAATAGAACGTCGTACTACAGCCAGGACGCTATTCTCAATCACGGACCGTGGTCATTAGGAAAAGGAAAGTCTGGTAACGATTATATGACTCAATGGATGAAGGATGAAACCCACGGTGAAGTACTAGCAATGCTTGCAAGCAGAGCAAGTAAAATACTCTGGGAAGATACCGTTTATCTAGAAACTACCTATGCGGAACCTACTGCAAATCTGTTAGAGTGCAGTCTTCAGCTTGCTACCGATAATGCACGAGACATCACCGAAACCGGAATCGCTCATCCCGGAAGAAAAAGCCACTGTAACGTAGCAAAATATATTGCCGATACAATAACGTCACAGTTAACCTAAGGAGTTTTTACTTTGTAAGTCTTGCATGGCTACGTGCGAGCAGATAAGCCGGATAAGCGCGCCGTTCGTTTGAACTATAGTGGAGTACCGGCACTTTTATTATGATATCGCATGACGAAGAATACCAAGCACTCATAAACACAATCCGTGATGAGAAAACGTGGAAACAACTGAGACCAGGTGTGTTTAGCAAACGTCGGTTCGTGTCGATTAATGTACAATCTTTTATTGTACTAGACTGCATGCCGGATAAACTGATATTATCACTGAATTGCCTCTTTCCGGAAATTGGGTTTAACCGAACTCGAGGTTGCGCAGAAGGTTTCTTAAATCCTTACAGTTATGAAATGCATGTCAAGTACACACCCGAAGACGGACTAGTGTACACCAAGCTGTCATGCTCGGGAATAATGACCACCACCGGTAAGGTCGAACATGTATCGATTGAAATTCCTGATAACGCCCACATGACAATGGATGCCTACACAAAAAGAATAGAAGATGATATCAACGATGGATACAATTCGATGTCTGCACAAGAACAGTCTTTTTATATGTTGAGCGGTGGGGAGATGCGCGGGCGTGAAATACTGAAACAACTCCACAAACTGCATCATGAACTTGAGCTGACTTGTCGGCGTGCATGGAAACGCAAACGCAAGATGCGTATCTTTGAAATTGCAATAGGGCAATGGATAGACCAAACTCATTTTCCTCACAAGTACTCGAAGTGGGGCTTCGTTGGCGCCCACACGTTTAACTTTGTTGTAACCTATCACGTGGTACAAGTTTACCTGCAAACTTTGTTACTAGGAATATTCTTGCTATGAATATATTATTAGACAGCTTGTTCACCAAAACCGGAATACAAAAAGATACATTTGTCAAGTCGGTGCGTGCAACAGGGCACAGCGTATATGTTTCCAAGTACCGTAGAAACATCACCGATTTTGAAGTGGGCATACCACGCGACGAACCCTTGCTGGTGTACGGTTCAATACAGTTTGTAGAGGATGCGCTAAAGAACTTTAAATGCGCAGTTGCATTCTATAGCCAGCGAATTTTTAATTGTTCGTACTTCATGTCGCATTTGCCTATGACATTGTTTGTCAATTACGATGCAGAGTTTTGTCCAGTTGGTGTGTATCAGGAACAGCGAGCACGCCGAAAACATTACAACGAATGGAGTACTGCTGATGCTAAACACTACTTTGTGAGATCAGATAGTGGCCGCAAGCTGTTTGCAGGCAAGGTAATACCTACCGAACAAATGCATTGCTTCGCCACCGAAAGCCTCTCTAAGGACAGTATCGTATTGGTTGGTTGTGCCAAAGACATACGCGCTGAGCATCGGTACTTCATACACCGAAAAGAAATTGTGTCAAGGTGTATCACACATACAAATGGCAATGTATTCACAGTGCCGGATAAAAAAATAAGCCTGCAGGCGAACATTCCGTTGGACAAATTTGCTCTCATGGTTGCCGACATGGTCGATGAACTAGGTCACATGGACACCATGTATGTTCTTGATATTGCATCTTACACAGAATATCAACATGGCAAGCCCAAGATTGGCATCATGGAGTTCAATGCCGCTAGCACATCAGACATGCACAATTGCAATGTAACTGCAATCTTTAGCGCAATGGCAGAATGCATCGAAAAAGAAAATAGTTGTGATTAAATCAAATATGTGTAATAATAAGACATGAAAAAATTAAAACCAGACACAGTTAAAAAAAGATTGACATCAATTGCCAAAGAACTGCATATCGAAAGCGAACGACACGAAGTTACTAAACTAGACTTGCGTGCCAAGATGCTTGCAGTACAAGACAAGTGTCCACATCAAGTCGAAGCACGGTGGCACGATACATGGGACGGCTGGGATGATCACATAGATCTCAAAGGACACCATGAATATTATTGTGTGCATTGTCACAAGACGCTCAAAACCGATGTGGTTAGAACCGAGCATTATCGGTTATGGCCCGACTTTAAGAAACAATATGAATAAACTCTTCGGTAGGTTACAGATAGGGATTTTAAACCCCGCGTCTTGGAGTTCAATTCTCCACGTTGAGACCAATTAATGGAGTGGTTCGAAGGCATGACATCTCACGCTGTGTTAAATGCATCATCGTTTCGTGTAATATATAAAAATACATTCAAGTTTGGTGTAAATTACAACGAAAAATTGTATCCAGTGATGCGCGTTATTAAGCTAAACTTCAAGTCTGCCGATGCCTGGCACGCACGCAGATTCGATGGGCTTACTGTATCGTATAAAATGAGACCGCTAATAATATACCCGTGGGACGAATCAATACTCATGCTAGCGGGCGTTGATATACCGCACTACATTGACATGGTTGATCCCGACGCTGATTATATCAAACTTAATTACCCAGGACAATCAAAAATAACGCTAGCTATTCAACTCACAATAGATGACCTACTCAACCATACCACAACCAGTAATGGTCGCATACTGAAAATTATGCCATGGCAGGTTCCATCCGGCACATAACAAAGGAAAGCACATGCTTAAAATATTCAATAAACTCTGGTACGTTAAGACACAATCAGCCAATCCAAACGATACCGACTTGTCTTACATGACGTACTACGAGGACAATGCGGCTTTCAAAAAGCGACAAGCAACTGGGTTAACATGGGCAGTACACGGCGCAAGCAAGACGGGCTTCATAGTAGACAACACACCTCAAGAAGGATTCAAAGTTGTGTCGGTTGAATCTCGATGGACCACCCAGAACAAGGTATTTAGAATACGTGACCCACGTGGTTTTGTTGTTGAGATTCCGGCAGGTAACCTAAACAAGATATTGGAGTGTGCCGTTGTAGACCACGGTGTTATACTGGGCGAATGTATTTGGGGTCGAGAAGTTGCTGACCACTTATTAATTCCTAAAAATTCCGTATTGTTTCAGGAAGCTACACTCAACATGGAAAAGCTAGATAGCAAGATCAAGATCAAAGATGTTGCAGTTGGTGAGATAATTGAACTAACTGGGCACAGCTCGTTAAACAAAGTCATATACCTAGGCAAGTTCAAGGGCAAGTACACCGGCGAAGCGACTGAATCCGGCAGTTGGGGATATAACCAGACACGTAACAGTATTTGCACATTTGATGAATATACAGATAAGAAATGGTGGTTATCATTTGTTAACGTATCGGCACTACGAACAATTGAAGGTGGTGGCGGTTTTGTAGGACATCAAAGTAGACGCACAGTCAAAGTAGTAGGACGATCAGGAGACAAAGTCGAAAGAGACATAGTGGACAAGCTACGCGCGATGATAAAGTACACCGATACAACCGAAGCATGCAAGCATTATCGAGCGGAGTTTAGACTAACGTCCAGGGGTCAACGAGATGACAGAGCCCGAATAACAGCATCGTTCCAAGGAGCAGAGTGGCAATGAGCAAGTATATAAAAACACAGATAGCATTAACAACAGCAATGATCATAAACGAACGCTTGTCGAAAGGTATTGTTACCATCGAATTTTACAAAGTCAGCAAAGGCAAAGCTACCACCGACACCGATCAAGAACCCGAATTGCGTGTTATGCGTGCAACAACTGATCCTAAGCTGTTACCTGCATCAACCGAAGAGCACGACACTGTGGCGATTGATATGTCGCTGTGCAAGGTGTATGACGTTGAAGCACAGGGCTGGCGTTCGTTTAGACTGGACCGCTTAAAGACCATTGACAGCATCGATGCTCAGGGCTTTGTGATCGAATGCTTTAAACAGGGCATGCAATGAGTTGGGGTGAGTACGGTGATCGTGTGCCAACTTTTGCAACGGATTTATTGGCAGCCCTTGAATCGGAAAAGGATTCCGAAGAGGTAGTGTTTTTTTGCTTAACTCACATGAACCAGCCCGTTGAAATTAACAAGCTATTTGTTGTTAGAAATTGGGATTTGTTTCGAAAACATATTCCGCTAGAACACATCGAAATCAAGAACAAAGAATGCACCATAATACAAATTGCATTGCCAGCTTGGCTTGGCGACATATATCACACATTTGAATTCTATCGTCCGAGTGAAAGCGAAGTTGTTATTGATTGCATAGACATGTACATGAAATATGATATACTAAAGCAAATATCGATACCGGTAACGCACTAGTGTATTTTAGAAGAAAGCAGTTGACAATGTACAATATCTAGCGCATTATGTACAAAATCAAGCAATAAGGAATAAACATGCCGTTAGTAGATCTATCACTCAAGCTATTTAATGTGGTACCAACAAGCCACAATCCTGTGCCAGCCAAAGCGCACGTTGATTTTAACAGTGGTATTATTATTGCACAGGATGCATGCTGGGCAAGGCACGACATTCTTAACTTCCTTGATGCTAAACGTCTGTCAGGCGAAGACCTAAACAAAACATGGCACACCATATGGGCCAATGTAGACTCAACAAGCAAAGCATCTATCACTAGCACAATAATGGGCTACCTTAACGGGCTTGGTAATAAACTAAATAAAGAAATTCAGGTGCCAAGTGAAGTGATTGGCATTGAAGACTTGGGAATAAAGTTTGTAACCGTACAGGCCATACCCGAATCCGAACTGGGGCCACGTGCTCTAAACATGCTTCAAAGCGGCATTGCATTAAAAAGCCAAACCATTACTGACCTGTTCGATGTATTAAGCGCAGTCAAGTATCAGTGGACCGGTAAAGAAGATGTTCGCAACAAAGAAGCCATTGTTATTTTAGCAGACCGTCACAAAGTGTATCCCAAGGATCCAGTTGACGTGTTGCGTTACACTGTGTTTAAGGCAACCGGTAGCGCCATGCTTATAAAAAGCGGTGGGGCCGTGCGACAGATTAAAGAATCAGCGTTCAGTCCAACTGATGCGTTTGAATCATGTGGCGAAGCACGAATGGCAGAAGTATTCAATCGCTTTAAACCGTTGTTCCTTGCATACAAGTCCGGTGGCGACTCTGGTACCAAAAAGATGATAAATCGGATTGCCAAGCTGAGCAAGACCAAGCACAAGCCATTGCCAGTTAATGCACTAAATGAAGTTACATCGCGTTCACTCAAGCTCGAGGACTTACACTGGCTCAAGAATGCAACACCATTTGCCCTGTGTAAAGCATTGCAGGCGTGCTATACACGCATGAACAACAGCAGAACTATATTTGCGTACCATATACGAAATGGTAAGAGCTGGTACAAGGAAGCCGCTAACAAGACAGACACAGTCGATATCAACTACAACTTTGATCTAATTGCAAACGAATTGAAATTGCGTGTTAACACAGAAGGTCACAAGATATTTATACCGGAAGGCATTGAGTATGCCCTACCGACTTCCGAAAAGATGATGATTGGCAATGTGCCTACTGGAACTAAATTCACTGCCAATCAAGTGGCCGCAGGTATTTACTGGGAAAACTCTTGGGGTGCTCGTGACTTGGACTTGTCGTCCATTGACGTTGGCGGAAACAAAGTAGGATGGGACTCGCGTTACAGCGGGCAAGACTCTGCAATCAAATACTCGGGTGATATCACCGACGCAAAAAACGGCGCGGTGGAATATATAAATGTAAGTTCCAAGCTCAAGAATGCCACAATGGTACTTAATAATGTGTATAGCGGTGAACCTGATTGCAAGTACAAGATTATCGTTGGCAAAGGTGCCAACATAAGCGACAAGTACATGCAAGATCCGGGCAAGGTGTGGGTGGATGAACACACCCAGTCGGTCAAGCAAGAAAGCATTATCGGCTTATTCCTTCCTGAAGAAGGTGATAAGGTATCATTTGTCATGCTTAACACCGCATGCGGAACAGGCAGTGCGTCAAGCGGGCGCGAACATACCATACAGTTCAACAAGGCCATGGTAGAGCAGTACAGCAACCAGTTTACTCTAAATTTATTGCTAGAATACATAGGATTTGAGTTGACAGACACTGCGAATGATGCTACAATAGACTTATCGCTAGACAACTTAGAGCGTGACACGTTCGTTAAACTGTTTATCTAAACGTTCAATGCGGTGAAAGCAACGGACCGATAACCCGGAGATGCTATGGGGAACATGTTCCTTGTGCTATTCGCACGCACCGCACCAGTTGGAGTTAGATATGAGTAAGATACTCAAAGTAAAAATCAAAAATCGTGTAGAGTTTGAATGCGGTGTGTTTGGTGGAGAGGACTTGATTCAACACTTTCCTAACTTGCTCAGCACAGGTGCAGATGTAATATATCAAAGCGATATGTGGTACCTGTGCGATGTAGATAAAAACATAATGTCCGACTGTGCATTTTTTGCACCCGAAGAGATGCAGTACTTAGAAATAATTTAACAGTTTCTGGGCAAAGGTAGTTCCTATAAAAAAATTATTGGAAATTATTACTACTCGCCCAACCCTACTTGACATAGAGTGTTCCTATAAACGCAGAAATCGGGTTTCAAAGCCCGAACAAAATACACTCCGTCAAATGCTTTAAAAATTTAGGCAAATAAGGTTCCTATAAACATGAATTATACTCATACCAGAAATACCTTTCGCCTATTACCAATTCACTTGTGTAGCACACAACTCGTACAATCAAATAAATATCAAGTTACAATACAAAGGCTGTCTCAACTGTTTTCCTGGTTGATATGTGCCGGAACAAAATGTCAGTGCCGCTGTTTCGGTAATCGAATGCGTAATATCTGCAAAGCCGAATTAAGTTATGTAAGCAAGTGGAGTACCCGGGCTTACTGTCAATACTTAAAACTGCGAGGGGGATGGAAAACTGTATCATGGCTATGTTCCCTGCCAAGAATAGACGCTAGCACAGGCGCGATTCTATTCGGAGACAGCCTTTTTATTTTAACTAACGGAGTAGAAAAATGAGTTTACAACCATTGCATGATTATGTAATAGTACAAGCAAAACAAAAACAAGTATCCAAGTTGATACATGTTGCAGACCCAGCCGATGGTGACACAGGCATTGTTGTTGCAGTTGGTCCAGGTGAAATGTTAGCAAATGGCACACGTGGCGACATGTCGGTAACAGCAGGACAAGAAGTAATCTTTGCAAAAGATATACTGCGCAAAGACAAGCAGGATGATGGCACCGAGCATTACTGGATGCGCATTGTTAATGTAATGGGAATACTGAGCGAAAAATAATGACACATGACCTACGCGGCGAGCACAGAAAGTTATCAAAAATTGTAAAGTATTTACAGAAGATAACGTGCAGTGAAATACAAGACTTCGAGCGGCGAGCGTATGGTCAGTTTATCCAAACCAAAACAACTCCAGCGCACCAAGATATATACAGTAATAATTCATTGTCATTCTCGTTTGGTTTTAACGAATTCGGTCGCCCTGGTGTAGCTTTTGCCAATCATGCACTATCGGTCCAAATAGAAGAATGTCACAGTGAGAGTAGATCTTTCAAATGTGTATTGCATCTAGGGTGCTACAAGTTTACAGTGGTGTTCGGATTAGGCTACATGGAAGTAGATCAAATTTATATCACAATAGAGCAAAATCAACCCAACTATACTGTCATTGCAATTGGCAAAACGTGGGATATATGCACCGAAAAACACGCCGAATTTAACCTAGATAGCGAAAGCATCATGTATGCAACTCTTTGTGGGCAGACGACTATACGAGGCGTTTCGCACGTTGTTAAGTGCTTTAGAGACATTGCTCACTTTACACACATTATTGTTGATTACGGAATAGAACAAAGAACATACCACATGTCAGCCAACAAGCTCCACTTAATAAGTCGTTGACAACAATTCTGTAAAGTGTTACTGTGCGCATACACAAGCAGAGGAATCACATGAAATCAATACTTCTTATAATATTAGCAACACTAATGATTGGATGTGCATCGGCAAATGGAACAGATTATCGATTCTGTCCTACCACTGTACCGCCAGGTGTTAACCTTCCTGTAAACAAAGCTGAAGTCAACGACTGGGCAATTGTGAGACATACCTTTTCGGATAACGAAGAACATGAAGTAGAACAGTTCCTTAACCGATACCCGTCGGGTATATATCGAGCCCAAGCAGAGTGTCGCATCAAGCAATACCACCGCCATTTAGAAACACAGGGCATTAATCGGGCAACTTCGGATCCGGGAATGAAACTTATACTCAACAGCTTGGCGTGGTTGCTATGATACAATCGGCAAGTGATATAGAGTTGCCAATGGCACCGGAGGACATGAGCATGCGTGTGTTATTAGGTGAGGAGCAATCAGTTTACAGCTTAATTTTCCAAGCACTAATGGATTCATGCACGGATAGACTGGACCTCAAGAATGTCAATCGTGTTGCAGATAGATTCTTTGTACACTGGCTGAATGCCAATCCTTGGTGTATATTACAAATTGTGATTCCACCCCAATGGTGTATATCAAAAATTGAGATTCCACCTCATAATTTTTATCACCATAATATTATTGTAAATCAGTCATATAAAAAGATAACCACACGTGATCAACCATTTAAGGTGCCGCGTGATTATGCCCTTGAACGTATAATTAAAGACCTCAAGAAGAGAGAAAACTTATGAGTGATCCAATTTGCAGAATTATCAAGCACCAATCGGCGTATGGAACTTCTTACATACCGCAACGATGGATTTTTGTAAACCGCTGGTTTACAGAAAGTAAAATGGAATGGCAATCATTCTGCATTTACTCATCATATTACAACCAAAGGACGTTTGAAGAACTTTACGAACATGATTATGGAGGTAGCATTTTTAGTAATATCGATACTGCCAATTACTACTGCCAAGAATGGGCACGAGTATCAGCTGAGCCCGAGGAAATTAAAGTTTGGAGCAAGTAAGTTGAAATCAATTAATAACGAACATGTAACACAGAAAATATCCGTGTGGCGATGTGCAATATTTGCATCGATAATAACGTTACTGATGTTACTCGGTGTCATGCCCATATACTATTATTTTATTCCTATATGGGGTAGTTCAATTGCGTTCATGATTGGGCTTGCAATTTTATTCGTTGCAATTCCGATCGGATGGCGCTTTGCATATTGGCTTGCAGGAAAACGATGAGCATGAAATGGCTAGTTACAGAAGTGTGGAACGGACATTGCCGGTTAATAGGATTCAGCAAAATACATTATCGTATGTCGTGTCTCACACACGAAATTGACAAGCAGTGGACAAGAGTGTTCAAGGATGGAGATGATTGTCCTG